ACGTTCGGCTTGTGAATACGAACCATGCCGTCACTGTAATACCGTTTAATTCCTTAAACAACACGTGTCTGTAAGTGCCTGGTTCTACGGCGTAAACTATTTTATCTGACTTGACTACACTCACATCCAGCTCGATGACAATTTACGGCAGTCGCATTAGTGTTGCTTCTAAGCTACTCATTCTATGTATTCGTTTTCCTTATCCAAGTGACACTTTTTGTCACGTCCGGCCGCAACGTCAACGGTCACAGCGTCTTGTAGACAAATGAGAGTATGCTCACATAACGGTCGTTTTGTGAGCATCTATCTTGTTGAATACCGCGTGTTGATAGCAAAGCCTTTGTTGGCGCGGTCTCCAGCCGATTGCCAAACGGTTTTGTGCGCACCTATTCTTTCCCCAATGATTCCCCAGGATGTCACATTGATTCCCCGGGACGTCATCCGACCGGGGTTCTCTTCATTCTTATATGTGATGCCCGATCGACCGACCGATCTCGGTCCGCTCGAACGCTCGAGGATCGAGAGCCGCCGCGCCAGCTCGATCGACGTCCAGGTCATGGGCCTGGTGTGCGCCGGCATCTCAATTCCGTAGCTGGACTGGGAGTCCCATCCTGGATCCGGGGTTCAAACCCCAAAAACGCTAGCTATCAAAATTTTCAAAATTTTCAGCGCTTTTACCAAGAATCAACGACTTACAAGCATCACTGAGTAGCGCACCATACAATCGCTCCTCCGTCTCCGGTTAACACCTTCCCTACTAATGGCTTGGACCTATCTCCCCTTAATACAATATATATATACGTGAGTATATATATAGAGGGGAGTATAGGGAGCGCACGCGACCTGAGCGCGCGCACGCCCGCCCCCGCGTATAGCGCTAAGTTAGGAAACTCTTGAAAATTACGCCTCTACGCTTCGCCAAACAGGTGCTCTTAGGAGTTAAATATTGACAGATTATTATCTTCTGGTAGCCTTACCAGATAACTGGAGGGTGACGATGTCGAGAGCAAAATACACGCTGGAGCAGCGGCAAGAGGCGGCGCGCGAGCGAAAAGAGCGGGCGCGTGCGGCGCGGGAGTTGCAGGAATTGATCGAGCGGGATCGGTTTGAGAAGCGGGTTGAGCGCTATCGCCGGGCGATCGGACGGGAGCGCGCGTTGATGCAGGCGCACATATCGGCGCTGAAATCGGAGTTGGGAGAGAAGACCTGGAAGTTCGCGAGTCCGGCGCCTGGACCGCGGGCGATCGTACGGAATTACCGGCTGTCGAATGAGTGGTCGGTCTTGAAGATGGCGAAGTGGTGTTGCTGTACGTCGAAGCAGATCCGGTTGATCGAGAGCGAGGACCGGTCGATTATGATGCGGGAGGATACCTGGCATAAGATTTTGCGGGCGGTCAATTATGAACCGGAGATGGGTCCGCGGCCGGCGGCCGACCGGGAGCAACTGGATGGGCGCGCTCGAGCGGAGGCGGAGCGTCGGTCCGGACCGCCGACGGTAAATAAAGTATGTCCGAAGTGTGGGCGTGTCATGCACGTCGGGTCGGACTGGTGTCCCTGCAGCGAACCTGCGGCACCCGCGCTTGCTCCCCGAGAGAGCGAGAGTGTGGTTCCCGAGACGCGCGCGCCCGAGGCGTGCCCGGCAGATGGCGAGACCGATCACGGGGTTGAAAAACATGACGATCCAGAGGAGGATGAATGGCTGACGTTCTAACAATCCCGCACGCTCTGAAGATGGTAGTCGCCTGCGCGGCGGACGGTGTCGCCATCTTTTTCTGGGATAGTTGGATGATCGACTGGTGTGCGGACGCCGGCGGTTGGTGGCGAATCCCGATCGCGATCCCTCTTATGATAATCGTCCCAGCGGCGCTGGTTGTCCTGACTCTCTGGTTTTTTAAATTATAGGAGGACCAATGGATAGAATTCTGAAACCACTACTGAAGGAAGATCGTAAGGGCGTGGATGTGTTGCTTGCTGAGATGACACGACTGGCTAATGTTGAGAACGGGCTGCCGGTTGATCATCCTCACTGTAACTGCCGAAACTGCGCGATCGCGCGCGTTATTGTGGCCGAGGCCTACTGGCGTTCGATCGTCCGGGAGGTCGAACCATGGACGGGCCTCGAGGTTGACCACGACGACAAGTACACGCTCTGGGTCTGCCAATTCTGCGGGACCGGAACACGCCAGTTGAACAACCGTGAACACGCCCCTACTTGCCCATGGGTCGCCGCTTCTCTCTAGTTTAAATCCTTAAATAAACTTGACCTCCCGCGCGTTTGGTTAGAAAATGCGCGCGGGGGTCTGATGGAATACGCAAATTTTCTTGCCGTCGTGCAGAACACGCTCGGTCTGGACGAACTACCGGCCAGCCTCGACCTGCGTTTGGATAGCGACCTCGGCGCCGACAGCCTGGACTTTGTCGAGTTGGTACTCGCGCTCGAGGAAGCGAGTAAGACGGAGATCTCGGATGAGGAGTGGCACGACCTGGGTGACGACCCGACGATCCGCCAGATCTGGGCGTTGGTTGAGAATCGCGGGAGCGTCTCGTGAAGCGTTGGTTCCAGTATCAGGAACCGGACGGAGTTGCAGCCTTCTATACGTCGCGCGTGACCCTCGTCTGCCGACTCTGCCAGTATAAGTTTAATCAGGACCCTGGAATTCTGAAAACAAACGTATTGATTCCGTACCTCCGCGGCGACTGGAGATACAAGACGATGAGTCTGCGCGGTATGATCGAGCACGTGGAGAAGGAGCATTCCGATGGGCCATGCTTTGTCAGCCTGCACTCACTACATCGCGCGACAGCCGAATGGCTTGCGGAGTGGCGGCGTATGAATTGGCGAACTGGTTACCTGGTTAACTACCCATACCTTGGTTCATACGTCCGAAGACGTGACTTACTTGATGGAGGAATTACATCATGAGACGACTGCTCTTCCTCGCCTGGATTGCACTCGTCGTCGTCGGCCCGGCCGCTGGCTATCGCGCCCCGAAGTACTGCACGTCCAAAGAGGGAAGCGCAAACTGGTGTGGGAACCAGCCAGGCAATGGCCATGGCTACACCTGCCTGCACTGGCACTCGGACGAGGAGTTTTGTAAGCACGAGGACGAACCGTTACCGTCGTGCTGCTGGGCGACCGAGAAAGATTCCGGTATGGTCGGCTGCGCCTGCTGCTCCTCGGCCGGCTCGAAGCGGATCGATCTAGGGAAAGTCGGATCGTATTTCCATGACCGGTACGCGGCAGAAACTGAATACGAGGTAAAGTGATGGCTGAACGGAAAAAAAAGACGAAAGAGGAAGTAGTCGCATCGAAGGTCCCGCTCGACTGGGAAGCGCGCAAGGGCAGCACGAGCGCGGCCGATGATGGGATTGCGCTGGGCGAGCGAATCATCTTCGTACGCGACGACCTGATGCAGTTCATCAACGCGCAGAATGGCCGGATGGCCACGATCGTTGTCGGGCTGGAGGGGAAGATGCTCGCGCTGTCCGCACATGCAACCGCGGTAGCTAAAGAGCAACGCGCCACACAGAGGGCCATGCAGGGAGACCTGGATCGCCTGATCGCCGACCTGAACGAGCGAACTCGCCGCCGGGAGTCCCGGTGGTACCGACGGGCATGGGCGTGGATTGTCGAACTTCCAACCCGGATGCCGTTCTGAGCGCGCGGCTACAGCGTAGTCATGTTCTACGAATACACGCCGGAATGGTTGGAGTATCTGGACCGCCGCGCATTCCTACGCGACCAGTCGCATACTGAAGAAAACAGTATGAAGAAAGATAAGTCTCGCACGAATCTCCAGGTGAACCAAGAGGGTGTCCGCGGGGAATGGGCTGCCTGGCAATTCCTTGGTGGCGTCTGGCTGGAAGATCGCTACAACGGGAAGAAGGTACCGGATCCAGGATGGGATATCGTTGGACCGACCGGCCTACACTGGGAGGTTAAGGGAACGAAGTATTGGACTGGGTACTTCGGCCTCAAACCTGAATCGACGCTGAAGGCGGACTACGGTGCTCTGACGATCGTCGGCCCTCGAGGGGTTGAGGTCCGTTGCTGGATTTCCCGGGCAAACTGGGATGCGAAGCATTACATGCACCCCGCAAGGTACAACGATCAGCCGGCGGTCACTCAGGCGATGATGAGACCCTTCCCTACTGGCCGCGGCAAACTGGTTCGCGAGATATCGGAGTTGGCATGTTTGGATTTTTCACTAACGCAGTCTTAGAACTCTGGGCGTTCGAGCGCCAGGTTAAGGGCACTCGGCGACCGCGGACGAGTCAGCGCCGGCTGAAGCAGCGGCTGTATCGCCGCGACAACGGGATGTGCCGGTACTGCGGGAAACTCTTGAAGTTCGACCAGGCGACGATCGATGAAGTTGTCCCGCTCGTGCACGGCGGGCGCCGGACGATCCTGAATACCGTCCTCGCCTGCTGGAATTGCAATCACAAGAAGGGGCCGTTGTTGCTCGAGGACGAGGACGATCTGTCGGTCGACGGGCTGCGCGCGCGCTGGGCGTCGCTCGATCAGGTACGTTCTGGCGAGTTGGATCCCGCGAGGTTGCCGCGGTGAAAAGAGGCAAGAGGCGTAAAGACAACGCAACTAGATGTCCGAAATGCCATACGAAGACTATCCATCTCTTTCGTGAGGGAGATCAATTTATCTGCAGTGAATGTAAATACGGACAGCCGATGATAACAGGGCCGACTGGTCCAGGATCCGTGATGACGCTCTGTAGTTCGTCGCCACAGCCGGCTAACCTCGACTGGCATGACAAGCACGATCGATGAATTTCTTCTGTCCTCAGTGCGGCGCGCATTACGCGATTCATCCGAAGGAAATCTTCCATCAGGTGATCGACGGGAATAAGCGCTACGAGTTGTGGTGTCTGTACTGCTTTGAGGGTAATGATGGGCGCCGCGATGAACCTTACCGCCTTCTGCGGCTTTCGTACGACAAGGCTGGAGCGGTGACTATCATTCCGACTGTTGACAGCCGGAACACTTGATGTTAAATTTTTAATCGCGGCTGGAGGGTGCCGGTAGCCCGTCTGGCTCATAACCAGAAGATAGCGTTTTCAATTAACGCCGCCGCAATTTAAAACCACGCTAGAGTAAACAGTCGACTGGGAACGGCGATCCGGGGAAACCCGGGTCGCCGTTTGCTTTTGGCTTGCACTTCCTCTCCACTTATGGATAATCAGATCCGACATGTTCACATCATTCTCCACTCAGACAGTACCAGCGGCAGCCGCGAGACCGTGGCCGACCGTTAGCCAGGGAGGCGTTATGTAGGCTGCCCCTACAAAACGATCGCCCAGGCCAGCGGAAACCGCTGGTCTTTTTTTTGCTTTAGGGATGTCGCCAAGTGGTATGGCTCCGGTCTTGGGCACCGGCTTTCTGGAGTTCGATTCTCCACATCCCTACTTGTCTGGGCCTCTAGCTCATCTGGGAGAGCGCCGCACTTGCAATGCGGAGGCGCCGAGTTCGACTCTCGGGAGGTCTACTTTGCCCTCGTAGCTCAACGGAAAGAGCGAGCCGTTTCTACCGGCAGGGTTGCGCGTTCAAGTCGTGCCGAGGGTACTTTACGGACGTGGCTGAATGGTTGAAAGCACCGGTCTCCAAAACCGGTTGACCGTAATGGTCGCGCTGCGCGTTCGAATCGCGCCGTCCGTGTCGCGTTTCAGCCCTATTTGACCCTATTTCAACCACGTTTCTGCCCTACTCCGCCCTAAGTACTCTGTCGGACACAGACCGACAGACACGCCTATGTCTTCCGTTCTAGCCTTTTAGTATAGTTTAATTAATTAAACTTGGAGGACCATATGAGTACTAAAGAGGGAGTACGGCCGAGGGCGATCCATCTGCCGAAACAGCAGATCATTCTTGGCGATCAGAAGGTCGTACGCTTAGTTCAGAAACTAGGGGCGCGAAAGCCGGACGCGCACCGGATCGTCGACCCGAATGTCCTGACATTCGTCGAGCGTTGGGTTGCGGCCGACCGGGAGCACGAGGGCGGGCAGTGGCTGGCCGGCGAAATCTATTGGCTGTATTTCCAGGCGGAGTCGGAGATCCAGGCCAAGTTTGTCGAACTGATGGCCGGCCGAAACCAACTGGAGATTCCGGATCCGTCGTTGACGCCCCGTCGGCGTCTGATCGTCGCGCTCTGTGGACGCAACCCGGATGACATTGAAGATGGAGGCGGCAAGTACGACTCCCGCGCCGGCAAGCGGATAACCGCCGCCATCCGGGCGTACGAAGAACGGGCGGGGATCCGGAAGGCCAAGCGGAAGAAGCGGGTGACCGAATACCTGCCGCGGACGACCAAGATGTTTCTGGCCGGGCTGCTCGAGGTCGCGAAGGACGATGAACGCGCGGTCATCGAGAAGTTGATCATTCGGAAGTACGGGAAGAAAGCGGGAGCCGCGTTGCCGGAAGCAGCGTAGCTTCCTAAAATATTAGGAAGCGCTTGACAGCCAGCACGAGTTGTGGATAATCAGAATCTACTTGTGTTGATGTTCTGAAATGCCTTTCTGCTCTGACGGTCAGACCGCTGGCCGTCGGCAATTATACGAGATACTTATGTCTTTTAAACACCAGGTCGAACGCACTCATGATCGAAATATCATGGGTACGCGCGTGCCTGGGGTTACCGGATAAGCAGACAGCAAAATCCGGAAAGTCCAGGCCGAAACCCGAACAAGGTTTCGGCCTTTCTTTTTGTCGCCCCGTAGCTCAGAGGTAGAGCACTGGTCTCATAAGCCAAGGGTCGGGAGTCCAATTCTCCCCGGGGCAATTTGCCGGCGTAGCTCAATTGGTAGAGCAGTGCACTCGTAACGCACAGGTCGGGAGTCCGATTCTCCCCGCTGGCTTTCGCCGCAGTGGCCGAGTGGTAAGGCACTCGCTTGGTAAGCGAGATACTCGGGTTCAATTCCCGGCTGTGGCTTTGGTCTGGCCCCATGTACTGGTAGAGCGCCGTCCTAGGACGGTAGTTACTGGAGACTGGCTGGACCTTCGCCGACGTAGTTCAATAGGCAGAACGCCGGTCCTGTAAACCGGATGTTGCCGGATCGTTGCCGGCCGTTGGCTTTGACATGGCTCCTTAGCTCAACCGGCAGAGCGCCCGGCCTACACCCGGGAGGTTGGGGGATCGTTGCCTCCAGGGGCTATATGAGAAAGAAGAAGCCGCGAGCGGAAAGGCGCCGCCACCGGCGGTTACTCAGGAAGAGTGTAGAATCGGCGGTTATGATTTTCGTTACTGCCTCATTGGAAGACAGGGAAAATGGTACTGCCTTTCGGAAATTGTTAGATGTTTTCGACCGGTATCAACTGGAGAGAACGGACCGTCCGTTCTGCACGGCCGAACTTGCTGGATATATTGAATAAGCTGTCCTAGCTCAACTGGCAGAGCAACCGGCTCTTACCCGGTAGGTTCGGGGATCGTTGCCCCGGGACAGCATTGGGTCATAGCTCAACTGGCAGAGCGCCGCTCTCTGAAAGCGGATGTTTCAGGTTCGAAGCCTGATGACCCAGTTGCGATCCGTCGCCTAATGGACAGGGCACCGCTCTCCGAAAGCGGAATGTTGTGGGTCCGACTCCCACCGGATCGATTGGCAGGTAGCAAACATTCGGTAATGCGTCCGGCTGTTAACCGGAATAGATGTGGGTTCGAAACCCACCCTGCCAGCTTTGCCCGCGTAGTCTAACGGATAGGCACCTGACTACGAATCAGGATGATAGGCGTTCGAGTCGCCTCGCGGGTACTTCGCCTCGGTCGGTTAGTGGTAAACCGTCTGGCTTCCAACCAGAGACTGCGGGTCCGATTCCCGCTCGAGGCATTTGAAGTATGTACGATTAGACATGTTTGCGGTAGTGGCCCAACGGCAAGGCGCTTCGTTGCCAACGAAGAGATTGCGGGTCCGATTCCCGTCTACCGCACTTGGAGATGTCGCCTAGCGGCTCAAGGCACCTCACTGTCGATGAGGATATCGCCGGTTCGAATCCGGTCATCTCCGCTTGAAGTTCCCACGGCAAGACACGAGTCAAGTGTCAGCCTGACAAGGCGCCTCCGTTAAGGGCACCCCGATCATCGCTGACGGGGGGATGAGGGATTAGGAGCGATGCTAACCTTCACCGTGGGAATAATTTTGGAATAATTTTGGCGCCGTATGCCAAGGGTAAGCAATCGGGCTTTCAACCCGATGATCGGAGTCCGATTCTCCGCGGCGCTACTTGGGGTGTTCGACTAGCGGCAAGTCCTCCGTCTCTCTAACGGAAGATCAGCGGTTCGAATCCGCTACACCCTGTCGCTCGAGTAACTCAGTGGTCAGAGTTCCGGTCTGATAAGCCGGGTGTCGGGAGTCCGATTCTCCCCTCGAGCATGTAGACGCGGTCTATGACCGCGCGATCTGCTTGCCGCGGTAGCTCAGTGGTAGAGCGCCGGTCTGAAAAGCCGGGCGTCGTGGGTCCAATCCCCACCCGTGGCATCGCCAGCGTAACTCAAACGGACAGAGTAACCGCCTTTTAAGCGGAGGGCTGTGGGATCATACCCCACCGCTGGCATGCGCCGAGGTAATTCAATGGCAGAATGCTGGCCTGTGTATCCAGATATTTGGGTCCGATTCCCAGCCTCGGTATCGCGCCTGTAGCTCAGCGGACAGAGCAGCGTCCTCCTAAGACGACGATCCGGAGTTCGATTCTCCGCAGGCGCTTGACATCCTGGACAAAAGGATTTAAAGTGGCCCCCATGCGAAAGATTACAGTTCGCCACATGATCGACCGTTTCCTGCGCTCACTCCGCTTGCGACCCTCATTACGCCTCAGTTATTGTCAATCCCTGTAAATCAAAAATCACCCGAACTGGTGGAACGGTAGACACGCCGGACTCAAAACCCGGTGCCCCTTCAAGGCGTAACAGTTCAAGTCTGTTGTTCGGGATTTGCGAACGTAGTCAAGCGGCCAACGACGGCAGTCTGTAAAACTGTTGCCCCTTGGGGCTACGAAGGTTCAAATCCTTCCGTTCGCACTTGGAAGCGTGGTCGAGTGGTTTAAGACACCGGACCCGAAACCCGGCGGGTAGTTGAAAGGCTATCTCGTGAGTTCGAATCTCACCGCTTCCTCTTTGCCGGCCTGGCGGAACAGGCAGACGCATCCGCCTTAAGAGCGGATCCGAAAGGGTACGAGTTCAACTCTCGTGGCCGGCACTTTGGCCCCTTGGTGAAATGGCATACACGTCCGGCTTAGACCCGGATCCGAAAGGGTGAGAGTTCAAATCTCTCAGGGGCTACTTGTCCACGTACCCAAATGGCTAAGGGGATGGTCTGCAAAACCATTATCGCCGGTCCGATTCCGGCCGTGGACTCTTGGAAGAGTGGCCCGAATGGTAAGGGTCCGCACTGCTAATGCGGCGGCGCGTGAGCGTCATCGGGGTTCGATCCCCCGCTCTTCCGCTTTTGCCCTGTGGCCGAATGGTGAGGCGCCGGACTTTGAATCCGGAAGCGCAGGTCCGATTCCTGCCGGGGCAGTTACGAGACCTTCAGGTCGGCGATCTCCCGCTTCTTGTAGACCCAGTCCTCGAGGATCTCGCGGTTGCACTTGAGGCAGCAGTAGACGATACCCGGGAATAGGTTGAGTTTGCTCGTGATCGGGATAAGGCATCCTGTTTTGAGCGCGTAGTCGCCAAATGTTTTATCGCAGCAGATACATTTCATAAATTCACAGCCAGTGTTCACAATTCACAGTTGTTCATGTTCCGTGAACTACCCGTAGATAGTGAACGTCCGTTACTATCTGCCGATGGTAACCGCGGGATCCACATCCCGGCGGGGAATAAGGCATCATACGCTTGCTCGTCAAACATGCTCCCAAGAAAAGGGTATGGCGAAGGATCGTCGAGTAGATCGAATAGGCCGGTCATAACAAATGCCGGGCCAACAGTAACCCGCATCTCGAGACTGGCCAAAGCCACGAGAATTACTGGTTAAGCAACTTTTCTATCCTTCCAGAAATGCCCGTCAACGCAGACAAAAATTACCCGTTTGCCCATCGGTGTGATCGCCACATGTGCATTGAGCCAGCCACTAACCGGCCCCGTATATTCGAGACTCAGTGGCGTCATCGTTCCGGTCTTGTAGTGCCCGGCCTCGATGCCTGGCGTATGCGAATGCCCAGTGATGACCTTCACGCCCAGGCGGCTCAGGTTGAGCAGGCTGCCGCGGGCGCCGTTCGGTCCCTGATGGCCGTGGAGTCCGCATTCAATCCCCTTGATGATGAAACTTTCCAGCGCTTTCAGACATCGGACGTTCGGCAGCTTTGCGCGCCCAATCCAGTACTGGAGGGGGTCTGGCGTCGACGTCCCATTGATTCCATGCTTAATCCCGCGGACCATAAATAGCGCGGTCTCGAGATAGTACTCGGCGTTCGTCGGATCGTCTCGCCAGTCCTGCCGGGACATCCATCGGGAGAACATATCGTCGTGGTTCGATGGAACGATCACGGTCTCCCGGATGCCTGTGTATTGCTGGAGCCAGCCGATGACCCGATTGACCTCGTCCTGGAGATTATCGAGATCGTTCTGGCGTTTCGAGACCGCGATGAACGGGTTACCGGCATGGTGGGGATTAACCGAATAGGCGTCCAGTAGATCGTGCAGCACGAGTACTTTCGGGTTTAGCCGCTTGACGAGTTTGTTGAACGTCGCGTCGAGCACGACCGGATCGCACGCATCGACGTGGACGTCCCCGAAGACCAGGCCGGCGTATGGCCCGGCGTTTCTAACTTTCCCGTCCGCAAAGTACGCTTTGTCGAGGTCGCAGAAAGCGCCGTCGGAGCGCGCGTTGATGTGCCGGAGATAGAACTTCTTTCCCGACCGCTCGAGCACGACCGCCCCGTAGACGTGGTTAAAGTCCCCTTTCTTGCCGGCCTTCGTGTCCGTGTAGTTCGCGCGCGTGACCGACCCGGTCGTCGTGATGATCTTGGGCGAGCGTTGATGGGGAGTTGGGACCGTCTTTAACTGGAGTTTCGGATGCCCGATGACACTGCTTTCGCCGTGAGACAGGGTTTCCATCCCGGAGAGTGGGCTAACGGCCGTAGGCTGCACGCAGATGTCGGCGAGTAGCGCGATATTCGGACCCAGCTTCACGCGCCGGTTATACAGGTAGGGTACCAATTCAGCGCTCCACCATTGCTCATTCTGCTGACTGGCGGTCCAGGTGCTGGTCGGATTCTTATAGCGTCCGGGGATAATGACGAGGCGTGCACGATTGTGCTTACAGTAAGCCCGGAGCGCCCGTAGGAAGCCATGGTGTGGTGGAGTCGCATTCTGCGCCCAGGTGACGACTAACGTCTCGTCATCGCCAAATTCCGCGTCGAAAATCTCGGTGATGGTGGAGGAAATGGGCGAGGGGTCTGGAGGATCAATTCCGGCTTTACGTAAGTACTTGGCGATCGCGCCGAAAGAAATGGCAACCTTAGCGCTGATTTCACGCGTCGTGAGTCCGTTGCGCCGCAGTTGTCCGATCTTCTCTTTCAATCCGTCGGTGAGTGGTCGGCCCTTCAAGGCAACCTCCTGCCGGCGCCTACATAGGCTTTTTCAGAATTCTCCGATATCCAGGTGTCATGGGAATTGCTGTGGCCTGGGTGGAATAGGGTCGCCCGTTCTCATGGCGATCACGCAGTCTCCAACCCATGTCGTGGTCTTCGTGTTATAGGCGAGCGAGTCCTTCAAGTCGGTAAAGCGTTTGTCATCCTCGGCTGCGTGGGCGGTGACCGCCTGCTGCAGGAGAGCGAGTTTCTGATCCTCGAGCGCCGCCTGGATCAGATGGGCGTCGTAGCGCTTAAATCGCTCTTTCATGAAGAATCCGACGATCGCACCGAGCGCCATGATCCCGGTGACCAGGCCACTGAGAACGACGTCAATCTCGCTGTAGTGCTGGACGGCGTCAGTTGCCTGCATGGTTCTATTGTAGGTAGAACGTCAAATTGGAATCGGCGTGATGTCCGGAAGTCCATACTCCATACGGACATAGTCCGGGTCGACGTCATCACCGACGGCCATACGGACGGGCTGGAGCGGATGCTTGAATGTGGATAACTCGAGGTAGATATCGGCGCCGCCCATGACCTCGGCGCGCTGCTGCGGCGTGAGTGTCCAACGACTTAGCACGCGACAACTTTTATCGCTGGACCGGATAACACGCAACGGATTGTACTCGGGCTGGTTCTTCGCGTACACGACTTCATGCGCTTCAAGTCCTTCGACGACTGGCCGGTCGGCCGGCTCTATAAACGTCAGCATCGGATCATCCCATCGTTAATGATGCCACCGTGATGAATATTATTCAGCGATTGCTGATCCGGGTAAGACGGGTCAATCTCGTGCTTGAAGACGAGCGCGAGATGCTTCTGGATGTCCTCCACTTGCGCCTGTACCAGGGTTGTGCCGCGCTGCTCCGCCTTACCTTGTATTTCAAAATAGCCCTGTAGCCAGTAACAGAATTCAACAGCTTTCATTTAATTCACCTTCATCGGTTTGCGAAGTTTAGGCTGACGCGCGCGGCAGACGGCGCAATAGGCGTACACGAGACCGGCCCGCATGAACTCGGCGAGCGTTCTCTTGAGGTTGCAGCCCGGACACAGCATGTGGGTTGCCCGGCTTTCCGGTTCGATCTTACGGATGTGCTGCATGGGCCTCCGTGCGGGCGATCGTCAGCCGGATCATATCGTCCAGTTCGACCGTCGGGCTGTAGTGGATCAGCCGGCGGATCTTCGTCAGATCGGCCAGCCGGTGTTCGATATCCCGGAATTCCAGGCCGTAGGCATCTCGGATCGGCATGTACTGGATTTCGCTCCGACTGCCTGCGATGTCGATAACGAGTTGGGCGAGGCTGCTCATCGAGATAGAACTTGTGTGGCCAATGTTTACGATCTGGCCGGCCGCCGCCGGGCAGTCCATCAGGTCGACGATCGCGCGAACCGCATCGTGGACCCAGGTGAACGAGCGGCGCTGATGGCCATCGCCAAAGACGGTCAGCGGCTCGCCGGCCTGCGCCTGCGCGATAAACCGCGGGAGGACGTGGGTCATTGACTGGCGCGGTCCGCAGATGTTGAAGAACCGGCCGATCACGACCTTCAGGCCGTCATGCGCGTAGCCGAGCGCCAGATGCTCATCGACAGCCTTAGCAGCCGCGTAACCCCACCGAACGTTCGGACTCGTCTGGGTATCCTGTTCCTCGGACAGGAGCGGGATGATCGACCGGCCATAGACCTCCGAGCTGGAGGCAATGAAGACCGGCACGTTATGGCGGAACGCTTCGGCCAGGACGCTCTGAGTCGCGGCCATGTTTCCCAGGATGACATTAGCGGGATGCTTGAGCACGCGCGCGACCCCGACGGTGGCTGCCAGGTGAAAGATCGCCCGAGCGCCGGGTACGAGTGTCCCCATCAGCCCGCGGTCGCTTGCGGATCGCCGATAAACGCTCGCCGGACCGTCGAATCGGAGGGCTACCGGATTTGATAGATCGTCGACCACATCGACCGACCAGCCGCGCTCGAGCAGTAGTTCTGTTAGGTGTGAACCTATGAAACCGCAGCCGCCGGTCACGATCGCGCGCATTGTGCTACCTCTGTTTCTCATACTGACAGACTGGTCAATCGATAGCATAAGCGAATGGCTGGAGGCGGATGTCGACCGGAAGATAAAGCGGATGATGCGGGTGGCCGCTCTGCGTAACCTTCAACGCCTGGAGGTTTGGAATCGCCGCAGCGATCTCTCTCCCGCGGTAGAAGTGGCGCCATGGCCGCTCAGTAATGTGAGCGCCCCAGCAGGCGACGACGGTCGCGCCGTCACACCAGTATCGCAGGTACTCGAGGGTATTCTCCGGCCCGATCGGATCCGGGTTCCGGAACAGCGCCTTGTAGTCGGTCGACCGGAAGGCGAAGGCGTTGAGCATCCGGTAGGTCCCGCAGTCCAGATCCTTTGCCATGCGCTTGCATACGCGGATCGTCGGATCGTCTTTGTTCTCGGTCGCGGTCGACGGGTTGAGGCCGATCGTCACGAGCGTCCGTGGATTTTCCGGGTCGAACGTTATATCCAGGCGGTACCGGTAGATCTCGTCATCGGAGTAAGCGGCCTCCCGCCACTCGGCCTGACTCTCGTGTTCCCGGCGCCCCAGCTTGAGCGATCGCGTAATCACTCGGCCGCCTTCGGTGGAACCCAATCACGGAGATAGACGTCGAACTCCTGGAGTCTCGTGGCGAACCATCGGCCAAACGTAACGCCACTTTCGAGATATCGGGCGACCTCTTCCTGGGTGTCGAATTCCTCGAACGAATACCCTTCGCCGGTGTAGTACCAGATCTGATATTTCTTCGTCGGCTTAAATTCTGCGCTCATAACCCGCCCCTCTTCCTCATGTGCCGACGCATTTGTCCGGTCGCGCGATTGTGCCGGAATACGCGGAATTGGATGCGCCCCTCGTGGATTCTGAAATCCATACGGTGGACGAGTCCGCAATCGCAGCAGGACAACTTGTAGCCCTTCCTCACCGGCTGTACCCATTGGCCGGCTTTCGGTTCGTCGTATTTGACAGACATGGCGAGCACGATACGCGCTAAGTTTAATTATTTCAAGTGCAATTTAGGCCGAAGTATTCTATAAACCTAACGGACATGGCCATTAAGGACGATCAGGAGTTCGAAGGCAGGCTGCTACAACTGATGCGCATGTACCAGGCGATGCGCGAGACCTGGGCGAAGACGAACGCAGCGAACGAATCCGAGGTCCAGAAATGGGTGATCGCCGGGCGGCTGATCGTCGAGCAGATCACGGTCTTGCTGGCCGACATCGAAGATTATTCGGGTACGGGCGAGTTGAGGCTGATCCTGAACGCGTTCAAGGATATCAAGCGGGTACGGGAAGACAAGGTTGAGAAAACTTAGGAGGACCAGTGGGAAAGCAGTTGTTTATCGGAAATATTAATTACGACGCGACAGAGGACAACCTCAAGGCCGCGTTTGAATCGGACGGCTTCGGGGTCGCGGCCGTCAAGATCATGCGGGACGAGGAATCGGTATCCCGCGGCTTCGGCTTCGTCACCCTGAAGGACGGGGTGGACGCGGATAAAGCGATCGAGCAGATGCGGGATTGTCCCGTGCTCGGCCGGAAGATCCGGGTTGAGATGGCGCAGCAGCCGGCGAAGCGTGCATGATCGAGAAGGGGTCTCTCGAGGAGATCGTCATGATGGACTCCCGCCTGTTCGATGTCCATCATGCGGCGGCCTATATGGACGTGACGTTCCACGCGGTCAAGAATTGGCAGCGCCGCGGGTACCTGCCGTACGTCAAGATGGGGTGTACCGTCCGGTTTAAAGTCTCCGACCTCGACACGTTCATTGCCGAACGCCGGCGTAGATCAGGCCGGCTAAGGGCTTTCATAACGTCAGTCGATCAGGAGTTACCTGTCGAGTTGACGGCCCGGCTGATTGGCGTTAGCGTCGTGCAGGTTAGGTCGTACCTGCAGTCGAGGCGGCTTAAGGATCGGTCTCCCGATTCAATACGTCGGTTCATCGAACTGGCGTACCATGTACAGTTAAAGAAGAACTCCAAGTTGTAATAGGAGTGGGGTACGCGGCGAAAAGACGAGACTAACTTGCCGGCCAAGATCGACGAGGCGTCGGTGGACGTGCGCCGGTACAAGATGGTGCGCGATCACGAGATGACGATCGTTGAGGTTGCGACGATCGACCAGGTGACGCCAGCGGTCGTCCAGGAGAGCGTCAAGCGGGGTCGCGCGATCTGCGAGGTCGAGCAGCAAATGGCGTTGCGGGACGCGCGGTTTGAAAGCGCGCTCGAGAACGAGAAGCTGAGAAAGCGGCTGCGCAAGAAACTCGACAAGAACCAACTCGAGGAAGCCATTGATGCGCTACTGACTGGCGAAAAGATTGTCGTCGGAATCGACCCAAAGACGGGCGAGATCCACACGGAAAAGATCATCGACCCGGAAACCCTTGCGATGGGAATCGAGGCGGCGAGTAAGATCCTGGGGCTGAACGAGAAGCCGGCAAGCACGCAGGTGGCGATCAACATGAATACGCAGATCAATAACAACGACGGGTCTCGAGCGGGCGAACTGACGTACGAGGATATGATCGACCGGATTCACGAGCGCCAGCGCGGTGCCCCGATTCCGGCCTCTCGTCAGATCATCGAAACCCAGGCGACGGAAGTCACGGAAGAAAACGAGGAGATGTTTTGATGGCAGATGTTAAATATCAGCATGTTACAGACCCGCCATCTTACGTGATGAGCGACGGACAGATATTGGACGGCGTGAGAATTGAACGCACCGGATCGACGCGAGGCCGCTTTATTTTTAAGCATTCTCCGATGATCGTGGTTCCTGCTGGCGTTGTTGGCGTAGAGATACGGAACTGTCATCTAAGGGGTTTCATTGAATAAATTCTGGTTAGCTGGCGCGCGCGTGGGATCGGTTGTCTGGGGGACTGGTCGAGCCGTCTGGCCGTATGTGCGCCTGGCGATGCTTGCACTGATCATCGTTCTAACCTTCCCCCCGGTCGAGCGCTATTGGGTGCTCAGGCTATCGCCGGTCCCGAGCGCGCCATTCTCGGCCCTGCTCCTGATCTTCGTCGCCACGATATTCCTGCTGGTCGCCACCGCCTTCCTCTACGTGTGCGGAGTGCTGATCGTGCGGGTCGTTCAGATCGAGCGGCGGTCGGTCGCCGGGACAATGCCCGGGCTGATGCCGGCGCTCCCGGTGAATCCGCAGACGCCGCTGACTGCGACCGGCGGTTCGTTCATCCCGAACAGTGACGAGGCGCTCTATATGCGCGAGCAGTTTGAACTGCTGAAGAAACAAGGATTTCTAACCGATACCGATACGATGGACCTCGAGACGATGGCGAAGGAGATCGGCCTGAAGACGATCCTGAAAGAACGCGGGAGGACCGAATGAGCACGCCAGCGCTGCCGATTATCTATCGAGGTTGGGAGATCTGGAAGTGGACGGGCTGGAAGGGTCAAAAGGTCAAGATCGAGGCTGGGTTTGATGGTGATCCGTGCCATACATGCAACCGCGAGATCCATACTGGCGATTTCGTATTTCGTAATTTCGCGGCCGGCGACAGCCACTGGACATGCGTCTATCCAGATAACCGCCCCGAAAGACTGGTCGCCCAATGGCTTGCCGCCAAAGATCGTCGTGCACCTAATGAACGTCACGCGGCTGTCATGGTCGGGGCACTAGCCAAGTTTGACTGTGAGTACCAGCGCGGTCAAATGTTTGATATCGGCGAGGAAATGCTCGTGACAGAGTTGACGCCAGAGTCAGAGCGAGAGCAGCACTTCGAAGAAGGCTTGTTTAGAATGTACGCATTGATTGACCGCCTGGAAGCCCAATAGCTTCGTACGCCGGTTGCCGCCGGCTGATATGTAAGACCTTCCCCCCTAAAGGGCGGAACGATAGCACAGCGGATCCCACGCCGAGACGCATACGTTTCGGATCTGATCGAACTCCTGGACGCCCGTCTTGCCGAGAACAAGGGCGACCGACGGGCGACGCTCGCCCGGCTGTCCGAGAAGGAGATCGGCGCGATCCAGATCGAACTCGCGCGCGCGACCGGCCGGACCCACCAGTGCAAGCGCTACTACCTCGAAAACTACTTCGTCATCAACACGAAGGGTGAGGATTGGCAGGCGCCCCGCCTGCAGACCGTCAGCCCGTTCACCGAAACCCAGGAGATCCTGTGGGCCGAATTCGTTGCCGCCTGGGAAGCCGGACTTCCGCCGTGGTTCCTCCTGCTGAAGGCCCGCCAGATCCGCTGGTCGACGCTCGTTCAGGGCGCGCTATTCCAGGAAACGACATGTAACCGTCTGACGAACTCGCTCGTGATCGCCGACGAGATGAAGCGCTCCAAACAGATCTTCAATATGAGCGTGCTCGCCTACAGCTTTTTGCCGTGGTGGATGCGCCCGGAGATCGAGGTCAATAACCACGGGGACGGTATCCTTCGATTCAACCGCAAGGACAAAGAAGAGCAGATGCGCAACCCCGGTCTGAATAGCGCATTCTTCGTCGACGCGGCGAACAAGCCGAGCGGTTCCTCTCGAGGTTTCACCCTCCACAACGTGCACGCGACCGAGTTCGGTCTCTGGACACACCCGGAGATTCTGACGTCGGACATCCTGCCGTCGCTGCCAAAGAAGAACCCGTACGTCATCTGTGTGGTCGAGGGGACAGCCAAGGGGTCGGGCGAAAAGTACGCGTTCCTCAAGATGTGGGATGCGGCCATGCGCGGGCGCGGGCAGTTCAAACCGGTATTCGCCGGATGGTGGAAGGAAAAGACGTACTCGAAGCCGTTCACTTCGGAGGTCGAGAAGTCGCAGTTCTACTTCACCAAAGAAGAAACCGAGTTGGCCTCGAAGGTCCGCGATCAATATGCGTTCGAAATCTCGAAGGAACAGATGGCCTGGCGGAGAGAGCAGGCCGAGCAGTTCGAAGCGACCGAAGGAGATGCCGAGAAGGTTGAACAGGAATACCCGTCGTTTGCGCGATCGGCGTTCCGCTCTAAGGGCATTCCGGCGTTCCCGTTAAAGAAACTGGCGCAGATCGAAGTCCGGGACGTCCGGTACCCGATATGGGCCGGCGAGTTGATTTTCAAGGAAGATAAGCCACTACTCGTCCGGTACTTCGCCCGTAGCGCGAGCGCGACCGGCCCGTTGACGAACGAGCAGTTGAGCATGCTCAACCAGGCACCGCTCTGGATCTGGGAATGGCCGACAACCAAGGAGATCTATTACGGGGCATCCGACCCGGCGAAGGGTATTCCCGGACTGGACTTCTCGGCAGCCCAGTTCTTTCGGGTCCCCCGCCGTAAGGGCGAACGGATCCGCCAGTGCGTCGAGTACCGCGGGTACGCGAACCCGAAGGAATTGGCTCAGATGGTCTGTGCGCTCGGGCACATGTACAACACGTGCGAGATTTCGCCCGAGTCGAACAACATGACCGAGCACATCGGAAACATCCTGCATGTGCATCGGTACCCGAAGGTCTACCGGTGGCGCCGGCAGGATAAGACTGCGAAGTCGCGGTTTACGAACTTCTGGGGATGGGACACGGGTACCGAGAAAGCGCGGAACGATCTGATCACGCGCTTCCGCACGCTCCTGATCGACGATTCGGTAGAGATCCGGAGTTCTCGACTCCATTCTGAATGCCAGGCATTCATCAACGAAAACCCGGACCAGACAGACCGTTTCGAGGCGGCAGGCGGTGAGCACGACGACGCGCTGTTTGGCGCGATGATCTGCTGCTACTGCCTGATGGAACTCGATCCACGCCTGTTCACGATGCTCGACGAGGCGCCGCTCCCGGATGACGGCCGCGGCGCCCACAACACCGACTTTTCACTATTTGACAAACAGGAGAATTCCGGAACTCCGGAATACAACCACCTTTAAGGAGAGACCATGCCGAAGAAAGATCACGAGAAGCACAGTCAGGAAGGCGGGACCGCGGGAGGCCCGCCAGTCGCCGAGATGATACTGCCGGGGACCGAATTGCCGGAGGAGAAAGATGGCCAATGGGTTCAGGACGAGACGGGCGCCCGTAAGTTCATCGCCGGAGCGAAGCCCGACATTGAGGTTCCGACCAGCCAGGAGAACATGGCGAAAATGTCGGCAATGGGGCTTGGCCTGGACGAAGGCGTTTCGTATGTCGGCGACGGCGTAACTTTCAACGCAGACGCTGCAGTTGGCCTTGCAGTTGGAACTGCGAAGGAGATGGATTCCGCGCTCCGCGCTGAGATGATCGCCGAGATCGCGCACGTCCGCGACCAGATCCGCTCGGAAATCAGCGACCGCGGGCTGAGTCTCCAGATGGTCGGCGGTGTCTTCAATTGCCCCGCCTGCGGGCTACGCCTGGACAGCCCGTCCCTGACCGGAATGAAGGGCGGCCGGTACGAGCATCCGTTCGCGACCTCTCCGCAACTGGGAGGCGTTCAGTGCAAATACATCGGCCGGAAATTCAAACCGCCGGTCGTCTTCCTTGAATTCTCCGACCTGCCCTTGACGGCCAAATCAGAATAGGAGAGAGACATGTCGACCGATATCACAACAAAAGACCCGTGCCCGATCTGTCTGAATAACGGGGTAGTCAACCCGTTGATGGACCGTCCGGGGCAGTTCTTCACGAACTGTCGCGCCGGCCACAAGTTTGAGGATACGGAAGAACTCAACATGTTGCGCGCACAGGCGCGAACGAAATACCCGAACTTCTATAAGGCGCCTGATGCGCCGGTCGTGATGGATCCGGCTGCCCGCGCCGCCATGAACATCGTGATCGACCCGGAGACCAAGAAGGCGATCGAGGAAATCACGGGGACCGTGCTTACCGGCGGCCCGGACCTGAAGGGGGCAATCTTCGCGTACGTGACGGACAACAAAGACAAGGAAGCGGAAATCCGTTCGTTACGCGCACAGATCGCGACCGTTCGCTCGCGCGCGCCGCTGCGCCCGGGCGGCGTCCAGCCGACTGGTACGCAGGTTGTCATCGACCTGCCGGAATGGGCGCTCGAGGGCGGCCTTGCCGAGGCCGCGGAGTACTCGGACAAGACCGTGCAGGAATGGTGTCAGGAAGAATTCTCTGCCTACATCGAAACGTACTTCAACAGGGCGCCGCAACGCGCATGATAATCCACGATTTTGAATGTGAAACATGCGGGGCCATCCAGCCAAACACCGTCTGCTCCTCGCAGAATCATGACGACGATCCGTCGTGCTGTGGAGCGAAGATGTTCCGGGTACTCGGAGGACTGAAAATCTCCGTCAAGGTATTCGAAGCGTTCGAAACCCGGCACGTGCGCCCGGATGGGCAGCCGATGAAAATAGCCTCAAAGGGAGACCTGGAGTTCATCGCTCGCGAGTACGGGGTACGTCATGACTATGATGACCCCGACCTCGAGGCCGTCGGCGGCGAGATCCGAAAGAAGACGCCTAAGATCGGCAAGGTCTTTGACATGGGAGGCCGCCGATGAGCGAGATCATTCTGCGGACGACCGCGCTAAAGATCGTGAACAAGGGCGGCGGGACGATGCGGCGGTGGGTGCCGGTCGAGGACGACCCGTCCAAACTGCGGGCGATGGAGAAGAAGGACACGGGCACCGATTACATCGTATTCGTCTGCCCCAGCCCCAAGTGTGGCCATCGGAATCGGCAATCGATGTACGAGGCCGAAAATTACCATACACCGGGCGAAGATCGAATCCCGTTCCGCTGCCGGATCTGCCGGCGGCTGATCGAAGTCACGCGACCGTACGTCGCAAAACGAATCATCCTGTCGGACGAGCCGGCGCGGAGGCCTTCTGTCAACCGTTCAATCGTGGGCGGGTCCTAGCGCCCAAGGTCACCCTTACGAGTTCCTGGACTTCAACCCGAATCTGACTGCCGATCAGCAGTCGGCCCGGCGCCGCGCGTGGCTACGTGCGGCGCTCGATGAGGGGTCGGCATGGATGCGCGATTCGAAGGAAATCCAGAACCTGCCACAGGATATCGTCTACCTGATGGGCGACCAGTGGCCGAACCGGCGCCCGAGTTACAAAGCCAGCCCGGTCAATAACCGCCTCCTGCGTTCGATGGAGCAGACGGTCGCGATCCTGACGGATATCCGGCCGATCTACGAGGTCAAGGCCCACGAGGATACGTGGGACGACCAGGCCGAACTCCTGACAAAGATCACGAAATCCTGGTGGGTGAAGAACGACATCGACTTCCAACTGTCGATGGCCGTCATTTACGCCTATTTGACGACCGGATACCTGCGGATCGCCTGGAACAAGCAGCTATGTGGCGGCCGTGGCGACTTCCAGCTTTACCCGCTCAGCCCGTACGATCTGATCCCGATCGGCCCGGCGCATAACCTGCAGGACTGGGAAGGCTGCATATACGAGTCTGTCCGGAACATCAGTTGGTTCCGTCGGAACTTCCCTGGCCCCGGTTCGTTCGTCCAGCCAGACGATTCGCTCTCCCGTTACGCGAAGCCGTTCCAACGGCCACGCCAGGCGGGCGCCATGAACTTCGACATGCTCAGCCCGCAGATGCAGCGGTGGGTCGGCAGTCCTCGAGAATTCGGGGAGTCTGCGGTTGCTCAGGCATGGTATCGAGAATTCTGGATCAAGGATTATTCGATCAACACCAGCCAGAACATCGTGAAGATGGGGACGCCCGGAACCAACTGGTACTACGAAGTGAAGCCCGGCGCCCCGCTCTATCCTCGCGGCCGGCTGATCATCACCGGAGGGACCGAACTCTATCCGCTGTATGACGGTCCGAACTTCTTCTGGCATGGGAAATTCCCGTTCGTCGCGCTCCGGCTGAAGCCGGTACCGTGGCAGTTCCATGGAATATCCGAGTTGCGGTCGAAGATCCCGCTTCAGGACATCGTCAACACCGTCCTGGCCGGGACCCTCGATATGATTAAAAAGGCGGTGAACCCGCCATTCCTGTTCCCGGATAGCGCGTTCTCCGACGCGATCAAGAATGCGCTGGATCCGAACATGCCGAACGCGAAGATCGGATACAACCCGATGTCACCGTCACCGCCGGCATGGCAGAATCCGCCGATGCTCCCGAACTACGTTTCGAACATGGGGATGTACGCCCAGAACGAAATGGACGACGATTCAGGGCTTCTGGACGTCAATGGGTTGGCGCGTAAGAAAGTCACGCCAGCGGGCGACACCCTACAGGGGCTGAAGGAAACCCAGCAGACGATCATGAGACTGCGCGGCCGGTACATGGAGATCGGCGTCCGGGATATCGGCGACCAGATGGTGCCGAACGAGATGCAGTTCTACACGCTGTCGCGACGTATGTGGATGTACGGGCGCGCGGGTGTGACCTCCCAGGACGTATTCGATGCAAACACGAGCACGATGGTACCGACCGGGCGACGAGCCGAGGATCACGCGCAAAACTTCTTCTTCGATATCGGTGGTGGTGGGACGATGCTGAACGTCAACCAGCAGAACAACCAGATGATTGCCATGGCCTTGCGCCGGACTGGCGACATGAGTCGCAAGACCCTGTACAAGGAAATGGACATGGAAAGCCTGTACGACAACGTCGAGAAGGAACTCGACCAGGAGCAGGACAAGCAGGCGCAGCGGCTGATGGCCGCCCAGGCTGGGCAGGCACTGACCGGCGGTGGCGCGCCCGGTGGCATGCCGGAGTTGCCGCCTCCACCCGGGAGCGCCTCTCCAGCCGGCGGCCCGCCAGCCCATAAAGGGAAGGGGTCGGACAACCCGATGAGTCTGTTAAAGCCGTCTTGACAGTCCGCTTACTCTAAAGTCTGAGAGGTTCTATGGCGAAGAAGGGCAATGTGGCGATGCCGTCATCACTGGATCCCGACCATGACGAATGGCAGACTCGGGATGACGTGCAGAATCTGATGCGCACGGACGAAATCCATGCGGATCCGAAGCGCCTCGGCAGAGCCGTCGGGCGACTCCACAGCACAGCCAATCGCTTCGCCAAAAAGAGTGGTCGTCGGCCTGGCCGATCGGCCGGTCGGTAAGTTCACTAATTCAGGAGGTTCTCATGGCTGACGGTAAAGTACAGTTTCCGACAAGCGGTGGCGCATTCGTGGGCCACGAAGAGGGCACGGTCGAAGCACCGCGCGCACCGTTCCTTGATTCTCCGGGGACACACGCTCCGCTGCAGACTGGCGCGGACGGTCTGAATGTCCGCACGAAGTACGGCGAGACCGGTATTCCGGAGGGCGGCGGTCGCTAATTCATGCCCATCCCTGACGTTGGTCTAGCGCCTCCACCACCGCCGGACGTCCAGGCCCAGATGAAGCCTGCGGGCGGCGGACCGTTGGATCTGAGTTCTATCCTGGCCGGCCTCGGCGGTGGAGCACCACCTGCCGCAACCAACCCGGATCTGACTCAGAAGATTCAGCAGGTGCAGCCGCTACTCACGACGGTCGCGCGCCAGGTGCCGGCTCTCGGCCCGGACGTCGATCGTCTCAACGTCGAATTGCAATCACGCATGGGCGGCTTGCCGGCCGCTCTTGCGGGTCTAGCTGGAGGTCCACCCCCTCCAGCAGCGTCTGCGGGCGCCGGTCCTCCCGTCCCTGCAGCCGGCCCAGTCGGTCCCGGGGGATCGCCACCTCCGGGGCCGCCATCGATGCCAGCCGCCCCATCGACGGGCGGGGCAATGGATACGGCAATGCAGATCGAAATGCAGTTGCCGCCGATCGGAAAAGAAGATCCGACGCTTATGCCATTCATTCAGGGCTTTATCGCGCGCATGCGTGAGGAAGTCCCGAAAGTTGTCCAGGGAGACACGGAAGCCGTGTCTCCGCCGCCCCAGGTAGCGCCGAACGATTCGATGTTGAGCAAGATTCCAGTAACGTACTGAGGATGACGATGAATGACGGCCGTCTACAATCTGTTCCAGCAGTTCGTGGCGGATCTCGCCAATGGGGTTCACAACCTCGGGTCCGACGACCTTAAGGTCGCGCTCACCAATACCCAGCCCAGCCCGTTAAATCGGGTACTCTCGAGCATCCACGAAGTCCGCTACAGGCACTGCAGCGCGCGCGATATCACGGTCATCTCATCGACTCAGACCGCCGGCCTGTACAAACTGGTGTGCAAGGATCTTGCGCTCCAGGCGTCACACGGGTCCGTCGGCCCATACCGGTACATCGTGATTTATAACGCGACGCCGAGCAATCATCCGCTGATCGCCTGGTTTGATTACGGGGCATCCGTCTTTCTTAACGAGTCTGAGTCGTGGCCGCTGACGTTCAACGGCCCGACCGGATTGATTCAACTGCAATTGGGGTAGGTGTGTTTAAGAAAATCATCTTTCTACTTTGCCTGTTTTTAATCGCGCTGCCGGGGACAGTCTCGGCCACGACATACTGGATCTCGCCCACCGGTTCTGACGCCAATCCGGGCACGTCTTCAGGGTCTCCATGGAAGACGTTTGCTCACGCAGTCCCAATCATCACCGCAGGCGACACCCTGACTCTTCGGAACGGGACTTACAACGGGAGCAATAGCGGGTTCCTTTCGGCTGACTGTAGTGGGACGGCTCATAACGGGACGGCAGGCAACCCCGTGACAATCGTTGCAGAGAACGAACGGCAGGCGCTGATCGACGCGACTGCAATGAACTCGACGTTTGCGATGTTCGCGACTCACTGCTCCTACTGGAGCGTGCTCGGCTTGCACTTTCAAAGCGCGGATCAGCCAGGAGTCGGGCTGTTCGATGACCTACTGGCGTTCAATACCGGGGACCACATCACGGTCCGACGAAACATTTTCGACCACAATAACCGGTATTGCAATTGTGAGCACTTGCTGTTCATTGCGATCACGAACTCTCTGATCGAGGAGAACGAGTTTTATTACTTTCACCGGAGCGCGGTGGTCACAAAGAATGGGTCGAACAACACGTACAGGAGGAACTACGCGAATTCCAGGTTGTATGCGGATATCCCCAGTGGCTTCGTCTCCAGTAACGTGTTGCGTGGCGATGCGGCGTTCAATCCGTACCCGGAAAGCGGCGACATCCTTGAAAACAACATCTCGGAGAATAATGATGACGGGATCGATATTCAAGCGACGGCCACATCCGACAGCAACCAGGAGTTGGGAAACATTTCGCTGAACGATTATTACGGGGCTACGGAGGCCTCGCGAAATCCTGGAACATTCCCGACCAATACCACGATCAAAAACGCGGTCGTCATCAACCCAAATCAAGCGGGGATCTATCCACGAGGGGCACTTAATACCCAGGTCTCGAACGTGTCGGTGTTTGGCAGCGGAACCAGCATTGGAATTGTGGCAGATGCGCCGGCCGGTACGAACCCGGCGCCGTCGCCTTCATTCTTCTGCACGGGGTGCCTCTCGATTAACAACTCGTCAAGTTTTGGATTTGAGATAACGGCCACGACGACCTGGACCCTGAACTACACGGTGGCCAGCGGCAATGGAACCAACTATAGTCCAGCGCCGCCGAATGCGAACATTACGAACGCATCCACATCCGCTCCGACAGGACTCGGTACATGCTATGCCTGGATCCCGGCAGCGTCTAATCTTCACGGCGCTGGATTGGGCGGATCTGATATTGGGGCTAACGTTCTTTATGAATATGTCAATGGAATATTGACGACTGCCAGGTTGTGGGACGCGTCAACTGGCGCATTTCCCCATGGAGCAGCCGTTGGCGGATTAAATGATGTCGCCGGACAGTCGGCTTTCGACGTGCAAAATCGTTTGCATGTCAATACCGGCGGCTGCTCGTTTCCAGCCGGTTATACGGGAGCGACGTACTACGTTCGCACGACCGCCGCCTCCGACGCAGGGTCCTGCGCCTCGGCGACGACGAACGACGACGCGCACGCGAAGAAGACGGTTGCGGGCGGGATTGCGTGCTTGACAGCACTTGCCGGCGACACGTTGATGCTGAACGACGGAACGTACGATACCCTCATTCCGGACACGATTCCGTCCGGCTCGATGGGTGCCCCAACCACCATCAAGGCTGTTAATAATCGGATGGCTGTCATCAAGCCGACGATCAATCTTCCAGCCGGCGGAGTTGGCGTCATTTGGATGTTGAGCAGATCCTACATCAGATTCGACGGGATAGCGGAAGATGGGGCGAATACGCCAGCAACGAATGACGGGTTCCGGTTGAACCACAGCGATCACATCGATATCGTCAATTCAGAGATACATCATTTTCAACACATCGATAATTCGAACTGCTCCAGCACTTCAAATGCGGTTGAAGTCACAGACAACCTTGGGCCAGGAACGCACGGTTCTACCTTCGACCAATTCACCAATAACTATATTCACGACATTGGAGGATTTTGCGCCGGTCTCGACAACAACTATGAAGGTCTAGGCTATTACATTCAGGAATCAGATAACACTATCGACGGCAACACGTTTGTCAACATCGCAGAAGGGGCGGTCCAGTTCAGAAATGGTTCCTGCGACGCTGGTGCTGGCCTCAATAACATTCTGCGCAATAGCTCCATAAATGGCAGTCCTCGCGTTGGGATTTTCATAGCAAATTGCACAAGCGGTACCCAAGTTTACAACGTAACCATCACCGGTGTGACCAATGGGGGATACGGGGTAAATTTCTATGCCGACCCTGCAAATGTTTTATTCGCGAATAATACCATCTATGGAAATACTGGGGGTTGCATCTATAGAAGTTCTTCAGGAAGCACTCAAGTAGGGAACACCATCGAAAACAACCTCTGCTATATGAATAATGGTGTTGGCATCAACACTGATGGGATGACCTCTTTCTCCGGCGAGACCTGCAGCAACAATTTCAATATAGCCCCAGGATGCAATCCAACAGAAGGGATGACTGACCCACTCTTCGCCGCCGCCGGATCTGGCGATTTCCACGTTAATCCAGGCAGCCCGGCCGCCGGGTTCGGCACGAATCTCTGTGGAACGTTTTGCACGGACTTCGATGGTAACCCACGTCCGAGCATGGGCGCCTGGGATGCCGGGGCTTTCATTGCGAATGCGACGACCTACTACGTGCGGACGACCGGCGACGATACGCACCCGTGCGCGCTGGCGACAGTAAACGATGACGCGCACGCGCGGCAGACGATTGGTGGAGGAGTTGGCTGCCTTGTCGGCGGTAACACGCTCATCGTCGGCGATGGAAACTACGACGAACAGGACATCAATCCGCCAGTTGGTTCAATGGGTGCGCCGACGATCATCCAAGCGGCGAACCGTAACGCCGCCAAGATCCGTCCAGCCAACACGCACTACGGGTTTCTGTTGACCCACAGTCACATCACGATTGATGGTTTCTATATCGACTGCAACGCTCATTTCGTTGCCCAGTGCGGTGGCGTCCTAGCTCCTCCGGGGAGTGCGTTGACTGACGTGACGGTCAAAAATGGGACGGTCTACAAGGCGGGTGGCGATGGAACGAACGTCAGTGAAGGGAGCGCCATTGAAGGAGATCTTAGCAACAGTTCAATTCTGAACAACGACATCATCGATACAGGGCGAGCGAATTCTTCAGCGTTCGACCATGCCGTTTATGTAGGCGACGATACGACGGATTCTCACAATACGATAATAGACGGCAACCGAATCACGAATACCTATTGCCAGTCGATCGTTCTTTACCATTCCAACCATGCGAACGTAATCCGCAACAACACGGTGACAGGCGATACGTGCGTCGGAATCCTTATCAGCCTTGGGGCAGGAAACTCCGCATATAACAACGTTGTTTACGGTAACTTCAACGGCATTGATGTTTCTTCTACTCCGGTCACTTCAGCCTTTATCTACAACAATACGCTTTTCAATAACTCCGGCTATGCGCTCTCCTTTGACAACTTTGGCTCTGGTCTTCCTAGCGGCGTCATTGCTAAAAACAACATTTTCTATATGGATGGTCATGCGATTAACGATGCTACGGCGGGACAGACGTGCAGCAACAACCTGAACGCCGGCAGCGTCACCCCATGCGGCACAGCGGAAGGCATGACCGATCCGCTCTTTGTTAATGCGGCGGCCGGCAACTTCCATATTCGCCCAGGCAGCCCTGCGGCAGGCACCGGCTTAGATCTATCCGCAACGTTCACGACGGACGCGGATGGTAACCCCCGGACGACGCCGTGGAGCATCGGCGCGTATATCCAGAGTTGCGTGATCAACCAGATCTGCCTGGTCCAATTGCAGTCGAGCATCATTCTCGGCCCTGGAGGGACGCTAAGCCAGACTCTCACGATCCCTGAGACTACAGGGAACCTGAATATCATCACCATCACCTATTGCCCGGACGCCTCTTGCGTCCTGAGCAATGCCGGCGGATCGTGCAGCATCACCGACAGCCAATTAAACAGCTACCCGTCAGCGATTCTCAATCTCGGGACTACCGGGGTCATCGGATGCGTGAACTACGCGAAAAATATCACCGGTGGCGCCAACACGATCACGGTGAACACGGCTGGTATCAGCACGCCCTACTACCTGACGGTCAACGTCAGCGAGTGGGTTGGCGCGGACAAGACGGCGCCGCTGGACCATACCGGGACGAACAACGGGACGGGCACGTCCTTATCGGCATCGGCAACGGCCACAACGGGTGACCTCGTCCTCGGTTTTGGCGCGAACATTAACGGTGGCGAAGTGATCGGCGCTGGATTCAATCAAATGCAGGATGCGCGGAATCAATACGAGATAGCGATGTCGAGCGGCACCGCGACCGCGACCTGGACTTCCAACAGCGGTCCTTGGCTGGCGAACGTCGCGACGTTTAAACCAGCCGGAGCTACCAACCCGATCGCACCTATTTTAATGGAACTCTTCAGGAGACACCGACAATGAAACGACTGCGGCTACTCTGGATTCTTTTGTTCTGCGCCGTCTCGACGCCAGCATGGTCTCAGTGTTTCTTGCGGCAATCGACTGGCGCTCAGACCCATCTGATCGGTCCGTTCCTGGATCCGTCAGACGGGAATACCGAAAAGAACGCGCTGACGATCAACGCGAGCGATATCCGCCTGGCGAAGGCAAGCGCTGATCCGGTGGCCAAAAACTCGGGAGGGGCGACCTTCAAAGAGGCTGGCAATTATTATATAACCCTCGATGCGACAGATACATCGACGGTCGGGACGCTCGAGATCAACGTTCACGTTGCGGGCGCTCTGTACGTCTTCAAGCCCTGCTATGTCGTGACGCCGGCCGTTTACGACGCCTTCTACGGAGCGAGCGCAACCGGGTACATCACGAACGCCCAGGTGGACGTCCGGCAGATTGTTGGCGCGGCCGTCAACACGGCGACCGCTCAATTGGGCGTGAATACGGTCAGCGCGTCGGCTGGTGCGATCAACCGCGCAGCCCTTAACGCCGACACGGGGCTTCAGTCGATCCGTTCGAATACCGCGACGGCGGGAGCCGCTACAACGATTACGCTCGACGCCGGAGCGTCGGCAACAAACAACTTCTACAACAATGACATCATTCTCATTACGGGTGGGACCGGCGCCGGGCAGGCGCGATTTATAACGGGGTATGTCGGCAGCACGAAAGTCGCGACCGTCGCGACCTGGGCCACAAACCCAGCCGCGGCAAGCACATTCGCTATCCTCCCATTCGACTCCGTCCCGGGCGCGAGCGTCCCGACAGTCGGCCAGATCTCGACGGCAGTCTGGCAGGATCTGCTCGCCTCGAGCGATTTCTCAACAGCCGCTTCGATAGGTAAGCTGCTGCATGACGACATCGATGCGGCAATCTCCTCCCGAATGGCGTCCGGCAATGTGACGGTAGCGACCAACCTGGATAAGACGGGCTATGCTCTGACGAGCGCTTACGATCCGGCAAAGACAGCGTCGCAAGCCGGCGACATCATGAAGGTCAGCTCGGGAACGGGCGCGAACCAGATCAACCTGTCGAGCGGAGCGGTCGCCGTCGCATCTCTGGCGGCGAATAGCGTGACGGCCGCCGCGATCGCAGACGGGGCGATCGATCGAGCGACTTTCGCGGCCGACACTGGGCTGCAGACAATCCGGTCGAATACGGCGGCGGCTGGCGCGGCCACGACGATCACGCTCGATGCCGGGGCTTCGGCGACGAATAGCTTCTACGTCAACGACATGATCTTGATCACGGGCGGGACCGGCGCCGGGCAGGCGAAGTTCATCACGGCCTATGTTGGCGCGACCAAGATCGCGACCGTCGGCACATGGGCGACGAACCCGGACAACACGAGCACGTTCGCCATCCTTCCATTCGACGTCGTACCTGGAGCGAGCGCCCCAACGGTCGGCCAGATTTCAACGGCCGTCTGGCAGGACCTACTTGCTTCGGCGGACTTCTCGACGTCTGCTTCGATCGGCAAGCTGCTGCACGACAACATCGACGCGGCGATCTCGAGTCGTTTGGCGAGCGGGAACGTCACGGTCGCGACGAACCTCGACAAGACTGGTTATGCTCTAACCTCGGCTTACGACCCGGCAAAGACAGCAGCTCAGGCTGGCGATACGATGAAGGTCAGCCAGGGCACGGCCGCCGGCCAGATTGATCTTGTGACCGGTCAGGTCAAGGTCGCATCGCTCGCGGCCAATAGCGTGAACGCGAGCGTGATCGCCGACGGCGCGATCGATCGCGCGACCTTCGCCGCAGACACGGGACTGCAGACCGTTCGTAGCAATACCGCGCAGGCGGGAGCCGCGACGACGATCACTCTCGACGCATCGGCCTCGGCAACTGATAATTTTTACAGCAACGATCTTCTTCTGATCACGGGCGGAACCGGCGCCGGGCAGGCGAAGTTCATTACCTCATACGTCGGCAGCACGAAGATTGCGACGGTCGCGACCTGGGTGACGAATCCAGACAACACGAGCACGTTCGCGATCTTGCCGTACGATGCGATCCCGGGTGCGACGGCACCGACGGCCGCACAGGTAGCGGCTACCGTCTGGCAGGACCTGCTAGCCTCGAGCGACTTCGCGACCGCCAGTTCGGTCGGCAAACTCCTGAAGGACAATATCGACGTGGCTATCTCCTCGCGTCTGGCTTCTGGCGGGGTCACCGTCACGACCAACAACGACAAGACGGGCTACGCTCTGACGGCCGCCTACGATCAGGCAAAGACTGCAGCCCAGGCCGGAGACACGATGAAGGTCAGCCAGGGAACCGGCGTCGGGCAGGTCGATCTGACGACCGGACAGGTAAAGGTCGGAACCAATAACGACAAGGCCGGCTATTCGCTCTCGACGGCTGGTAACAACAGCGCGGCCGACGCTTTACTAGATCGGGCGAGCGGGGCCGATGAAACCCTTCGCCAGGCTATGAGGTTAATCGCATCCGCCCTTGGAGGTAAAACGTCCGGCAGCGGGACCTCGACGATTGTTTTCCGCGACCCGGCCGATACGAAGAACGTGATTAGTTGCACGGTCGACGTCAACGGCAACCGGACAACCTGCACGCTGACCTTGAACTAATGTCGAGAAGCCATCTCCCAGGATTCCCCGGGGGGTATTTCCCCGGGGGATACATACCATCGAGCGGTACGACTCCCGGTCCTCCGGTTGGGAAGTACAACGCGTTCAACCAGTTTGTGGCGGATCTGGCGAACAAGGTGCACGACCTCGCGGCCGACGCTCTGAAGTTTGCCCTAACTGCCACGTCGCCGGTCAACACGAATGCGGTCCTGTCTGACATCTCAGAGATTTCGTACGTCAATTGTTCCTCGAGGCTGCTGACTGTCGTTTCGTCCAAACAGTCCAACGGGCTGTATCGATTGGTCCTCGCGCCGATCTCGCTCACCGCCTCGGGAGGGACGGTCGGACCGTTCCGATATCTCGTGGTCTACAACTCGACTCCGACGGCCGGACCGCTCATCTCCTGGATTGACTGCGGTGCTAGCGTAAGTATAGGAAACGGCCAGTCTTTCGCGATTTCCTTCGACCAGACAAACGGGTTAATAAAGGTGCACGCGTAGATGTCGTTCGACAATCATGCGAATTTAGGGCAAAGCACTGTAGGGACGGCTCCGTCGCCGGCCTCGAGCGGGACAACGCTCACGCCTGTCGACCCGACCAGCTTCCCGGCTGCCCCGTTTAACTGTACGATCGCTCCAGCCAACACGGCACCGACGAAGGCCAATAGCGAGATCGTTCGGGTTACCGATACGTCTGGCGGTATATTCACGATCATCCGCGCGCAGGAAGGCACGTTCGCCCGCACGATCCTGGTCGGCGACGTCATCGATAACTCGATAACCGCCAAGGTCCTCACGGACGTCGAGGATGCGATTTCGAACGAACTCAGCGTTCGAGCGGCGGCCGACAACGTCCTCTCGCAGGGTGTCAGCATCGTATCGCAGGCCTTATCTGTAGAGACGGCTGCTCGGGTCGCGGCCGACAACACGATCAGCCAGGGGGTTTCTGTCGTCAGCCAGGCGCTGTCGGTCGAAACGGCCGCCAGGATCGCCCAGGCCGACACGCTTTCGAATGCCGTGTCTATCCTATCCCAGGCTGTCTCCGTGCTGTCGCAGGGCGTTTCTGTCGTATCCAATGCCCTGTCGAACGAGACCTCGAATAGGATATCTGCCGACAACGTCCTCTCGAACGCGATTTCGGTGATCTCCCAGCAGGTCTCGCTGATCTCGCAAGCGGTTTCCAATGAGATATCTAATCGAGTCTCGGCGGACAACGTCATTTCAAACGCCGTATCGATCGTCAGTCAGGCGGTTTCGATCGTTTCGACGGCCGCCTCAAACGCGCTGTCAGTGGCGAATGCCGCATCAAACGCGGCATCGATCGTCAGCCAAGCAGTTTCCATCGTATCCACAGCGGCCTCGAATGCCCTGTCGGTCGCGAATGCTGCATCCAACGCTGCATCGATCGTTTCGAACGCACTGTCGAATGAGACGTCCAATCGGATTTCGATAGCCAACGCGCTGTCCAACGCCATCTCGATCCTGTCTCAGCAGGTATCGGTCTTATCGCAGGCGCATTCGGTCCTCTCGCAGGCCCACTCCGTTCTCTCGCAGACCGTGTCGAATGAGATCTCGAACCGCGGATCCGCGATCAACGTCGTATCGAACGCTGTTTCCATCGTATCGACAGCGGCCTCAAACGCGCTATCCGTCGCCAACGCCGCGTCGAACGCCGCGTCGATCGTATCAAATGCAGCCTCGAACGCACTATCTGTGGCGAATGCCGCATCGAATGCCGCTTCGATCGTATCGAACGCCCTGTCGAATGAGATCTCGAATCGTGGATCCGCGATCAACGTCGTCAGCAACGCAGCTTCGATTATCTCCCAGCAAGTATCCGTTCTCTCGCAGCAGGTTTCGGTCTTATCTCAGGCCCACTCGGTTCTCAGCCAGCGGATGAGCACGTTAGCCGGAGGGCTGACAGGCCAGGTCCTCAAGAAGAATACGAATACGGACTACGATTGGGCGTGGGCTGCCGATGCAACTGGCGGCAGCGGGAGCGCGACCGTCACATCGAATGCGATCAGCATCATATCGCAGGCGCTTTCTCTTCATTCCCAGCAGATCTCAGTGCTTTCGCAGGGAGTATCGATCGTCTCGACGGCCGCGTCAAATGCGCTGTCGGTAGCGAACGCGGCGTCAAATGCGGCGTCGATCGTGTCGCAGGCCGTTTCCATCGTCTCTACGGCCGCGTCGAATGCGCTGTCGGTAGCGAATGCCGCATCGAATGCCGCTTCGATCGTCAGTCAGGCGGTCTCGGTTGTCTCGACGGCGGCTTCAAACGCGCTGTCCGTCGCTAATGCCGCGTCAAATGCGGCATCGATCGTAAGCCAGGCTGTGTCGGTCCTCTCGCAGCAGGTGTCCGTTTTGTCGCAGGCGGTGTCCGTCCTGTCGCAGGCCGTATCTGTCATCTCGCAGACGGTTTCCGTCCTGGACACGGTCCGGACGGTGATTGTGAGCACGGTGCAGACGATATCCGCGACAGGACTGACGAATATCAGCGGGATGAGTCTTTCGGTGGACGCCGCTAAGATATACCGCATTGAAGCGCTTATCATGTTCAACCGCGGAACGACCTCGGCGCCGACGAAGTTCGGGCTGACGTTCCCGGCGATGGCGCAGACCCGCGGCTACATCTTCATGCCGACGAGCGCAGCCGCGGCGGCTCCAACGATCTCGGCCGTCGGCGTATTCGCACCATGGAAGGGCGATTCCGCTTCCGGTTCGACGACCCTGTCGAACGCGCCGGCGTCCGTAACGTACTTGAGTACTTTCGCGACATACGAGGGTATATTCGTCGTCTCGACGAACGGGGTTGTCCAATTGCAGGCGGCGGCCAGCACGACGACCGCGGCAATGGTGATCCAGCGCGGCAGTTACATGCGGCTATTCCGCATCGGGTAGCCTCATGGCATTCGGTTTCTACAAGGGCGTGCGGATCCAGACAGGCCAGGCGGGGACTGCTCAAACCAATTTCCCGGCGCTGGTCCCCTTCCTGGCTGGCGATGCCGATTTCGCCTCTGTGGCGAACGGCGGAAAAGCGCGCACTGACGGATTTGATATCCGTCCTTACGCAGATTCCGGCCTAACTGTTGCACTCACCTTCCAACTGGTTTCGTACAGCGCGGCGACCGGCGCTTTTGAAATGTGGGTTCTTCTGCCGACGGCCCAGGACGGAGTTACTGTCTACATGGCTGTCGGCGACAACGCAGTGTCCACAGACGGCAGCAGCACGTCGGTCTGGGATTCTAATTTTTACGGCGTATACCACGACCCATCGACCGGTACCGACGCATCACAGGGCGGCAACACCCTGACGAATCACAATAGCGTGTCATCATCAGCATCCGGCCAGATCGGTAATGCCGGTAGTTTTGCCAGCGCCAGCACTCAATACATGGATAAGACTGCCGTGTCGCAGCCGGCCGCGATCACGATGAGTGGCTGGATTAACCCCACGACGCTCAGTGCTACTTACAATACGCCGCTCACCAGTCAAGACGCCGCGAATACTATTTTCGCCGCCCTCCATGTCAAGAGCACGGGTAAGATGGCGTGCTATGTCAATACGACGCTGAATTCCGGGACGGTGCTTGTTGATCCAGGCAGCCACACGGTGAGTACGGGAACTTTGACTCATATCGCCATGACCTACGACAGCGTGTCCGGACTGGTGGTATATGTAAATTCGGCCTCGGACGGCACGTTCGCAGCAAACGGGACCATCGTTTCAGGCACGGTCATCACCACGATCGGGCGTGATCCTGGGACAGCGGGCCGTGAATGGAACGGGCTGATCGACGAAGTCCATTTATCAAACATCGCCAGATCGGCAAGTTGGATTACGACGGAATACAATAATCAGGTAAACTTGGGCAACTTCTGGACGAAAGGCACACTGGTCCCGGCGTCTTTCACGCCACAAAAAATGGCAGCGCGGCCTGGAGTATTCAACGCATGAGCAAGCGACTCGATATCAACGAAAAGCAGGACGTCCAATACGCGGTACCTCTCTGGCTACGCGATGAACAGGTGCGCGTTAATTCCGCGCGAGTGCCTGGACGTATCCAGCCGAATTACGACAAGCGCCAGGACCCTGTAGCTATCGTCTGTTACGGGCCATCTCTCAACGAGACCTGGGAACAGGTCCGGGGCTTCCCGTTCATCATCTCCTGTTCGGGCGCTCACAAGTTCTTACTCGAGCGCGGGATCGTCCCAAGTTGGCATGTCGAAGTAGATCCGCGCGATCATAAAGTTGAATTGCTTGGGCTTCCACATGCCGAGGTCGAATACCTGCCGTCCTCGACGTGCCATCCCAAATACATCGAACACCTTATGGAGCACGGCGCCAATGTCAAACTGTGGCACGTATTCTCGCCACACGAGGACGTGCATCGGGTGCTGCCGGCTGGCGAGTGGGCGCTCACAGGCGGTTCGAGTGTTGGGCTGAGGGCGCTTACGATCGCCCGCTTTATGGGATTCACTGAACTTCATATCTTTGGCATGGACGGCTGTTTCCGCAAAGACGTTGGCAATCATGCCGCCGCTCATCCTAATCAACCTAGGAACTGGGCCATCACGGAGTACAAAGGGAAGGAATATTTCACAAATTCTTCGGTGATGCACTGCGCGCAGGAGACCTGGCACGAGTTGGATCAGATGCCAGATGTTAAGGCGACGTTCTATGGTGAAGGCCTCGTCCAGGCGATGGCCAAGGATTACCAGCAGAAGTCCGGAGCACCGGCCACACCGGCGGTTATCGGGTTCGCCAAGCCAGAATTGATTTCGGCGGAATACGCAGAATTGAACGCGCAACTCCATCGGGACAACCTGGCGTACGGGGTAGGCGGTGGGAAGCATGCCGAGACCGTACAGAAACTGGTCGGACTGTTGGCCAAGAAGAGTGACCGGCCGGTCTCGGTCCTGGACTACGGATGCGGGAAGTCGCAACTGCAGAAGGCGCTAGCCTTTCCCATCTATGAATACGATCCAGGGATCCCGGGAAAGCAGGAGTCGCCCAGATCGGCAGACCTCGTTATTTGTACGGACGTCCTTGAGCACGTCGAACCTGACAAACTATTCTACGTACTCGACGATCTGTGTCGCTGCGTGCGGCAGTTGGGATTCTTCACCATCAATACCGGACCGGCGGCCAAGACACTGCCGGACGGCCGGAATACGCACCTGATCCAGAAGGGCGCGGCCTGGTGGCGGAAGAAACTCGAGAAGTTTTTCAAGATTGGACAGATTATCGCCCGCGGCGCCGAACTTTATGTCGTTGTCGCACCAAAGTCAAAGAAGGAGAACAAGCATGACAGCAGACGAAAAGCAGGCTGAACTCGCAAAATTGAACGACCTGATCAATGCGCTTCGATCGGACATCCTGGCTAAGACAGGTCATCTCGGCGAATTAAAGGCAGCCCGGGCGGCACTCAAAGCCAAGCCGACGGAATGAGTTTCCCGGTCTTTATCGGATACAGCGCGCACGAGCGGGAAGCCTGGAGGGTTGCGAAGGACTCGCTGCTGTACACCACGCAACTGCCGGTCGACGTGCAGCCGCTTTACTACCGGATGATCCCAAGCCTTTATTGGCGCCGGACGGTCATGCGGCAGGCCGAGGCTTTACGGTCCGGCCGCCTCTGGGATGTCGTATCGGATGCGCCGATGTCGACCGACCATGCGATCGCACGGTTTTTCATACCACAGATGCTGCCGGCCAAGGGCTGGGCGCTCTTTACCGATGGTGACGTGCTCTTCCGTCGCGGGATTGCGGAGTTGGTCAAACTGGCGCATCCACAGTACGCGGTGATGGTAGTCCAGCACGATTACACACCGCAGACGCCTACGAAGAAGGACGGAGACCCTCAACTGCCGTACGCGCGTAAGAACTGGAGTTCGGTGATGCTCTGGAATCTCGAGCATCCGGCGCACCAGAAGCTGACGCTGACGGCGCTGAACAGTCTGCCAGGCCGCGACCTCCATCGGTTCTGCTGGTTGGATGACAGCCAGATCGGACGGCTGCCGGAGGAGTGGAACTGGCTGGCCGGCCATTCGTCGCCCGATCTCGACCCGGCGATCGTCCACTACACCGAAGGGGTGCCGGACGTCATTGGATATGAGGACGCGCCGTACGCGGATGAGTGGCGCGCCCACAGAGAGTGCCCATCGGAGTGTATGTAAATGTTCGGCGCCTTCTATTTCGGTCAGACCTATTTCGGTGACACGACCCCGAACTCGTCATCCGGCGGTCTGACGAGCATCATCGTCGGGAACGGCTCGTACATCCTGTCGTTCACGCAACTCCAACGCCTCAAAATCACACCCACATACCTGAGCGTCAAGCAGGATTTGACAGAGATTTGGAACCGCTCTTGACAGACCGATTAGCCTAAAGTTGTAGAAAGAAAAGCGGCCGACCTTGCCGGGCCGACCGCTTTCAGTGGCGACCGCGTGGGAGCGATCGGCCAGGGAACGATAGTAGAACCCCAGCCTAACACCCTCCCTTACGACGGTCAAACGTTAATTTAATTTATTAAACGCGTAGCCGTTAGTCCGTAGCGCTTAGCCAGAGATGGCCGCGAAGGATCCGGAAGCGAGGGACCATGCCAATTAATCCGAAACTCAAAGAGCAGCTTGAAAAGACGCAGATGGACGAGAAGTACCGAGCGAACCTGATTGCCACGCTCGAGGACGCGCCGGCCGATGTTCAGAATCTGTGGATGTCGCGCGAAGATTACACCCGCCAGGCGAATGCCCTGAAGGCTGAGAAAGCCGATTGGGACGTCAAGAACAAAGACTTTTACGACAAATCGAATGCCGCTGTCACCGCATGGAAAGACGAAGTCAAGAAGGCGAATGACGCGGTCACGGCAGCCCAGGCACGAATCGCCGAACTCGAAGCCGCTGGCGGATCGGGCCGCGGTGGCGAGCGGACGCCCGCTGAAGAGGATGCGGTATCCAAGGAAATCGCGAAACTCAGCGCCGGCATCACTGGTCTCCAGGAGCGGCTGAAGAGCGTCGTGACGCCAGACGAGTTGAATAAGAAATGGCAGGACGGGATTGGATTTATCGGCGACCAGATCCTGACGATCAACGAAATCCAGGCCAGCCACATCGAGAAGTTCGGCAAGCGCATGACGAAGGCCGAGATCACCGAGTTGATCAAGTTCACGAACGATCAGGCGGCTCTCGGTAAGAACCTCGATCTATCCGAAGCCTACACGGCCAAGAACGCGGACGAACTCAAGAAACTCGAGCGCGCTCAGTGGGAAAAGGAATGGGCTGAAAAGCACAACACGAATCAGAACGTGCCAGGCGGCGGCGGACCGGGTGGTCCAGGAGCGCCAGGACGCGGACCGCTCGAGTTACGGCTGGAGCAGGAGCGCAACCGCACGAGCGGCGGCACGGGTGACAAAGGATACGCCACGTGGCAGGAAGCGGCGGCTGCGGCCGGCCAGGAACTTGTCAACGAGGGCAAATTTTAACGACCAACGCCACGACTTAGTTTGCGACCGTAACCGAGGCCGGCCAGCCCGGAAGGTCAGTCAGACCGTCGATTTAGCGACAGTGGTCACATGGACAGACCCAAATTTTTCAAAGGAGACTAAGTTATGGCGTTAACGTGGGAAGACTTGAACGGAAAAGTTCAGGACAAAATCATCCCCACTGTAGCGGACGTCGTATACAAGAGTTCTCCCGTCTTCGTTCGTATTCGCACGAACAACGGCCAGCAGTTCGATGGTGGCATCAAAATTCGCCAGAACATCGGCTACGCGGAGTTGAACGGCGGACCGTTCGGACGCGGGGAAACCTTCAATACGGATTACGTTCAGACTGACACAGCATTCGCTGTCGATCCGAAGTTCTATTACGTCAACGTGTCGCTCTACGGCACGGACGACGTTCTGGCACGCGGACCGATGCAGGCCGTCCCGTTCGTTGGCAGCAAATTGGCCAACGCGGCTGGCAAGATGGCGAAGCTGATCGCGACCGACATGTATTTGGACGGTCTCGGTACGAGCAGCAGCACGAAATCCGTCGACGGCTTCAATCAGTGGTTCGACAACGGATCCCTCTTCACGACGGTCGGCGGTATCACCCGCACGGACCTCGGCGTATCGAACGGCACGAACAACCAGGGTGCCAACGGATACGTAGCATCGCTCTCGAGCGGCTTCTCCCTGAAGGCGGTCGAACTCGCGATGGGTAGTTGCTGGTTCGGTGTGCAGCATGTGGACATGCTGGTATCGGATCAGAACTCGTGGAACTGGTTCTTCAACAAACTGCAGCCGATGCAGCGGTTCAACGAGGAGTCCTCGGATGTGGCGAAAGCCGGCTTCCGCTCGTTCAATTTCATTGGCGCCCAGGTTGTTGTCGACCAGTATTCCCCTGCCGGCAGCATGTACGGAATGAACACGAAGCAGGAGAACCTGATGTTCTTCACTTCGACCCTGAAGCGGTACCAGTTTGGGTTCACCGGCTTCAAGGAAATCTACAATTCGGATGACCGAAGTGGTCAGTACCTCTGGGCCGGAAATATTATCGTGGCGAACCCACGGTACAACTTCCGTCTTACCAACATCCCAACGCTGAGCTAAGGGGAGGATAAAACAATGACACAGCCAAGTCTAGTCCCCGGCGGAACGTACGGCAATATTGCGATTGCCCAGCCGCAGATCAGCCCATTGGGTTGGTACAACCAGGCCGACCTGACGCCGAAGAACCCAATCGGCGGTAAAGTCCGCTACGGAAACATCGTCATCCGGTACGTGAAAATCGACGTGACGGTCGTTCCTGTCGCAGGCGCCCCGCTGTACGCACTGACGTTTACGCCAGGCGGAGTACCGGGCACGACCGTGCCGGTCATCACTCTCGCAACCGACTACGATGGTACGGGTGCGACGAGTTCCCTGCAGGTTCAGGGCGTCATGGGTCCGTTCACGATCACGCTACCGCTCGTCGCGTTCTATACGTGGGTTCAGGTAGGCGGAGTCGCGCAGTGCGTCGGTACCGGCGTCACGGCCCAGTCGAACATCCTGATCGGGTCGACGACGGACAACCAGTTCGCCGTTATCGCGGACGGATCGACGGTCACGAACGTTCCGGCGGCTCGCGTCGTCGGTGCGTGTGTCGCCGGTCAGGTCCCGGCGCTGTTAATGAACATGGATTGGTAAGAATCCGGCCCGGGCAACCGGGCCGCTCTTACACTCTTAAAAGAAAGGAGAACAATCTATGCCAGCAGCAGTCGAAAATGCGGACCGGTATGTCGACGTTTTCGGTCGTACGGCGATCGAGATTACGAACGTGACATGGGGCAATGGTGATACGTTCGTGAGTGAATACGCGGCGGTTATCAACGCGGAATTCACGCCAACGACCAACGCATCGTCAGGGGTGACGATCTCAGGAAAGACGATTACCCTTCAGAGCGGTGGTACGTTAACCGGCAATCTCGTCGTCTACGCAGACAACCACTAAAGACAGCCAGCGGTAGGTGAGAACGCGACCGCTGGCTATTTTCTCGCCCGTTTATTCTGCTTTAAGAAATTAAATTGACTCTACGATAGGTTTCGCGTAAAACCATTGCTCGATGGCGACCTTCCTTTATTATGGCGACTTCCAACATTTCGGCTACTGTGAAAACTGGATCGCCGATGCGCTGGATCGCAATGGGCATCACTGCCTGCGGATCCAGCGGCGCCGGGAGTTCAAGGAAGAGCCGGTCATCGAGATCGCGAACAAGTACGGTGCCGACTATCTCCTGATCTCCAAGGCCCCGGAAGTCCAACCTGAAAATCTACGAAGCCTGCGCGCGCACACGCGAATGAAGGTCGCCCTCTGGTCGTTCGACTGGATGGCGCACCCGCAGAACTGGGAATGGTTCATGCCGCTGGCGACCGAGGCCGATATCTCCTTTCAGACGGACGGTACGGACGCCGACAAGTTCTATGCGTTCCACGGGATCAACCGCGTCGAACTCCACCAGGGGTGTGTGCCGGGCCTGCACGGTCTCCCGCGGGCGGACTTCAGGCCGATACGCTACGGTCTGTCGACATACGGCGTCGATCTGGCGTTCATCGGGAGTTCGTACACGCAGCGCCGGCAAAGCCTGTTCGACGAACTTGCACGATATAAGGGCTTCCGGAAGTGGGGCGAACCTGGGCACCAGTTATGGGGTAACGAGTTCGCGGCCGTCTGCCACCTGTCCAAGATCGTGATCGGCGATAACTTCGTCAACAATGTCCCTGGCTACTGGTCGGACCGCGTGTATCTGACGCTCGCGTGCGGCGGATTCTTCCTGGCGGCGTACGTGCCAGGCCTCGAGAATGAATTCGAGAATCACCGACATCTTGTATGGTGGCACGACTTTGAGGGGCTGCATAAGCTGATCGAGTACTACCTCCCGCGCGAGGCCGAGCGCCGCGCGATCGCGGTCGAGGGACAGCGGCTGGTCCATCGGGAGCATACGTACGATCGGCGAATCCAGCGGATGACCGAAGAGTTGGAGAAGTTATGAATCCAGACCAAGTGGAATGGGCGGAGCGGCGCATGCCAAAGAGAACCGTTAGTCCACCGACCGGCGAGATCGCGAGCGAATTTGACTTGCGCGTATGTGCGCAGCATCTATGTCCAGTCGGAATGGTGTCAAACGCCTGGGGCGAGCCGTTTATCTGTCTGGCGAAACTCCATCGGATGGAAATCGAGGAGACTCGGTGCATTCCCATAAACCTGCCTCGATTAAGGGAACGACTCTCGCTCGGCTGGGTAGTTGAATGATTCTGACGATGCCCGAACTCGCGATTGTCCTGAACAACGCGGGCCACCAGTTCATCAACGACTATCACAAGGATAAGCCCCAGTTGATTCCCGGCGGATTCCTGATGATGTCGTACATCCTGCAGGCGATGGATATGAAGAAGCGGGACGAGTCGATCGACACGGCGATGAACCGGCTGATTGAACCGCGGCCCGCCTTGGACCTCGCGCTCGAGGCCGACCGGGACGCGCTGGGGGCGCTCCTGAAGGGCATGCTCGGCCCGACGCTCGGCGTCGAGACCATCCTCGTGATCGGCGTGACCGGCGAGAATCGCACGTACATCATTCACTTCTCGCCCAATGAGACGTCCGGCCTGAAGGCGGTTGATGAAGTTAAGGAACTCATGCAGTCAATCATTTCGGACCCGAATGCGGAGAATTTAGATTTATGACAAACGAAGGCAAAACCTACGGCGCCGCATCTGGGGCGCAGGATCTCTATATTGTTGAGGCCCGCACTAGTTACATTTCGCCTGAAGTCCACTGCGGCATGATTCTTGACGGCCAATGGCGTCGAGTTTATTTCCCGGAGAGTCCGATCGGCATCAAGACGCTCACCTATAGCCGTATCGCCGATGAACTCCAGTTGCTCAACTACGAGGCCGCGCTTGCGCGGGCCACCTGGTTTATGTCCGAACCGAGTTCCGGAGAACTGCCGTTCCATGCGTTGTGCGTCCAGACGCGAATCGTGAAAGTCAAGCTGACGTATTCGTACTCCACGGAGGAGGTCGGCGTTGGCGAGATGCTGAGCGCGGCTGAAATGTGGCGGTCTGCTAAATTCACAAAGAGAGAAGCATGAAGTGGTGTAGCACGAGCGTCCGCCTGACGACCGCCCCGATCGATCGGATGTGCAGCCCCAACTGCAACGATCAGATTGCCGCGCGCGCGTTCGGGGCGACCGAGCATATTAGCCCGCTCGCGTACGACCGCCTGATGGAGTTCGATGCGATCTTTGTCACAATGTTCAAGATCAGAGAGTCTTTCGAATCGCGGTGGATGGACGTCGCTCACCGTCTAGCCGATGCCGGCAAGCGTGTCGTGCTCTTCCAGGAAGCCGAGACCTCGTGGCCGATGGGTCGGTCGTGGGAAGAACAGAGGGATTTCATCGAACTACTTGGCAAGGTTCACCTGTTCTTGACGCACAACGAGCGGGATGTTCGGCTATGGGGGCAGTTTTGCCGCAAAGGGACGGCCATACGGTGGCGCACCTGTCTGGACCTGGGTGGACTGCACAGGCTGTCGATCGATCCGGCGGAGAAGCAGCGAGCGATCCTCTGCGGATCCAGTTACAACAGCCGTGCGAACGGTCTTACCGGGCTGCTCGCCTGTAAAGGCATGGGATACCCGCTCTGGCATCACGACCGGTCGACCGGCTACGAGGAGCAGAATCGCGAGATGCCGTATCTGTGCGACACGCGGATCGCAAAGGAAATCCCACACAGCGGCTGGTATGAATGGCTAGCCGCGATCTCCGGCGCCTACATTGCCGTGCACCCGATGCCGGCGGCGGCTGCCGGCCGGGACCAGATTGCATTCGCGGCGCTCGGGATCCCGTGCGTCGGGAACGTCGAATTGGATATACAGCGGGAATTATTTCCTGATCTATATTTGGATGATCTATACGATCCGGACGGAATCCGCATGTTGGTTAGCCAACTCCTGGGGGATGACGACTTCTATAAGGATTGCCGTGACCGGGCGATGAAGCGCGTCAGTCAGTACGATCTTCCGGCCGCGGCCGTCCAGGCGCGAGAGATCAAGCAGACAGTGTGGGGGTGGGAATGAATCCGATACCGGTTCTGTTTGTGACTTACAACCGGCTGGAGTACTCGAAGCAGGCGCTTGAATCTATCTGCTACAGCCCGGGCCTGCCGATCGAATTGGTGATCTGGGACAACGGATCTACCGACGGGACAGTCGAGTGGCTAAAGGAGGAAATCTCCTGGCGTCAACAGCGGAATGCGATAGGCCCGCATATCCACTTTAGTCCGAAAAACGTCGGCCTCGCTCCAGCCATGAACTGGTTCTTCCGTAGGCATGCGGGCGCTCCGTATGTTGTCAAATGTGATAACGATACGATCCTGCCGGATAACTGGCTGGCGGACCTGATGGACGTGATGACAAGCACGATGGGCAAATATAACCCAATCGGCGCAGTGAGTGGCACTTGCCTGCGCCCTCCCGGGCTAAAGGCTGTGGATTGGTACGCGGCGATGCCAAAGTATCCGTTCGGTGAGCATACGCTCTACTTCAACCCGGCCTGCCTCGGCACCGGAGTCCTGATTAACATGGCCATGATAAGAGAACGCGGCCTGCTATTCGAGAAGTTCCCGCGTGCGCCCGGTGCCGGGCCGGATGACCGGTGCTTGATCTCTGGATGGGGCGCCTACATTCAGGAAGCCTCGGCGTACTCGGACTGGCGATTCGCGATGTATTCGAAGGTTCCGGTGAAGTTGCTCAATCTGAAGGAAGATCAGGTGCTGTCGAACGACTACCCGGAGTACGACGCGGAGGTCAAGAAAGTACGCGACGAGGGGAACGCCTGGTGGGAGTCGGTCGGCGGAATCGACGGCGTACGTAAGTACGTGCAGAATCACGGCGGACTCGAGCAGTTGCCGAAGAAAGGTCTTAGCTTGGACGCGATCAATACTTTCATGAGGCAGCATTACCAGCCGATATTCACATTAGGATCTGAGCAATCGTGCATGCCGAAGCCTTTCCGCGATCTGATTCGCGATCCGATCATGTACGGCGAGGAAGGTTTGCCGCCATCCGTCTGGACCGAGGCCTCCGGCCTGGAGGCCAGATCGACATTCGAGTTCTGGTCTACGCGGGTGAAGCAGCACGGCGCTCACGCGTCGACGTTCCTGACGACCCCGCAGGCGCGGATCAACGAATTCACGGCAGAGCATATGTCGATCCTGCAGGAGCACGCGCGGGATAAGGACGTGCTTGAGGTTGGCTGCGGATGGGGGCGAATGAGTTGGCCGATTTCACGTCTTGCGAAAAGCTACATCGGTACCGACTTTATACCAGAGTTGGTGGATAAGGCGCGTGAATCGCTACCCGACCTCGAATTCCTGGTAGCGCATGCCACATCGCTGCCGTTCCAAGATGGGGCGTTTGACCTCGTGGTCGCGATCGCCTGCCTGTCCTCGTTTGCCGCGATCTTAAATAAGGTGGAGGCGGAGTTGAAGCGCGTGCTCCGCCCGGGCGGACGCATTCTCTTCCTCGAGGAAGATTTCGCGCGCATTGACTGGAAGTTGAAAAACGTATGAAACGTAAGGTTGGTTTAAGCATGAAGCGTAGCGTCGGCTTTGAAGGCGCGTTCTCCAGAATTCTGGACCGCAAAGAAAAAGGCAAGCCTGAAACGCGTGGGCGCAAGAAGAAGCCGCGAGAAGCGGACCTCGGCAACACGGACTCCGGGCGAACGATCGCGACCGGGCCGCCGGCGTTTAAATACGGAAGGCAATCCCGATGAGTCAAAAACTTGGCCTCAATCTTGGCTGCGGGCGGGACGTCCGGCCGACAACCGCATCCATCCGCTGGATTAACGTTGATTACGACGCGGACGTCCATCCTGATATCGTCGGGAGTGTTGAGTTCCCATTCCCGGGCGTCGAGTTCGGGACCGTCGATGAGATTGAAGCGAACGACATTCTGGAGCACGTTCCGTATCGGGAGAGCGCCCTGACTCGATGGCATGACGCGCTTAAGCTGTGGATTAAATACCTTGCGCCTGGCGGGCGAATCCGGATCCAGGTGCCGGATATCCACGCGATTATCGACCGCTACTGCGCCCGCGATATCGACTTCCGAACGTTAAACCGTGTACTCTTCGGCGAATCAACAAACACCTTGGACCATCATTATCAGGTATTCGACATGGACGAACTGGCATACGTACTGGAACTCCTCGGCCTCGAGATCCTGGAGAAGCGGCGGCTACACGTGTGCGCAATCATCATTGCGAGGAGGCCCGCATGACCGGCCGACAGTTGGGGACCATGCAGATCGAGAACGATCTGGTGGTTGTGACCGACCGGCTACTGGAGACGATAGAACGTAGAGAGATCATGGCCTCGATTGGCGAGACTGACTCTTGGTGGTTGGAGCACATAAGCGAATGGGTGGCCCGGATCGATCAGGGCGCCATTGCATACGGCACGCTGATCGAGATCGATAAGAACTGTGTCACCGCCTACGTCTGCGTGAAGCCCGACCGTCGCGGCCTCGGCATCGGACGATTCATGAGTCGCTTCGCCGTCGATCTGGCAATCCGTAACCGGTACCGGCTAATCGTCATTCAGGTGGATAACGATGCGGCGAAGGCGATCGCGCTCGATCTGGAGTTCGAACCGGTACCGGACAGGCCTGAATACATGCAGCGAGAGTTGAAATGGGTGGAGACTTACTAGGAGGACCGATGGACGAACAGTCGAGTTTTAAAGGCTTCGCGATCGTGGAGATTTATGGACATTCGAAAGCGGCCGGCTACGTGACGACGGAGACGTTCGGCACCGCCTGCCTGTTCCGAGTCGATACGCCGGAACTTCCGGAGCGCGAATACGAATTACCGGAACCACAGTATGTGGACCATGTTTGGCGGCCGAAAGGTTCGAAGGTGCGCCGACCGAAAACGGAAGCGCGCTCCGAGTACGTTGGCCCTGGCGCGGTCTTCCGCCTCCACCCGTGCACCGAAGAGGCGATGAAAGCCGCCGTCGAGGGGATGTATGCTCGGCCGCTGATGCTGCTCAGCCTGCCGGATGGGTACCAACTCCCGGAGACCGTGACGAATGAAGGCGATGAAGTTGAGGAGGAGTTCTTAAGATAAATGTCTGAGCATTCCAATATTTCATGGACTTCAGCGACTTGGAACCCGGTCGTCGGCTGTCAGAAGGTGAGCGCCGGTTGCGATAACTGCTACGCGATCCGCGACGGCTGGCGGATGGGCCACAATCCGAACGAGAAGGTCAACCGTGCGTACTCCGGATTAGTCTATAGCCTGAACGGACGGCTGAACTGGACGGGCGCCGTCCGGACCCTCGAGGATCGACTGGAGATCCCGCTGCATTGGAAGAAGCCGCGGCGCATCTTCGTCAACAGCCAGTCGGATCTGTTTCATAAGGACGTGCCGGAGGATTTCATCCGCGCGGTCTTTTCCGTGATGGCGCGCGCCCACTGGCATACGTTTCAGGTGTTGACGAAACGGCCACAGCGAATGGCGGCGATCCTGCAGGAATGGATGCTCGACGGCCTCACACTGCGTGAAGGCTATGGCGCGGATCTGCCGAACGTCTGGTTGGGAACGTCCGTCGAAGACCAGAAGACGGCGAACGAGCGTATCCCGAGTCTGATACAGACGCCTGCGGCCGTCCGATTCGTCAGTTACGAACCGGCGCTCGGCCCGGTCGATTTCACGAACTTCGAGATCATGGGCCATTCGATGGACGCGCTACGCGGCGAATGGTGCTCGGAGGACACTAGCTGCATGGTCTCCGACAAGAGCGACAATGCGATCGGATGGGTGATCGTCGGCGGCGAGAGTGGTCCAGGCGCACGGGTATTTGATATCGGGTGGGCGCGCTCGATCGTCCGTCAGTGTCGTGCGGCCGGCGTCCCGGTATTTGTTAAACAACTAGGGTCCCGGCCCATGGAATTCGCACCGAATTGCTACCGGCTGGTCTCGCTTGAAGATAAGAATGGCGGCGATCCGTCCGAGTGGCCAGCCGATTTGCAGGTGCAACAATTTCCAGCCTGAACGTTAGAGTCAGGCGGTCCGGAGTGCGGCCGGTTTCCGTACTGTTTATGACGCTTATTCTAGGCCGGCCGGCGGTCGGCCTTATTTTTCGGAGGACCGATGAAACCAAGCGTAGGACGAATCGTGATCTATCATCACCCCGGCAGCGCGGACGGTAAGTACGCGCCAACGACGTCGCCGGCAATCATCAGAGAGTTGGACCCTACCGTAGAAGGCAAGGTTCAGCTTTTCGTATTTGGACCTAAAGGTCAGCACCAGGACTGGGCTGTTTTCGGAACCGGGCCTTGCCAGTGGTCGTGGCCTGAGCGCGTATGACAGTCGGAATCGTCTCATATCTTTCCAAGCGCGGGCTGGGCACGATGGCCCACGATCTCCGTCAGCAACTGGGGATCAACCGTCAACTCGTGATCCCGGACGGTCCGGACTGGCCGTACTCACTCGAATGGGCAAACGGCGAGGAGTTCTACCTGCAGCAGTGGGAGATCGCGCCCCAGGACCTCGAGGCCTGGCAGTCGACGGACAAGATCGACACGCTGGTCTCGATCGAGACCGGTTTCGGCGATCGGACGTTCAAGACGGCGAAAGAGTTGGGAATGCGGACGATTCTGATCGTCATGTGGGAGTCGTTCAATCCGAACCTGCCGGCCTATCAGAACGTCGACCTGTATGTCTGCCCATCGTATAAGGCGTTCCAGGAGGTACCGCGAGACAACAAGATCTTCCTGCCCTACCCGGTCGACCTGGACGAGTTCCCGTTTATCCAGCGATCGGGACCGGCAAAGATCTTCATTCACAATGCAGGATCCGGCGGAATGAACGGCCGCAAGGGGACGCGTGAGACCATCCGCGGATTCATCAAGGCGGACGTCCCAGGCGCGACGCTGCTTGTTCGCTGCCAGGAAGTCTTTAGCCGGATCTGTCCGGAGTTCGATGGGAACCTGCCGTCGAACGTCAAGATCGATTACGGGTCCCGCGATACGCGCGCCGAACTCTACGACGAGGGAGACGTCCTGATCTATCCGTCGCATTACGACGGTCACTCGCTTGTCGGCCTCGAGGGGATGGCTAGCGGTCTGCCGGTCATCACAACGGATGCCGAGCCGATGAACGAGTTCTGGACGCCCGGGTATCAACTATGCGTGAAGGCCGCCGAACACCAGCATGCGGGAACGGTCAATCCGCACTGTCTGGCGCACAAGGTCGACATCGACGATCTGGCGGAAAAGATCCGCTGGTGTGCCGAGAACGATATGAGCACGATCTCGGAGGCCAACCGCGCCATCGTCGAGCGGGATCATTCCTGGTCCGTCCTGAGAGACCGGTGGAAGAAGGTGATTGGCGTATGATCAGCGTCTACGTTATCCCGCAATTTCAATGTACGAAATGCCTGTCCTATGTCGGCATAAATCTGGAACCGAAGGAAGGTGGGGGCGTACGGGCGTTTATCGTCCACCCGCCGAGCAGCGGCTTTATCTGCCCGGACGAGAACCAGATCATCCCGATAGGTGACCCAGATATCACGGAGATGACGTATGGCGGCTAAGTCGCGCATCCCGATCGCCCGCCCGGACATCGGTCGCGCCGAGCGCCTGAACGTCAACGAGGTCATGCGCTCCGGCTGGATCACGCAGGGGAAGTTCGTCGCCGAGGCGGAGGAGCGCCTGAAGGCAATCACCGGGCGGAAGTACGCGATCTGCTGCTCGAGCGGGACGATGGCGCTGATGGTAGCCCTGCTGGATACGAACATCAAACCGCACCGCCTGGTCGCGGCACCCGCAATGACCTTCGCGGCCGTCCATAACGCTATCCGGCTGACCGGCGGCGATGTTTGGCACCAGGACGCATACCCGGCGACTTGGCAGGCTTATACGCCGAAAGGCTGCACGTTTGACTATGCGGTAGTCGCGCCTTGCTACGGGAAAGTTGTTGCCGCAGACTTAGACCTCCGATCGTCCGTACGATGCGAGATGATTGAGGACGCCGCGGAATCGTTCGGCGGTTCTTATGAAAGCCGACCTGCCGGAAGCGGATACCCCGGCAGTTTCTATTGCAGCGTTTCCGTCGTTTCATTCTACGCGAATAAAATCGTGACCGCCGGCGAAGGAGGGGCAATCCTCTGCAACAGCGAGGAGATGTACACACGCATGCGGTTGATCGTCAACCACGGGATCGCCGATAAGAGTTACGTGCCGGTACTGGATGGGCTGAACGCGCGCATGACGGACCTCCAGGCTGCCGTGCTGTGCGCTCAGTTGGAGCGAATGCCGAAGATGCTCAGGCGGCGCCGTGAGATCTTGAAGCGCTACCGAGATGCGGGAGTCGGGCGCTGGACGTATCCGCGCATCGAACCAACCGAGGAGTGTGCACCTTGGCTATTTGCGGGTATACCTGCGAATAGGGATGCGGCGATCGATGCGTGTGACCGCGAAAATATAGAGTGCCGACCGTTCTTCCCAATGCCAAGAGGATTCGCTGGACGGGCCGCGCGTTCCATCAGCGAGCGCGGCCTATGCCTCCCGCTCTCCAGCGCGTTAACCGACGCTGAAGTAGAAAGGATCTGCAATGTCATCCGAGAAGCCTGAACTGCATCCGAAAGTCCGGGAGGTCGTCGAGTCGCCCGGCTGGCACATGTTGAAAATGTACGGTCCGGCCGTCGACGAGTACGGCCACACGATGGAGGATGGGACGCACTATCCGCCGACCTTCGCGACGAACATCAAACTTGCGGCGCTTCGGTCTGACGGAACGTACTTCCAGGTCAACCTCGTCTTCAATGAGGACGAAGTGCCGGCCGAGGCGCTGAGGCTGATGGCGGCCAAGTTCGTCAACGGGCTGATGACGCTCGAGACATTCCGCACGTGCGCGTGCGTGGCTGGCCGGACGTGTGAGCGACACACATGATTACCGGATGGCGATATTGGTACAGGCGTTACTTCGGATGGTTCCCGTTTCAGCCCTGCATTGCGTGCGGTCGCTGGTACTGGGGCGGCCTGCCGTTTAAGTCCGGCCACCACTGGTGGGCGGCATGGATGATGGAATATTGCAGCACCGAATGCTGGAAAGCGAGTGAGTTTTGAATAAAGTCCTGATCGCCGAACCGATTTACCACGCGATAGAGCCGGACGTTTATTCCAATCGGATCGGGATGCTCAAAGAAATACACGAAGACGAGCACAATGACATATACCTAACCGCGTCGTTCGTGCTCGGGCCGAAACACGCGATACGCGGTGCTCGAGATCTGGCAATCCGCAAGGCGCTGGAGTTAAAGGCCACGCATCTATTCTTCCTGGACGACGACATTACGACTCCTCGCGATATCCTGGCCAGACTGCTGGAATGCGATAAGCCGATTGTCGGCGCGCTTGTTCACCGGGATAATGGTGATCCGCTGGTCTGGCGAGAACCGAAGATTTCTGATCCCATTGGCGCGATCCAGTCCTATCTCGATACGGATCAAGATATTGGCGAATTGGTCTGGTACGACCATCCGAAGACCGGCGTTTTTGAGTGTGCGGCGGTTGCCGTCGGCTGCATGTTGATCAAGACCGAAGTCCTTCAGTCCTTAAACGATACCCGGTGGATCTTCAACTACGACGAGACTGAGCGTTCGATGGGCGTCCGGTTCTGCCGCTTCGCGCAGAAGCATGGCTGGACAGTCTGGTGCCTGCCGGACAGCGAGTGCGTTCAAAAGTAACCATCCTCTAGCCAGACCCGCCTTTACATACCCTCTAAAATGAAGATGGTATGCCGACACCGCAATACGAAAACTTTCAGCAGATGACCGACTCGGTCATGCAAAAATTCCCGCTGTACGACCGGTCGTTCGCCCGCCGGGATATCAACGACAGCCTGCGGATGATCATGGCGCGGCGCGCCTGGTCCGGCCTCGTCAAGTACAACATCCTCCCTGTACCGAATACGTATACCGCTGGGCTGGTTACAGTTACTCCGCTTTCAAGTGTAGTCACGGGAACGAATACCGTGTGGCCGTTCAACGACGTCGTGGACACGACGCTACTGGAGGGCACGATAACGACCGGAGTTATCGACCTCAAGCCGGTATCGATGAGCGGGATTGCGCCAGGCCGATGGCTGGTCCTCGACGGCCGGAACGCCGGGGAAGAGGCGGTGTTCGTCATCTCGGTCGATCTGAACTCCAGCAGTTTCCGTGCACGCACGACCCTCACTCACTCGGCGGGAGTCCAGGTCGGCGGCAGCTCGATGGCCGGCCGACAGTTTAGGATCAACGCGTTAACTCCGTTCGTCACCTGCACGGGCTTCACGTCGGATACGCGGATGCTGATCAACGTACCGTGGCCGTACGCGGCGCTCACCGGTTACAGTTACGAGGTCACGCTTGTCTATATATCGCTCGGCCAGGACGTCAAAGAACTACTGACGATGGTCAACCAGGACCGGCAGTACGCGTTCGATATCGCGACGCCCAAGACCTTACTCGACGGGATGGACCCGCGTCGGAACGTCGTGAGCATGCCATGGCGCTTGGCCTTCCACGAGACGGACCCGGCCGGCAGCCCGCTCTATGAAATGTGGCCGCGGCCAACCTCGAGCGCAGCCTTCCCCTACATCTATGTGCGCTCCTTTCCGCCGCTCGCCGAGGACTTCGATATCCTGCCGAACGGGATCCGGTCGGACGTGCTGATCAAGCTGGCGAAGGCGGAGGCCGCGCGCTGGCCCGGCCACAAGGCGCTCGCCGGCGGAATCTATTACGACCCGGCGCTCGGTAAGGCGTACATCGAGGAAGCGGAGCGGGATATCAACTTCATGAAGAATGAGGACGATAGTACGGCGATCATGCAGTTGGTCTACCAGTACAAACGGTACCGCGTCGGCCCGGGCGGCGGCCAGGACTGGTTTAACGTCGACTATGACTCGTATAACGTATGAGCGCGACCGCCGGACAGATTCTCGACCAGGTGCTGGACCGTCTCGCTGAAGAGGAGGCGACCCCGATCTTCTGGTCCCGCTCGGAGTTGCTGGTCTTGCTGAACGAGGGGTTTCTCGAGTTCACGCTGATGGCCTCGCAACTGACGAGCGAACGTACGTACGCGATGATCGGAGCGAAGGCCCAGTCAACCCCAGAGGGGGCGATCGCGATCATCAATATTCAGGTCTCGAATCAGAAGATCGAAAAGAGTTCGATCGAGAATTTTGACCGGGCGAACCCACTATGGGACGGCCTGACCGGGATCCTGACGAAGTGGGCGCCATGCGGCCTCGACCGCTGGTTCTGCGACCGGACTCCGACCGGCGCGTACAACGTGACGCTTACGACTCTCGACGAACCCGGGGCGATCGATGAGAACACGGTGATCGATCTAGAGGCGGAGTACATCGAGGCGTTGACCATGTACGTGTATCACATGGCGCGGTTCAAGGAGAGCGGGGCTGAGTTGCAGCAGGCGATGGAAGCCTATGATCAGTATCGCTTGATCGCCGGCCACAAAGCGCAGAGGACATTCGCAGCCGAGTTCACGATCTGGAGTCGTGATCCGAACGCGGATACGGGCAACGAGTATTCGACAGTCGATAGAAGCTGATGAGCACAACCGTCGCGACCGTACTTTCACAACTCGCTGTACTCGTGCAGGAGGATTACTCCAATCGTGGAGGCATCGACTGGTCGACAGGACTGTGGTCGCCCGATGAGATCATTGGGTACCTGAATGCGGCGGCGAAGGAGTTCGTGCTGCAAACACAGTTGATTAAGGTGATTGCGGCGGTCCAGAGCGTGACAAACCAGCGGATCTACGCGGACCCGTACTTCACGATGCAGTTGGACCGGATCGCCTTCAACAACAAAGCGACTTACCGGACAACCCGGCTGAATCTGGATCGCGATAATCCGAAGTGGCGGACGCTCCCGGGGGTCCCGCGGCAGTATCACCAGGATCAACTGTCGACCAAGACATTCGAAATGGACCGGGCGCCGACGAGTGTGATGACCGGAACAGGCTACCGAACGGTCGGTAACCTCGGGACCCTTCGGTACATGATGCACGCGACGACGAACGTGACCGACGCGGCGATCAACGCGACAACGAACGTACTCAACAGCGCGAGCGCGACCTTCACGACTGACGATATCGGGAAACGGATCGCGGTTGCCGGAGCCGGGCCGGCCGGCGGGGCGCTGATCACAACGATCAGCGGATTCAACACAACCCACCAGGTAACGTTGACGGCGAACGCCACAGTGACCGTTACAGGCGCGAGCGCGGCCTGGACGGCCGATACTACCTTTTACTCGGCGACGCTGCCAGGCGGCGGCGGGGGCGGTTTATTCCGGTATTCCATTGGGGTCCCGGCAATCAACGGGGTCCTCCCTCACGGCCGGCCGTACGCGGGGACCATCCGTCAGATGCTGACCGGTCTGACGAACTTCGAGATCCTGGGGACGCGGCTGATCGATGACGTGTCGAGGCTGGACGATCTGATGCGCGTGCCGGACTTCGTGCTCCCGTACATTAAGTTCTGGACGCTGATGGTGATGCTGAACAAGCAGGGCGAGGGGCAGGATCTGCCGCGCGCCAAATACTGCAAGCTGAGATTCGATTTCGGGGTCCAGCTATTCCGCCGGCTGATCAGCGCCGTGCACGACAAGGTTTCGCAACCGCAGGGGACGCCTCAATAATGGCAGAGACATTTATATTCGGATCCAACTTCGAGGAGGACCTGGCGTTCGGCCATGGCCCGATCGCCGGCGTTACGCTGCCGGACGGGTCGACCGAGACGTTGAACCTGATCGGGATCCATTCGCTGCTCGGTCCGGCGTACCTGAGCGCCGCGGATTTCGCGGGGGCCGATGCCTCGCTCAAGATCGCGGCGGCGATCGCGGCCCTGCCATCGACCGGCGGGGTCGTCGATGCGCGGTCCTTACATGGTGCTCAAACATGGTCAACTAACCCGTTTACCGGACTGTCGTCGACCAAGCCGGTGCATCTGTACCTCGGCGTCGGGACGACAACCGTTGCGGTCAATACGACAGTTCCGCTCAACGTATCGATCTCGTTCGCGCCCGGGTCCATCCTGTCGACGTCCAGCGTAACGCTCTCGTTCGCCGGCCAGATCATTGCCGGCCTCTATAAGATCTTCGCTGGCACGACCGCCCCGGTAGCGGCCGGGGTAGCCGCCTGCATCTATCCACAGTGGTTCGGCGCGGTTGGTGATGGCGTGACCGACGACTGGGCGCCGATCCAGGCGGCCGTAGACTTCGTGGTCGCCGGGTCTGTCAGCAATACCCTCGAGATTGCTCCGGCCGGGATCGTCAAGTTTCCGGCAAGCACGTACTACATCACCCAGGCCGTGTCGACCTGTCATTACAACGGGTGCCCTGGAGACGTCGGTAGAGGCGTGCCAGTCGGGGTGATCAATGCCTGTCTGACGCTAGTCGGGGAGGGTAGGGGGACCACGACCCTATTCAGCGATCAAAACGTCGATCTGATCCAGATGTTCAACTGGGCCTGCCCGTCAGCCGTTAAACACATGATGATCACTTCCAGTGGCCAGGATGCGGCACATGCCGCGATCCGAGTAAGAGGGAACTTAACCAGCATTGAAAACAATTGGTTCCTGTCCAGCATTGGCGTGCTCGTCGAATCGACGGCGACCGTGGATACGGCCGGGACAAAGATCATTCACAACCAGTGCGACTGGATCAACAACGGGGGCGGGGTCGTAAACTGTGTGTATGTCACGCGAACCGGCGGTTCCTCGCTCGCACCGCAAGGTCTGACGATCGCAGATCTCGACTGCTTCGGTGGAAATCTTTGCGTCACCGCCGACCATCTGTACAAGTCTGTCATCAGCGATATCCGCTCGAATCATGGCGGCGCAGGAATTATTCAATTTAACGGTGCCAATCCTGGCGACATCGACAGCGTGGCAATCTCAAACGTTGTCGGCGATGGAACGAATCTCACTGTTCAGCCTCAAGAATTCGGCATCTCAACTCTGAACGCGACGAACATAACCATCTCTAACTTTATCGCCAACTCCTACCAGGGACAGGCGCTCATTTGCAATGCTTCGAGCGTCACTCTGTCGGGGTTCAGTTTTATCGATAATGTCCGGAACGCTGCCGTTGCCCAGCCTTACGATGTCTATGCCTTCAACTCGGACCTGATTTTAAAAGGCGGTCAGATCATCAACAACAACGGACATCCGGATAAGGCTATTCGAGTTGACGGGGCTGGTGCGACCGGGCCGTCCGGAAGTTATGACATCGATGGAGTGATCATCAGCGGCACGCAGTATACCGGGACTGTGATCCACGGTAATACGGGGGCCGGTGGTGGACGTCGGCTGAATATCACAAACTGCGAATTGCGGGACATCAACACCGGGGGCGCAAGTTCGACAATTATTGTCAGCGCATATCTCGCCCTGATCGTAACAAACAACCATATTAGAGACCTTGGGACTCCGGTCAACTGGCTGGAAACTCAGTACGTAAACACGATCACGACACTCGCCCATAACATCGTGAATGGAGCGGAAAACATCTCGCTGAACGGGACTGCGTATGGCGGGTACACCGATGGGACTTTCAACGGGGCGACCAGAATAACCCAGGCTGAATTCGGGGATTTAACCATTCAGGACGGACTTGTTGTCGGCAACCATTCGACGCTCAACGGCGGGCTGACGGTCGGTCGCGCGCGGGTCCAGTTCTCTCTGGATATAACTCCGGTTACGGCCGCGAACAACACGACGCTGGGCACCGGCGGGATCGTATTTGTCATCGCTGGCAACACCCCGATTCATTGCATTGAGCACACCGGCTGGCAGCAAGGCGCGATGATTTACATAGAGTTCTCGGGTAGTCCAACGATTAAAAATGGCCAATCTTGTGGCGCCAGCTTTACCCCGCTGTTTCTCGCCGGTAGCGCCGATTACGCGGCGACACCTGGCAACACACTCACCATCTGCCTTATAACACCTGGGGTTGAATTTAGAGAATTTGGGAGGACCGTTTGAATGCAGATTGTTCACATTATCTTTGCTGTTCTGTCCGCCTGGCGGATTACCGAGTTGTTCACGATGGACCGACTTACCGCGCGACTGCGCGAGCGATTCCCCATCTACCTCTGGACGTGCGTACGCTGCATGTCCGTCTGGGGAGCGATCGCGGCGGCCGTGCTGTTCTGGTTCTACCCGATGGCCAATTGGCCGCTGGCGATGTCCTGGCTGTACCTCCTGCAACTCGATATTCATAACAGACTATCCAGGAACAAGGACCGGCGGATCGCCCTGGACGTCGATGAGAGCATGAATATCACCATGAACTCCAACTTCAGCGACCGGGAGAATCTGGCGGTCATGCAGCGGGTGACGGCAAACCTGCTTGAGAAGATCCAGAAAACGCAGCCAGCCAATCAAGCGATGAGAAGGATGGGATGAGCGAGACCTTCATCTTCGGACAGTCCTACGCGGAGGATATAGCGATCGGGTTCGGAAGTGCCCCGGTGACGATCGCGGACGGGACTGTCTCGACGTTGAATAAGTTTGGGATCCATAAGCTGCTCGGGCCGGCATACGTCAGTGCGGCTGACTTTACGGGTACCGAGGCGGGAGTCCAGATCTCGGCGGCTGTCCAGGCGCTGCCATCGACCGGCGGAGTCGTCGACTGCCGGGGGCTGGTCGGGAACTACGCTTTCACGACGACGGCCCTGATCGACCGCCCGGTCGTACTGATCGTCGGAGCTACGACGTTCATGATCAGCGCATCGCCTGCGTTCAACGCTCAGGCCGCGCTGAATGTTATCTGCGACGGTCGCGGCGTCAGCGTCTTTCGGCAGACGACAAGCACGGCCACCGTATTCAGCGTTGCGACGACGGGTTCATTTCAGATTCGCGATGCGATCTTTAACAGCACTGGCAACCAGAGTTCCGGCGCCGCGATCGCCCTGACTGGCAACGGAGTGCCAATTACCGGAACTAATCAGCAGTCCGTGATTGCCCATAACGTGTTTGAAAGCCAATACGTTGCTATCGAGTCCGGGCAGGTCAGCGGCATGCGAATCCTGAACAACCAGTTCCAGAATTCGCGATTCCGTGGAGTCCGGCTGAATAACACCGGGAGCGGAGACGAAGGCAACAATCTGATTCACGGGAACGGGTTCTCGTCAGACGTCGCCCTGACAGGTAATTACGCGATCGAATTGATCGCCGGCGGCGGCTTAAAGGTTACGGCGAACCAATTCCAGACATGGGATATCGCGCTCGCCGTTAATTGGAACACGTCGGGAAACAGCAGCCAGGTTACCTTTATCGACAACTTCTGCGAGGCGCAGAAGACGGCGATCGTTAAGTTCAACAGGACGGCCGGGACTCTCGGCGGGATCATTATCGCCAATAACTTTATGACGAGCGACCCGGTCCATGGGTACAACGGCACCCACATCTGGTTCGCTACTGCTGCCGCGCAATGGACGTCCGACCTGAAGATCATCGGCAATCTGCTTAATCTTGGTTCGTCATCGATCGGCATCCTTCTTGAAGGCAACGGAAACGGCGATCAGGCGATGATCGACGGCAACCAGATGTTCAGCCTCGGCGGCAGCACTGTCGGTATCAGGATCGGTGCTGGATACGGCCAGGTGTTCCTCGGGATAAATGCGCTTACCGTCAACACGCCACTGGATATCACTCCTGGTTCGCTGCGAGGCATCTATCTCAACGACAATGTCGGGATTGGAATTCCGCAGGGGTTGGTTCTGACCGAGCAGTTGATGCTGCCAAAGAATACATATCTGGGCGCGCGCGACAGCACCGGTGCATTGCAAAACAAGGTCATCGGTACGGATGCCCACGACATAGTTCAGATCGCCGACAATGCCAATATCATTACCAAGATACGGGGACCACTATGGATCAGCTCGGAAGGCGCTGTCACTGCAGCGCAGATCAACTACGTCCAAATCTTTAACCCGACTCTTATATCAAGCGCCGTAGGTCCTTTTCAGGTAGCGGAGCAGACGTACAGTGTGCCAGGCCTTAGTTCGGACGACACGATAATAATCAACACGCCGCCGGGAAGTGCTGGCGCCGTGGGCATTGCTGGAGTCCGGGCCGGGACCGACATACTCAATGTTACCTGGGTAAATCCGAGCGCTAGCCCGCAAACTCCGGCGACCGGGGTATACCGAGTTGTAGCCATGAGAATTTACGCAACTTAATATGCCAGAACCGCAATCATTTACGCTGGACCTCGAGAACAAGGGACTCCTGATCAGTCGCCCGGGAGACGTGTTGCCGGACGGCTACCTGCCGAACCTGCTCAACATGACGGCCGACAAGAGCGGCTTCCTGATGAGTCGCGGGGGGACCGCGCGGGTCAATGGCACGAACATCGGCCCCGTCCATTCGTTGGGCCGGATCACCGTCCAGGGAACTCCTCATACCTACCAGGGGGCCGGCACGAAACTCTTCCGCAACTGGGTTGAGATCGAGCACGGATTCTCGGGTAACCCGCTGACGATGCGTGACGGTGGCCCGGATCTGTCGGTCACTCCGTTCGAGATCGTATGGGATTCGCTGCGGCGCGTTAAAGATGACGGGGTGAATGTCACCGGCTTTGGGATCGCCGGGCCGATGGCGATGGCGAGCGCGGTAGAGACGGCCATCACTTCCAAGACGATCGATCTGTTCGAATATCCGGACAACACGTCAATCCAGGCGGCCTGGCCGACGTTCGCTGCGACGGTAACATCATCATCGACCGACCCGTTCCAGGGAACGTATGCCGGCAGCCTCGCGGTCGCCAAATCGACAACCGGCTACATGACGATGATCGCGCCGTTCGATCTCGGGAAGTTCACGGTCGCCGGCGACAGTGACGATAACGATTTCATCTCGATCGCGCTCCGGGTTGACGTGGCAGCCAACATAACGGAAGTCCGGTTAATGTTCGATGTCGACCCGCTGGTCAATGATTTCGCGCATAACTATTACTGGAAGTCGATCGTCGCCGATGTCTCCAACGCGGCGGCCCAAGGAATTCAGACGGCGCCACAGGCATTCTCCAGCACGGTCAGCCTGGCGGCGCTGCAACTCCAATTCCCGGGACAACTGAACGGGAAGCTGTCGCAGAGTCAATTACTGGCGATCAATAATTCCCTTGATCCATCTCAGATAGCGGCGGCCAACAAGGCGCTGGCTGCGACACTCCAGCCGGCCAACTTGCCGACCGGAACGTCGCAGTGGCTGCAGATCTTCATCCGGAAATCGGAGTTCGTTCGCGTGGGGACCGCTACAACCAACTGGTCGAATGTCGCAGGCATCCGGATTCAGATCCAGACGAATGACAGCGGGGCCGTAAATCTGGGGATGGACGACCTGATCATGCAGTCCGGTAACGGGCTGAATGCGAATAACTACGAATGGATCTACCGGTACCGGAACAATCTGACGGGCATGACTAGCCCCTTCAGCCCGGTCATGACTTCGCAGGTCGAGGTCGACGCGACGAATGCGACGGTGACCGTGCGGAATCCGCGAGATCTGCAGGCAACGCACATCGAGTTATACCGGAAAGGCGGTCTGACAAGCGTATTCTCGTTCGCGGCTGAGAAGGTGGTGGCGGCCTGGACGGGCACGACGACGATTACGGACAGCACAGCCGATCAGAATCAGGGGAACGTTCCAGATCTAACCCAGATCGAACTGGCGAACCTCGAGCAGTTGGCAAGCCAGACGTGCACGAGCGCCCAGAAGACCGCCAACTCTGGCGGCACGTACACGGACGTCACGGCAGCCGTCAGCGACGATAACACGACAACATACGCCGACCTCTCGAGTCTGCCGAACCTCGGCGGCGGGGGTTGGCTGGTGATTGGAGCGGACCAGCTATTCCGTCAGATCCTTGTCATCATGGCCGGCGCGAACACGAACCAAAGTGTATTAACAGTTCAATACTGGAATGGTTCGTCCTGGTATGCGGTACAGGACCAGATCGATGGGACCGATAACATTGGGGCGACGCTCGGGCTGAGCGGGACGGTCGAGTTTGATATACCGAGCGACTGGGCGATCTCGAGCGTTAACGGCATCGACGCCTATTACGTCCGGCTGAGCGTCTCGGCGACTCTTTCGGCGGTCGTCCGCGTGGCCGAAGCGCGGGTCGGCGCGAACGCGTTTGACCCGGTGACGATGGAGGTCTTTAACGGCCGGCTATGGTCGAACGACAGCCGCCACAAGGACCGCATTTGGTACTCCGAGCGATTTACGCCCGAGATCTTTCTGGCTAATAATTACGTGGCCCGCTCCCGTTCCGGGGATCCGATTGTCCGGCCGTTCGGGCTTGACGATCAGTTATTTGTCTTCAGCCAGGCGACAGTCGACCGCCTGATCGGATCGGCGCCGGACTCGTTCCAGTTGATTCCGACCGGCAGCGAGGTCGGACTCTTCGGCAACGCGATCTGCCGCGGTCGCGGCCGTATCTATTACCGGGCAGCCGGAGGAATCTACGCGCTACCCGGAAGCGGGTTCTCGGAAAAAATGACGCTGCCGATCCAGCCGCTATTCGACGGTGTCGGCTTTGGCAGTCCGGACGGATCGATGGCGCCGATCGCCGTGTTCTATAAAGGCACGGAGGCTATGGAGTACCACGGTTCGAAGATCTGGTACGCCTACACGGACGAGAATACCGTCCGCCAGGAGATCACGTTCGACTTCGACCTGAGCCGGTGGGAACCGACGGACCGGCCGGCCACGTCATATGTGCGCTTGGACGACATCGGCCAACTCTACAGCGGGAGTTCTGACGGTCTGGTATATCAGCGTAACAACGGGAACACCGATCAGGGGGTTCCGATCAACATCCGCTTCACGACCCCGTATCTGGATTTCGGCGGGCAGAGCGTGACCAAGCAGATTACCGAGATCGTAATCGACTGCGACCTGCAGGGGCAGACCATCCCATTCTTTGCCGGCTTCGATAACGGCCAGGCACCTGCCCAGAGCGTCGGCCTGACGAACAGCGCGCGCGGCCCGGTCTATTTCCCGCTGTCGGACGACACACAGTGCCGCAACGTCAGCCTTGGCGTGCAGGGCACGAACGGCAGCCAGGCCGTAAAGTTCTACAAAATCACTTTCTTTTACATCCCGCTCCGGTCGCCGGTCACCAAGCTGCCGACCGACTGGGACAACCTCGGGTACGCAGGAGACAAGCGACTCCGGCAATTGCAGATCGAGATCGACACTCAGGATGTGACAAGCGTTGAGGTCCAGGTCGATAACCAGACGACCCAGACGCTCCAGATAACCACGATCGGCCGACAGATCGTCCCGTTCTCGCTGCTTGCCGACACAATCGGCAAACTGACGCGGCTGATCTTCTCGAGCGCCAGCCCGTTCCGCTATTACTCGCATCAGTTCGAATTCCTGGCGGATCCGCTGCAGATGACGCGGTACGACACGATCGATCTGGATTTCGGGTACACGCGCTGGAAATACATCCGTCGGCTGTGGATTGCCGCGCAGACGCCGAGCACGATCATCGTTCAGATATCGGTCGATGAATCCTTGCGGTACACCAGCCCGCCCATCTTGATTCAGTCGGCGAGCGGCTGGATCAAGTACGAGTTGATTCTTCCGCCAGGGCTGAAGGGCAAGACCTTCCGTTTCGTCATCACGAGCACGAGCGGGTTCAAGGTGTTCTTGAATCAGTCGGACGTCGAGTGGTATCCGATGGCGGGCGAGCGCGGTTACCAGCGCGCGCCATTGGCAGATCAGGAGTACTTGCCAGCAACGAGGCAGCGATAGATGGAAAGTTTTATCTTTGGACCATCGTATAAGCAGGACCTGCAGCTTGGGTTTGGCCAGGACACGGTTATCCTTGCGGACGGGTCATCGGCCGCGCTGGATAAGATCGGCATCCACTCGCTGCTCGGTCAGGAGATCTTTAACGCTGTCGATTTCGGCGCCGACATATCCGGAACTTCGGACTCGACGACGGCCATTCAGGCGGCCATCAACCAGATAAGCACGGCCGGCACGCTCATTCTTCCGGCCGGTACCTATAAGTGTCTGACCGGGCTAACGACGAACGGTCGGCCACTCAAGATAATTGGCAGCGGTCCGGGCGCAACGATTCTCAGCTTCCCCAACCTGGGGGTCATTGGCCTCAACATCGCCGACGCGTTGACACACGTCTCGGACCTGACAATCCGCGGACCGAACGCCTCGAGTATCGGGTATTCCGGGATCAACTCAGGTAGCGTCTCCGACGTCACACTCGAAAACCTCGTAGTCGAAAACTGGGGTGAGGCGGGCATCAATACTGGCGGGTTTGCTGCCCGCTGGATCATCCGCGGCTGTAGGATCAGAAATAACAAGGAAGACGGAATTTTCCTTGGCATCGGAAGCACGGACTGCATTGTCGAAGCCAATGAAGTCTACGGAAACGGATCCAATGGAATCGACGTCAACGGTTCGCGCAACCTGATCAACGCGAACCAGGTGCGGTCGAATGGCGCGCGCCATGCCGGCTCAACCGACTGCTGGGGAATCCTGATCGCGGCCGTTCCGGGAGCGGACGCAAACGACAACACGGTTTCCAATAACATCGTTTCGGCGAATTTCGGGCAGGGGATCATCGTCAAACCGACGACATCTCAGGCCACGAACTACAACCTTATCGTAAACAACCAAAGCATTGCCAACACCGGATCTGGCGGGAACGGCGATGGCATCACGCTCGACGGTTCAGACGTTGGGACGCTCCTTGGCAATCTCGTGGCCAACAACATCTGTATCGGCAACCAGCGGTACGGCGTTCTCGGAGACGGGTCGGTCGCGACTTTCAGCCAGAACCAGTTCAGAAACAATACCTGCACCGGCAATGTGCACGGCCTTGTCGTCACGGCCGGCGCGTTGGACACACAGGTGTCATTCAACCTCGTACTGAGCAACAGTTCCGACCAGATAACCGATGGTGGAACGAGGACTAGCCAATTCGGCAATAAGGTCCAGACCTCAGATGGCGGCATCTATACGGGGACGCGCCTTGGCCTTAATCTGGTGTCCGGCGCCTACGGAATATTGGATGTCCGATCGGGGGCGACGGGAGCGGAAGGCATCTTCCTTGGAGAAACAACCAACGGGTGGCTGCTGACGGAAAAAGGCGACGCCAGTTTCGCGCTCCGCGTAACAGCCTCCGGAGTCCCGTCCGGTGCGGACAGACTTAACCTGACGAACGGTGGGTTGTTGAGCGTCATAAACGGAATCCAGGCCGCCGGCAATACCCCGACCCCGCTCAGTGGCTACGTCGGCATCGGTACGACCGAAGGCGTTGGCGCTGGATCGGCAGGCACGCCGGTCACGACGACAACGAAAGGCGGCGGGAGCGGGCCAGCGACAGCGCAGGTAGTTGTGAAATATCTCGAATTGTCGCTAAACGGGGCAACCTACTGGCTTCCATTGTTTCAATGAGCAAGAACGAAGGGACCGGTCTATACATTCAGGTTCGCAACGACGACTGGGATGATCTCAACCGGGCGCTCCGCTATCTCTACGATCAGGTGGACGCGCTCAGCGGTCGACGCGGGAATGTCCCGCTCGGCAACGACCTGAACCTGAACGGTCACCGCGCTGTCGGGGCGGCCGACCCGAAGGATCCGGCCGACCTCGTGACTCTCGAGTACGCGAACGCTAACTTTAGCCCTCCGGCCATCCAGCAGCAGCTACTGATCGGCGGTACGGCTCCGCTCCTGTCTCCATTGCTCGGCCAGGGCAGCCCGGTATTCCTCGAGTCGGATCACGCGGACCGTCCGGACGCCGGTAGTTATGGTGTTGGTTCAGCACTCTGGGAACTCGATCGGACCGTCACGTATATCAATGAGTTGAACGCGTCGAACATCCAGATCTGGAAATACCATTCCGGCCAGATGATTGACGCGATCGCCAACCGACCGGCCGATCTTGGCGTGGACGATTCGGGGTTTAAGTTCTTCCAGACCGATAATCTGATACAGACGGAATACCTGTGGACTGGAACGAGTTGGATAACGGTCGGTGGGGCGATCCAGAGCGTATCGGACTCGGCAACGAATACGCCGACGACGGCCTTGAACCTCGTTCACCTGACGAGTGCGGCTGCCGCCACAAACTTCGCGGTCCGCGAGAACTTCCAGCTACATAACTCGGCGGGCCAGGTCAAAGACGCGGGCGCGATGGACGTTCTGTGGGATGTGCCGACGGGCGGCAATGAGGGGTCGCGCTTCAGATTCTTGTTGATGCGGAGCGGCGCGTCCGCGGTCTCGTGCTTCGAGTTCAATAAGGCGGTCGCGCTATTGCAAGGGACGCTCTTCTGGTTTTCCGGCGGATCGTTTTCCGGCCAACTCTTCCATTCGAATTCGGCAGACCGTTCTTACACGTTCCCCGATGCGGATGGCAACATCCCGTACGAGAGCGGGGCGATTGGATTCGGCAATATAGCGGTAGGCGGCGGCGGCGCGCTTCTCCTGGACTCCGGCGTCGCTTTCCCGACGATCACGGGTACGACGCTCGGACTTGCAGCGCTCACCGGCGGTGGGTCTCCAGGATCGATCTCGTTCAACAACCAGGGATTGATTATCGGATACTCGGCCCCGACTTAACGCTCGTCGTACGACCAGTAGAACTTGTCTCCACCGACGGTCGAGGCGACATAGAAGTTCCCAAGGTCGATGCCGTTCGGCGCTTCGGCCTCCGTGATCTGATAGTCCTGCAGGGCGTTGGCGGCCGGAATCGCGAACTGCTTATCGATTCCCGTATCGGACGACGGGTTGAGCGTCGAGTCTCCGACGAATCCGACGCCCGTGTTGTTGTACTTGGGCTGGATATACAGCGTCTTGACCAGCTTATGGGTACCAGCGGCGATCAACGGGTACGCGGTATTCGAGACCGTGGCTGTGACGGTCGCTCCGGGGACGACAGGCATAATAATCTCCTCTGTCTTATCCTATGGGTACCGTCAACCGCTTGCCAGCCATCGGATAATAAACGCAATGAGTACAGTACTGAGGCCCACCCAGTTCGTTCCGGCCGTCATCCCGTACTACCGGGAGAAGGACAACCTGCCCAAAGACGTCCTCCGGCTGATCTATCGGCGCCTGTGCGCCGAGCAGTTGGACCGCATGCTGTTCCATAACAAGCAGGTTACCGAAGATGAGTTCGTCCACTTCGCCGAGCACGACGCGGTGACCAGTATCTTTCTCGACCAGACGAACGGCCGGTATGTCGGGCTAGCCTGGCTGACGAACATCGAAGACTGCGACACGCTCCGGAAAGGGATCGGGTCTTTCTGCTTTTTCCGGGACTATTGGAGCGCGCCGCTGACGAAGGTCTTCGGCGACATCTGCCTCTCCCAGTGGTTCGCGCTCGTCGAGATGACGATGATCTACGGGATTACGCCGAGCGTCAACCGGCTGGCCATTCGGTATTGCAAGCGCTTGGGGTTCAACTATCTGGCGGAGATACCGGGGTTCGTCAGTTATGATGGCGAGACCGTAGCAGCAAAGATCTGCACGCTCACTCGCGGCCAGTTCGAAGCACGCCTCGAGGCGGAGGGTCTGTAATATGGGTAAGGGCGCGGCCAAACAGTCTCAGCAAATTGCAGGACAGGCGGCCAATAACTTCAGCAGCCTCTACGGGAACCTGAGCAGCGGGGCCGCGCCCGCACTCAAGCAGTCGCAGGACTACTACAGCGCGATCATCAAAGGCGGACCGCAGGCGTACGCGGCAGTCGCGCCGGCCGCCGAGTTCACGAAGCAGCAGTTTTCGAACGCCAACCGGCAGTTGCAGGATACGGCACCCGCCGGCGGATACGTTCCGGCCGCCCGGACGCAACTGGCACAGAGTCAGGCGCAGACGATCAGCGGCCTGTACCAGAACAATATTAATAACGCCCTGCAGTCGCTGACCGGCCTCGGACTCGGAGAAACGCAGGGAGCGCTTGGCGCGACGCAGGGGCAGACGACCGTTAGCGGACAATTGGCCCAACTGGCGGCCCAGCAGTTGAGTGCATGGACAAGCGGTATCGGCAGCCTTGCCGGCGGATTCGGGACCCTATTCGGCAATATCTTTAAGGCTAAGCCGGCGTAAGCCGGCGACAACTTAGGAGCATTTAAAAATGGCAGGTGAGGCAGCAGCAGGAATCGGGACGGCCGCCGGAGAATTCATGAAGGGATTCTTCAATGCGCGCCTGCAGGGCGCACAGCAGGCGATGGAGCAGCACCAGCAGAAGATTCAGGACATGAAGATGCTGGCGGACTCGATCGACAAGTTCCAGGGCGACCCGACACTCCAGGCGACCTTACTCGGCCATCTGAATGAAGGGATCGCCGGCCTACCGAAGCCTCCGAAGGTCCAGGATCAGCAGGGCAGCTCGGTCGTCAACTTCTTCAAGAATATGTTTGGCGGCAAGAAGAAAGGCGATGTGACCGGGCCGGCCGATGCGATCCCGCCTCGCGCGGGCGATCAGGGCGGCGCGTCAGGCGGTGACTCGAACGCGATACCGGAGCGGCTGCCATCTCCACCGCTGCCGCCGATGTCTCCTGGTAGCCAGACGTTTGGTGGCGACCTAAGTCACATGACGCCGCCAGCCCCGGCTGCCCCTGCAGCACCGGCGGCGACACCGGCAGCGCCGACTGGTCTGGGGCCGATGGCACAGCCGTCCACCCCAGCTACTCCGGCGACGCCACTGAGTAATGAATTTTTGCCGCGGCCGGAGCAATTGGCACAGGAAGCGATCAACAAGACGGTTACGCATATTCCTGGAGGATCAACGACTCCTGGCGCGGGCGTTCGTAACCCACAGCTTGAGCAGAGGTATGTTCAGGCGGTAGCTGGCGCGCACGCGGATACGGCGCTGCAGGCGGTCGAGGGGATGCTCGCTCAGCATCCGGAAGTTAAGACCCTGAGACAGGCGTACTCCACGCTCGGTCCGGACTTCGCGCACGTGATGGACTCGGTGCAGCAGTACGAGAATGCGGGAATGATTCCAAAGGGGCGGCTGGAATCCTGGCAGAAGCGGTTCCATGACGTTCTATTCGGAAGCGAAAAGTACAACGAGCGGGATGTCAAAGATGGCAAGAAGTTGAATCCAGAGACCGGCGAATTCGACACGCCAGTCAGCGACGAAGCCATACTGACAGCCGCATATTCGACTCCGAAGGAGAAGCGCACGCCCGAGCAGGTGAGTCGGATTGCCGGCCATATCGAATCGCTCGAGGATAAGGCAAAGAAGGATCCGAACTCTCTCAACGCCGACGAGCAGGTCCGGATGGGCTACTACCAGTCACTGAAGGACAAGGGGCTGACCGGTAAGGCGCTGATGGATGAGTACCAGGCGCACGCGCATCCGCCGCAGCCGATGTTCTCGACTACCCCGGGAATCGATCCGGTAACGAAGCAGAGTTTTATTTACACGAAGAACGAGCGGACCGGTGCAATGGAAAAGACTCCTATTCGAACTCCCGGCGGGGAATTCATCCCGTCACGCTATCAGGAGAAGATTCCAGGACCGCCGGTTAAGGGTCCAACAGGTAAAGATTTACCAGGACCGCCCATTGATGGCTATAGCGCAAGCCGCCTGATCGGCGCGCACTCGGCCCATGACCCGGCCGTATCGCTTGAGACGCTGATTGATCTCCTTAATCACGGCGCGGATATGACGCCGGAGGATCACAAGAAGCTGTCGGACTACGTCAACAGCCAGACCGCTCCAAAGTTCTAATGGGGACCGATGGCAGAACCACTTGAGTCTCCACCGCAAATACCGCAGCCATTAGGGCCGGTCGAAAAGACGGAGCGCCAGGCGAGTCTGGATTCGCTTACTACCGGATTGCCACCCGACAAGGTGCAGGACGTCCAGCGCGTATTCGCCCAGAAGGCGCTGGACCGAACGCAACTTGAGACGTACATCCGTGCGCTCCCAACGGACTCCGACACCAAGACCTCGCTCTGGAAGACGTACTACACGTACGAGCCGCCACAGCCGAAGCCTCCGATCGCGCCGATCGTCGAACCAAGCACCTTCGATATCGTGAAGGGTGCGCTCCTGCACCCGACGGTCAACCTGTACGGAGCACCAGCCGCCATCGCGTCGGCCGCCAAGGGGGCGGTCGCATCCGAGAAGGCTTATCAGGCCAGCCAGAATGTGCCGCCCGCTCCGAAGCCGCCGGCGGTAACGGGCATCAATCAGCCGGTCGTTCCTCCGAATACGCCGCTGACGACACCGCCTCCAGTCTTGGCTAAGCCACAGTTGGCATTGCCGCCGCTCCCATCGACGGGCGCTCGCGCGATCGCCGGTACGTACGGCAACGCGCTGGTCCTGGACGACGGATCGCAGATCACACAGAGCACGAAGAACCTGCAGATCTACCACGACTCCGGCTATCCGGAGTTGACGCCGCGCGACCTGCAGAAGATCGCTCAGGGTCAGCCGCTAGCGCCGAAAGGCCTGGTCACGCCCGGGACAGTCAAGGAGTTGTATAACCGGCCGGTCCTTAAGAATCCGGACGGTTCGGTCTCGACGACAAGTTCAGCCTCGTTCGAAGAGAATGGCCAGGAAGTCCTGATCCCGACTGTCGTCAACGGGAAGCGACTGACCGACGGGATGCAGCCGAAGATCACGCCCGGCATGTCGGACGTGCAGAAGCAGCAGGCATGGCGCAAGTGGATGCAGCCGGCGATCGACTACTACCACCAGACGGGCGAGCATCTTGGTAAATTCGATAACCCGGATAACGCTGACGCGTTCGCGCAGAACCTGCACGAGAGTCAGGCGCAGCGCGGCGGGATGCCACCGGAAACGATGGCCGGGCCAATCCGTCCGCCACTCCAGCAGGACCCGGAAGAACTTCGCCAGCAGGTTGAGTCGTACGAGCGCCTAGCGACCCGCGATCTCGCGACGCCAGGACAGATTACCGAACCCAGCCCGTGGACGGAAGTCGCGAAGGACATGTATCGCCGGACGGTCCGCGGAGCCGAGGCCGGGCTGTCTGCCGCAACACTCGGCATGGCCGATGCCGCGACCGGTACCCTCCATATTCCGATCGTCGATAAGAACTTCAAACTTCTGCCCGGCGCCGAAGAGCGCCTACAGCAACTTGGATTGGCCGCCCCCGCCGATAAATGGCAGGCGGCGACGAATACGATTACCGGGCTGGTCGCGATGGGCGCGCCATGGGCGAAGATCTCGCGATTACTTGCCCCACTGTACGGAACGGCCGAGACCGGGATTGCCGCGAATATTCTGACGCGCCTTGAACATACGCTCGGCACGGCCTTCACCGTCGGCCTGATCGAACCGAAGGAAGATACGGGCGAGAAGGACCAGGAGGTTGGATACCATCAGTCGCGCCTCGAGCGTATCGCGACCACGATGGGGGCGGCCTCGATTTTCCATGCCGTGGCTGAAACGATCGGCGGGATCGGGACAGCGCGAAAGATCCAGGCAATCAATGACCTGAAGGCCGAGGTTTCGGAAGTCCTGTACGGTCGGCGCCCGGATACGTTCGACCCTGAGAGCGCGAAGGCCATGGCCGACAAACTCGTTGATCAGGCGATCGGCGAGCAGGGCGGGGTCGAACAGGTCGAGCGTCAGTCGATTAAGGACAAGGTCGCGCGCGTCAAGGCAGCCTCGAAAGGGCCGCAGGCATTCGCCGGGCCAGATCAGCAGGTGGGTGCAGCAGCCGGCGGCCCAGGCATGCCGATGCCGGAGTCGACTCCGGAGGCGCCGGTAGAAACTCCGGCAGACACGACCGTCTCGGACCGCCGTACGGGCGATCATCCGATCGACTTTCCAGACCGGCGAGCACATCCGAACATCACCGATCAGATGGCGCGTAACCATCTCGGGCTGGACGAGATTCCGCCAGGCCACATCGCGCATGGTGACGAGATCGTATCGACGCCAGATAAGCCCCAGGATGAGCGCGACGACCGGATCCGCGGATCCGTCAATCTCCCGCTGACGCTCCACGGATTGTTGGACGTCCAGGAGTTGGGTAAGAAGTTTGCGGAAAAGGGCGGCGTCGACTCAATCGCGGCGGCCGACCTGACGCGCACCCAGCAGACGGCCAAGGCGCTTGCTGGCGAGACCGGTACGCCAGTCCGTACGACACCGAACCTCCGCGATATCGCGTACGGTCCGCTCGAGGGACAGAAGAGTTCGGACGTCATCGATCAGATCAACGATCAGATCATCAACCGCCCAGACGAGAAATTCGAAGGGCAGTCCGAGCATTCGTCGACTCCCGGCGAAAGTTTCAACCAGTACAAGGCCCGACTCCTACCGGAAGTCTATAGCGAGATGGCGGAGTTGGACCACAACCCCGACAGTCGCCGCGTGATCGTCGTCAATCGCCGATCGATCAAGACGATCGAAGGATGGATCAAGGCTGGGGTTGGCCAGGACCTCAAGACCGACGATAAGACGATCACCGGATTCGGCGACGACACGGAACCAGGTTCGGTCCACCGGCTGTCGCGTGATCAGGACGGGACCTGGAAGATTCAGGACGTCGACGGCCTGAAGGACTTCAAGCGGATCCCCGGCGGCATCTACTTCGTGCGCCATGGGGAGACCGCGTGGAACGGGAAGTCTGGCGCGAAGCCAACGAAGGCGACACCGGAAGAGGCGAAGCCACCGCAGGCCGCCGACCCGACGACTCCGGCGGAGTCACAAAAGACAGAACTTCCAGAGTTACAGAAGCCCAAGAAAGTATTCAAACTGAATGGCCAGGACGTCGTCAGCATCCGGGGCGAGCAGGTCGTGCTTGCCGACGGATCCACGATCGATAAATCGCCAGCATACATCAAGACGCTGCGACTGTACGGCTACACCGACAGCGAGGCGAAACCCGCCGCGGCTGAGACGAAACCTGAAGTTCCTGCGCCGGTTGAGGCGCCGCCCGAGACGAAGCCGGAGAAAGCCGAGACGGCGAACCCATTCAAGGGGGGAGATCGCGTCACGGCAGACGAGGGTACAGGCCTTGTCTATCAGGTCATCGGCAATGACGTCAAGATCGCCCTTGATAATGGGCAGTTGAGCAAATGGATCCCAGCCAGCCGGGTAACAAGAGCAGCAGTCGAAGCGCCTGCGACAACCAAGCCCGCGGCACCGAAACCTGTCGAGGGGCCTCCTGCCGAGCGCGGATGGGATGAGATCGAACTGCCGTACAAGGACGAGAAGGGTGTCGAGAAGTCCGTAACTGGCGAGATTTTCGCAGGTAAGAGAGTCGTCTACAAGTCGCCGATTGGGCAGAATAAGGGTAAGTGGGTTGTCGGTACCGAAAATGGAATGATTACAGACGGTCCTTTTAAGGATCGGAAGGCCGCGAAGGATTTCGTTGAAAGCGGCAAGGGCGGCGCCACTCAGACGCGACCTGCTCCGACTCTTCCGCCTCCGCCAGTCGGTGGCCCACACATCCCGCCTCCGCCAGAACCAGAGGCTGAACCGAAGAAAGGTTTCGGACAGGGCAACAAGTTCTTTACCGAGGACGATGCGGACGCGGCTCGCAAGCGGCTGCGCGATAAGTTCAAGCAACTGAACGTCGGATTCGACCCGGAGATGCTGGCCGACATGTTCAAACTCGGCGGCTATTACTTCGAAGCCGGCGCGCGCGAGTTCGGTGCCTGGGCCGAGCGGATGATCGATGACATCGGTGAAGCCATCCGTCCGTACCTTCGCAGTCAATTTGACTTGATTTCTCAGTGGTTTAAGGATCATCCTGAAGCTATAGGGGAGGAAGACAATGCCACAGGATCTACCGGATCTATCGGGGGACACGGACCTGACGAACATCCCGTTGAACGAGATGGACCGGGTTCAGCAGGCGGAGGAGATGGCGGCGGACTTCGTGGACAACAGCCTGCCGCCGGCGGTGGTGGAGGAGTACGGCCGGGCGAATCTGATCTCGGATCTAACGAAGGAATACCTGGCGGGCAGCCTGCCGAGCGACCAGCTACGCAGCCAGCTAAATCAGAACGCGTTGAACGATCAGCCCGAGAACGTTTTACCCTAATCGGCAAAGAACCGGTTGTGCTGACACCGCAGCAACGGCGGGATATCAACGCGCGCGCGACCGATCTCGCGGCGACGAAGAAGCCGGGCGACCCACTGACGCCCGAAGAGCAGGATATCCTGCGCCAGTACACCGGCCACGGTGGACTGCAGTCGGCCGAAGAGGGCGTGCTGTTTGAGCACTACACGTCGTACAAGATGGTGCAGTGGCACTGGAACAAGCTACAGGCCATGGGCTATCCACTCGACGGCGCGAGCATGCTCGAACCGGCTGCCGGCATCGGCAACTACGCGGGCTTCGCTCCGGCCGGCACAAAGATCACGATGGTCGAGATCGACCCGACGGCCGCGAAGATCGCGGCGCTTCTGTACCCACAGGCGAACGTTCAGAACAAGCCGTTCGAAGAATTCATCACGAAGCAGTTGTTCGACGTCATCTTCTCGAACGTGCCGTTCAGTGCTTCGCGCGGTCAACTTCAATATTCCAAGGACGCCGAAGCCTATAAGAACATCAGTACGCTACACGACTTCTTCTTCATGAAGTCGCTGGATCTGGCAAAGCCAAACGGTGTCGTGTCCTTCCTGACGTCGACCGGCACGATGGATAAGCTGAGTCCGGAGATCCGCAAGCTGATCAGCGAGAAAGCGGAGTTCCTTGGCGCCTACCGAACGCCAGCCGGCGAGTTTCAGAAGAACACCCAGTACGGCGGGTCCGTCGACGCGGTCTTTCTGCGGAAGCGTACGCCCGAAGAGATTGAGGCGATCAAGGCGATTCAGGCTGTTACTAAGGCCGCTGGCGTTGAATTCGAATTCAAGATCACCGAGGAGCCAAAGACCGGCGAATGGATTAATGCGCGCGAGACAGATCAGTTTTCCAAGTCCGGACAGCCGCCTGCCCGCTTGAACGATTACTACCTGAAGAACCCGGAGCAGATGTGGGGTAAGCCGGAAGCCGGCTACGGTGTGCGCCAGGTGACCCGCATTGGCGTCCGGCCGACGAAGCCGATCGAAGAGTTCATGAGCGGGAGTCTCGGCGACGATATCAAGTGGGTACCGCGGGAGACTAAGGCGTCGGTCGCCGGTTTTGCGGAAACCGAACAGCCGGTAGGCAAGGCGCCGGAAGGCACGCGCCACGGGACACTGATCTACGATTCGAAGAAAGACCAGATCAATTACGCGTCAGGCGATGGGAACATGTACCCGGCGTTCCCGAAGGGGCTGGCACCGAACGCTCACCAGCGTGTGATTCAGTCTGTCCGCATGATGGAGCTGACGGACAAACTCTACGACTCGCTCCGTAAAGACGACACGAAGGCGGCCGACAAGATCCGGCCACAGTTGCTCCAGGCGATCCAGAACTACCGGACTCAGTTCGCTATCCAGTCGGGCAAGAACAAAGGGAAGATGGCCCCGCCGCCGGGGTACGACAACAACCTATATCTGCTGGTCGGGGGCGGGACCGAGAACAATCCGCTCAGCTTTGCGGATCCGCGGATCTGGTCGCTGGCTGGACTGACCGATCGGAACGGTAAGCCGTCGGCGGTCTTCACGACTAACACGATCTGGAAGCCGATTCCGCCGGACCGGAAGTACGACCCGAAGGATATCGAGGACGTCGCTAAGTTTGTTTACGAAAAGACTGGCGAGCTAAACCGTGGGGAGATCGAGCAGCGATACCGCGGGACCGGCCAGATCGACGAACTCCTGGTCGGTCGGCCTGGGTTTAGCATCAGCGCGCTCTCCGCCGATGGCAAGCCGACGATCGATATCAACGAGGAGTATCTGTATGGTCCGATCTGGCCGAAGATCGATCAGACGGAGGCGATGATCCAGCAGGTCCAGGCGGACCCATCGAAATTCGATCAGGGTATCTTACCAGCACTTGACAGCCAGATGAAGGAACTCGAGGCGGCGCTCCCTCCACAGGCGACGGTCAATGAGTTACCGGCAGACCCGTTCAGTTCGTTCATGGACCAGGGGACGGTCCTGAATTGGCTGAAGTCGGCCGGCCTGAACGCCGAACTCGAGTACGTGCCAGAGAACAACCGGCACATGTGGAAGGTCGGCGGCAAAGGTACGTTCAAGCGGAGCGTCGTGACGAACGCAAAGACCGGAGAAATAGGTGATCACGAGTTCGACGCCAAGCAGGTCGAGCAGTACCTGAACCACAAGCGCGCGACGACGGTCGTCGGCACCGGCGAGTACGACTATAACGGCAAGCAGAAGACAAAGACCGTGTTCGACCTCCACGAGCAGGCGATCCAGGACCAACTCGGCGACGTCTTTAAGGACTGGTTCAAGGCGAACCTCGACCGCGTGGATCATCTGGTGCCGACGTACAACCGGATGTTCCGATCGTTCCGCCATCCATCATTCGAAGGCAAGGAGCAGGCCATCGAAGGGTTGGCTGCTAATTTCAAGGGCAAGCCGCTGGCTATTCATAAACACCAGTGGGAGGCGACTGAGCAATTATTACGCACACGCTCGGGAATTAATGCACACGGCGTAGGCGCCGGAAAGACCAGCCAGGCGATCACGATGATCGCGATTGCTCGTCAGCGCGGGCTGATCAATAAACCGCTGCTTGTCGTGCCAGCCAAGGTCGCTGGCAACTGGGCGTATGAGATAGGAGAGTTGTTCCCGACCGCCCAGATCCTCAACCTGAGCGAAATGAACTCGAAGAATCGCAACCGGATGCTCCATCAGGTGGCGATGTCCAGCCCCGACTACATCATTGCGACGTACGAGGGGATGAAGGAAATCCCGCTGCGCGCGGCTGAAGACTACTTCGAGGAAGACATCCGGCAGTACGAGGACCGTCTACGCCAGATGAAGGAGAAGACGGGTGCCCAGGCGAACCGGAAGATGGAGACCGTGATCCAGGAGCAGATCCGCAAGATGCGCGGCAAACTTGCGGCGATCCAGGACATGAAGAAGACGAACGCAATCTTCTTCGAGGATACGGGCATCGATTCCATCATTGGGGACGAGTTACATAACTACAAAAACGCACCAGTCCAGTACATGGACATGTCGGAATGGCTGCACGCGGCCTCGTACTCGCAGCGCGCGGCCGACATGCTGTACAAGACCCGCTATATTCACGAACGCAAGTCCGGGCGTAAGGGCCAGAACGTCTGGGGATTGACGGCCACGCCGACGCCAAATAATCCGATCGAGATCTACAACATGCTGCAGTATGTTGCGCCCGATGAGTGGAGGGACCGCGGCATCAACGACGCAGGGCAGTTCGTCAATAACTTCGGGATCGTCGGCCAGACGGAAGAAGCCGGCACGACTGGCGTGCCAAAGATCCGCGTGAATTTTATTGGCTATAAGAACATGAACGACCTGCGGCCAATCTTCCGCCGCTATATCGACATGCGGCCGACGAGCGCGTTCGCCCTGCAGCGGCCTACGGCGCAGTACGTCGAGCACGTTCTCAATCCGTCGCCTGAGACCAGTTTCGAAGCCGCACGTATCGCTGACATTGACGACTGGATCACGCGGAACTTCAAGGAAGCGGCGGCGAACGGCTGGATCCCGATCAACCTGTTGACGGTCGCGCGCAAACTCGCAGCCGATCTGGCGGTCTACAACCCAATTCGTTACCGCAAGCTGCTCGGCCGTGAAGGATCCAAACTCCACGAGATCATCCAGCAGGTGAAGCAGTCCGACCAGGGCGACAATACGCAACTGATCTTCATGGATCTCTACCGCGCGATCGCACGTGTGCCGGTCGGAGGCGATCAGGAACGGCTGATCAAGATGTTCCTCGAGGATGGGAACGAGGATCACATCAAGGCGATCGACGTCGAGGATGACTCCGGCAATCTGTCGGCCGACGAGAGTACCGAAGGCGAGGACGAAGCGAATTCGGCAGTCGATCCGAGCGTGACGCCAGCGCCGGGGCCGGTGGATCCGGACGCGAAGGTCAAGATGAAGACCTATGAACTGGTCAACATCCACAAAGAACTCAAGAAAGCCCTGATGGCGCTCGGTATTCCTGAAGACCAGATCGCGATCATTAACCAGGGTTCGAACAACGGGCCGAAGAAGAAGTTTGCGGTTCAGCAGGCGAACGCCGAAGGCAAGATCCGATTCCTGATCGGGACAACCGCCTCGATGGGCGAGGGCATGAACCTGCAGTCCAGTACGACTGACATCCACCACTACGATGTGCCGTGGACGCCGGCCGCGCTCGAGCAGCGTGAAGGCCGCGGAGTCCGTCAGGGCAACATCGATAAGAAGACAGGACTTCCGCGCGGGATTGTCCGGGTCCACCGGTACGTCGGTAAGGGGACGTCGGACGCGAAGATGTACGCGGTGCTGGCGCGTAAAGCAAAGTGGTTAGAGGAACTGTGGTTCGGCGATTCGAACGAAGTCATGGACTTCGACCAGGATCACCGCAACTACGCTGATATATCAGCGGACGCCCAGATCGATCCGTCGACGCTCGAGTACTGGCAGACGAGTCGGCGGATTACCGAGACCGAGAAGAAACTCAAGGACGTCGAAGGCGACGACATCGTCGAAGCGCGGCGGATGCTCGAGAAGGTCAACAACGAGATCGCCGGCCGCCAGGCGCGCATCGAAGAGTACACGAAGCAGATCCAGGACGGGACCGGCAGCCCGGATTACGCGCAGCGGATGATCGAGCAGCACCGGACGGGCATCGAAGCGCTCGAGCAGGAGCGGCTGAAGCGCGAGGACGTGGTCAAGGCGGCCGATCAGAAGGCCAGCGAATACCACGCGCAACTCGAGAAGGACCGCCCGCGGCTGAGGGAGTTGATCGCCCAGAACAAAGAGCGCGGGATGCCGGTACTGCCAGAGCACGAGGCGATGGCGAACGAACCGGCGGAACCGAAAGTGCCGGCGGCCGTCGAAGGGCCAGGCAGCCCGGCGGCCGTTCCTAGTGCATTAGGAATAAAGCCGGTTGAGGGGCCATCTGCGGTTGCCAAGACCGCCAAGACGATGACGCTCGACGGTAAGACCTACCGATCGGTCACCGTCAACACTGCCCGGAAGGATGGGCGCGAACCGATAGAAGGATGGCAGATCGCACCAGGCCTCGCGATGACCCCGAGTCTCGAGAAGAAAGGCAATTGGACGCTAACGCATACGCCGTCAGGCTTGTCACTTGGGGAGCACGGCCCGATCTCGCGTATCGCAGCCATGGGCAACCGTATCGCGCCGATCGGCGATTGGGAGCGCTCGCCCGAAGACCTGCAGGCGGACAAGCCGTTCATGCAGGCGGTCGTCGCTAAACTGAAGGGTGAGGCGGGCGCGCTCAACTTCTGGCGTGGCCGGCAGCCAGCCCCGATCCAGGCGAGTCTGGTCCAGTCATCGGATCCTGATATACGCCGGCTGGACAGTCTGCCGGGGCCGCAGGGCAACATTTGGACAAAAATGAGGGCAATACCGGCACAGGTCTACCGGTTTGCGACGGCCGCCCGCTACAACGAGGATATCAAGGACTTCCCGTTATTCGCCGAGCGCATCCGCCGCGCGCTGGAGATCATCAACGACGCGGCTGCCCAGACTCAGAAGAAAATGGAATGGGTCGTCAAGGGGTTACATCCGGTCGAATATGACGTGTTTCGCCGTATCATCTTCTGGGAAGACATGTACGAGACTGGCAAGAGGTCTGGCGAAAGCCGGATCCCGCTGGCCGGAACGAGCAAACTGACGCGAATCGACGCTGAGATCAACCGGCTAAGATCCATTTCAACTCCTGCCGTCCTGGACGCCGTAGACCGTCATCACCAGTGGATGGAGGAGATGTGGAACGACTTCGTCTCCCGCGGTAAGGCGGATCCGAACGACGGTCGCGCGAAGTACTTCCCGAATATGCTGATCCACGAGTTGGGCGATGCGATGGACCGGATGCCCGGACTTCCATACCGCATGCAGACGCCTCGCCGCCTGTACCTGAAGGAACGAGTGGGTCACCAGACGCCGCACGATGCCGACTGGATCCACGTGATGGAGCAGTACGGGACACGCGCGTACGCCCACAACATGATCGACGACTTCATCGAACGCGCGGCGGCCGAGAACGATGTCCTGCCAAAACTGACGCAGCCGCAATTGGTTCAGCTACTCGGACAGTCTGGCCAAGTCAAGCCAGGGAAAATCTACCGCGACCAGGCGGGAAACGTTCTGAAGGGATTCCAGTTCAACCCGGGCAACATTATCTACCCGGTCCAGGCTATCAACGAGGAAGTTGTTCAGGATGCGCTCCACTTAGGAGCGGACGAACTGATCGCCGATATCGCAAACCTGCGCAACGCGATACTCGGAGGCGCGCGCCGGCCGCCGATAATGACCGACATGGGAGAGGATCTGACGCGGAACGTGCTCGCGTTGGGCGGTAAGCACAAGACTTACCTTCTGCCGGCGGCGATCGCGGACAAACTCGAGCACTTCCGCGAAAGCAATAACGTCAGCGGGTTCGGTGAGATGATTCGCGCGGCAACGAACGCGTGGAAACTGTCGGTCACGACGATCAAGCCGATCCTGAGCACTCTCACGACGGGCGTGCCGGACCTGAGTTACTTCACACACATCACGATCGGTAACCAGATGACGCTCTGGGCGGAGGACATGGGAGCGCTGGCCAAGCAGCCGGAAGCACTCAACATCTTGCGCAAGAAACTACCGCCACCACAATATCAGCAGATTGTGGATTTAATGGAGGAAGCGCGGATCTGGAACTCGACGTTCATGGCGACCGGCGGAGTTCCTCGAGCGGCGAACGCGCCAGGCCTCCGCCAGTATCGAGAGACCTCGACGCTCGAGAAGATCACCCCGTGGGGCAATAATCCGATCGGCGACATGCTCCGGGAGTTCCAGCGGTACTCGAATATCGTGCACAGCCTGCCGAAGGTCGCGTCGTTCCTAGCCAACATGGAGCGGATCAAGCAGGGTAAGCCGATTATCGCGCGCGGCGCGAACGTCAAGGGGCTTCCGCCGGAGATGGCGGCCGGTAAGGCGGCTCGCGAACTGACGACCGACTACGGGGCAACCAGCCAGCGTATGCGGTACGTCTACAGCACGGTCTTCCCGTTCAGTTCGTTCGCCGTCGGAATCATCGGACCGTGGCTAAAGCGTGCAACCGCTCAAGGGAAAATCTTCCCGGGCGATAAGTTCTGGCTGTCGGTCGCGCTGCCGATCGTTGCGATCATGATCTGGAACCATTACATGTACCCGAATCTCGAGAAGGATGTCGCGGACTGGAAGAAGGAGATGACGCACATCAACACGGGATTCCGCGACGCCGACGGAAAGCCGGAGACGATCGACCTTGAACTTCCGACGGACGTCGTGAAGCGCTGGTTTGGTCTGCATACGCTTGAACCAAACATCGACAAGGTGCTCGAAGGTAAATGGACGTGGGAACAGGCGGCACGCCAGCAGGCAGAGGACGTCTTTGGACATCAGGCGCGCGCGACCTGGCCGACGGCACCGGGTGCGATGCTCGAGCAGATGCTGAATCCGATCGGGCGGGCGTTCCACGACATCAGCGCAAACCGCGACTCGTTCACCGGCAAAGAGATCGTCTCGAAGTCCGAACCGAACCTCTGGGGAGATCCGGCAAAAGGCTACCCGCAGACGGAGACGGGCAAGCAGTTGATGCGCGAGTACTTCGTCAAGCAGTTGATCGGACCGTACATGCAATACCTGCGCGCCCAGCAGATGGATACGCCGGACTCACTGCTCTACAAGTGGACGACGTCGGACGGCCCGTTCGGCTGGAAGCGTGCGCTCGGGATCCATTCGGTCGATCCGAACCAGGGAGATCGCGCCGACTGGTACAACGACAAGTCGATGCTCGGTGCCTTCCATGACGAGGACATGCGGAAACTGGATAACGCGTACGTCGAATGGGAGGCCGACAATATCAGCGAGGCCGACCGGAACGCTATTATCTCCAGCATCATCGACCGGAACGACGCGCGGCAGACTCCGAACCCGACATTCCCAGGCCAGGCCGGCATCGGTTCGAGCGATATCGAGCGCATGATGAAGAGTCCAGAACATCAGATCCGGGTCGTCGACGAGGTCCTACGTAAGACGACTGACCCGGAGAAACGAAAGGACCTGCTGGCGTCCAAGATGGCGCTCCAGCAGCAGATCGATGCTAAGTCCTTCAAATCGACACCGAAGGAACAGCAGCCATATCTGGGACTGCCGCCGATCCCGGGACCGCCAAGCCTGTTCATGCCTGACGAAGTGCCGGTGCCGCCGCAGTAGTTGACGCGCGCCATATCCTTTAATTGATGAGCACATTCGATCAGGCGTACGCGTTCACACTCGGGATCGAAAAGAACGTCATCACAGCCGACCCGCAAGATCCGGGCGGTCTGACAAACGCCGGGATATCGCAGGTTGCGAACCCGGACCTGGACGTCACCAGCCTGACGGACGACCAGAAGCGCCAGACATATAAGGAGCGCTATTGGGATAAGGTCCACGGTGACGAGCTACCGCCGGCACTCGCGGTCGCGCTCTTCGACACGGCGGTGAATCAGGGGCCAGGTACTGCCGTGAAGATCCTGCAGGAGACGATCGGGCTTAAGCCGGACGGTCTTATCGGCCCGGTGACGATCCGCGTGGCCCAGACTGGCGTCGAGGCCGTGCTGAAGGAGTTCTTTGTTCTGCGTACGATCTCGTACACGACAGACCTGCAGTTCTACCGCCTCGGACATGGCTGGACGCGCCGCGCTTTCGATTGTTATGACTTCGCCAAGACATTCCTGAAAGGAAACGTATGATCAAGGTTCCAAAGAACGGTGCAGTGGGCGCGTCATTCAAAGGCATCGAAGAGGTTGGCCGAAAGACCAGCCCGATGACCTTACGCGAGAAGCCGGCGGCCCGGCCAGGCGCGACCACATATCAGAGACCGACAGCCAAGCGTAGCAAGGGCCGTTCGGCCGGGAGATAACGATGAGTTTCTCAACGATCCTCAAGACCGTGCTGCCCAACCTCGCGACCGCCCTGCCGCTGCCTCCGCCGTTCGGCGCGATGGCCGCCAGGATGATCAGCGGGGCTTTGGGTGGGACGGTCGTCCCGACGCCAGACAACCTGGAGCAGGTCCTGGCTGAAGCGCAGTCGAAAGATCCGGACATCATGGTCAAACTCAAGCAACTTGATCAGGAATTTCAGGTCCAGATGGCGCAACTGGGAATCAACAACGCCCAGCACATGGAAGATCTGGCAGCGGCCGACCGGGCGAACGCGCGCGGGCGCGAACTCGGGGTTAAGGATAAGACGCCGATGCGACTCGCGTACGCGGTGGTCATCCTGACGACGCTCGCCGAGGGGTACCTGCTGATCTGGGGTCTTAAGGGTCCGGTCGATCCATCGTACGCCGTGATCCTCGGGCGCGTGCTCGGTACGCTCGACGCGGCACTGATGACCGTCCTGACGTATTACTTCGGCTCGTCTGCCGGTTCGGCCGACAAGACGACGACGATCCAGAACATGGCGCAGGCGGCGGCGAAATAATGTCGTTCGATATGCAGCCGATCGACAGCGAGAGCGGCAACCACAAAGAGCAGGGGTACGACCGGGCGAATCAGGTGCTGAGAGTCCGCTACGGCAACGACCAGATATGGGACTACCACGGGGTGACGCCCGAACTGTATCAGGCGGCGCTCGAGGCGCCGTCATTCGGATCGTACCTGCGGCGGATCATCGAGCCGGGCGCGCCAGCAAGACCGATAACGGAGGAAGAGCATGCCAGTACAGCAAGGTAGGGAAGGCGTCAAAGAAGAAATGAAGCGATTCGGCGCCGGCGATCTTCACTCCGGCAAAGGCGGCAAGGTCGTGACCTCGCGTAAGCAGGCGATCGCGATCAGCCTAAGCGAGGCCGGGATGTCGAACAAGCGGAAGACTGGCCGCTCCCGCGGCCGGTCGGCCGGCCGATAGATGGCGAAGGCGACCAAGTCGCAGGCCGGATATCTCGGTCCTGACCAAGGGCCGTTTGACTGCGGCCACTGCAAGCATTTCAACGGAAAGTCCTCATGCGAATTGGTTGACGGGACCATACAGTCGTCAGGTTGCTGCAACCTATTTGATAAGGATGAATCCTCTACGTCCGGCGCGCTAAAGTCTCTCTACGGTAAGAAGCCTCAAAAGTAGATTCTAATTTAATAATTTAAATTGAGTTTAACGCCGCAGCGTGTTAGCGTCATCGGGCAGCCGGGACGTCCGGCGTGATGAATAAACTGACCACACCAAGGGAGTTACGTGGTTTGGGAGAAAAAAGCGTGGAACGCGTGATCATGGATCGCGTGATCGCACTGGAGAACCGGCGCATGCGCCTGGGTCTGAACAAGACTCAATTGTGCGAAGCGGCGGGTATCAAGAAGGAAATGTACAGCTACATTCTCAAGCGGGCGCGCCTGCAGAGGTCGCTGCCGGAGGAATGTATGGCCAAGGTCAAGGCAGCGCTCGACCGGCTGTCGAAGCGAAAAGTTCATGGCAACAACGCACCGAGCGCTTGAAGCGCTGCAGTTCCGGCAACTCGGGCTGCTATCCAGAAGGACCGCACTTGAAATCGTAAACGGAGGACCAATGGTACCTAAATTTGCAAACGTTTATAAGTTCGTCAACCGGCACACGGGCCAAGTCATGACCGTCAGATGGGACGTTCGGGATGGTGGGCAGACGAATTACACCGGACCGTCAACCGACTACGATTTCGTTTCGCTCGAAACGAACGTTCCGGACGGCGAGCAGCCGGACGACCAGTACCGGCAGATGGGCGTCGGGATAGCCGCGCTCCCGTCATTTGCAACCGGCCGCGTACTCATCACACCGATTCACTAGGAGGACCCTTGATAATTGGACTGACGCACCGCGAAGACCTCACGCCGATACAGCGACTGGCCGTCGCCTACAAGGTTTCGATCGGGATTCCCGCGACCGACGGGAAGAACTACCCACAGAAAAGCGACCATTTCCACATCCGGGCGAAGAATAAGGATGGGGAATGGGTCGACGACAAGCCGTTTACCGAACAGCTTCAGTCGCTCTACATGCCGGAAGTCCAGGTCGATGGCAAGAAGGGGTATCTGCCACTCCGAGAATTCGACATCATTTTTCTGTCGGACAACATTGACGAGGTCTTTAAGACCGAACTCGCATGGTGGGCCGCGAGCGAAAAGAAATGTTCTGGCAATGGCCAGACGGCCATGCGCTCGATCTCCGCGCTACCGCCTGCCGAGGCTGCGAAGCACAAGAACGAGCAGTCTATCGAATGGGCGCCGTGCGGCGACGCCTGCCCGGACCTGGATCAGGGACGGTGCAAGCCAAGCGGGCAACTGTCATTCATCTTCAAGGACCGGCCGATCATGGGGAGCGTCGCCAGTTACACGACGACCTCGTACGAGAGCATCGTGCGGATCCACTCGTCACTGCTGCAGATCCAGTCGATCACCGGTGGCCGACTCCGCGGAATTCCGCTGAAGATCGTCATGCGGCCGGGCAAGACTCGCTACACCGACCCACAAGGTAAGAAGAAGAGCGGCAGCGCGTTCTTCGTGAACATCGAGTTCCGGCAGTCCGATTTCTCTCAGCTTGTTCCGAAACTGCTGGAGCACTCGACCGCGTACGCCAGCCAGATTACGGCCGTCCGACAGTTGGCCGAGCACAGCGAGGACGACACGCCGCCGATTGATGTCGAGACCGAGCAGGAGCAGGGTAAGGCGATGACGTCTGAATTCTATCCGGCCAACATTGAGAACGTTCAGACTCGCCCATTCGCCCAGTCGGCCGAGGAGATCGAGATAGACTACATCTGCGGACAATTGGGACTCAACGCGGCGCACAGGGAAATGCTTAACGCGGCACTGAAGGGCGACATCTCGGAAATCAGTCGATGGATTAAGGCCTTCCAGGAATGGTGCAAGCGGGATAATTTCACACCGCAGCAAATTCAGAACTTCTACACGTCGGCCATCGTCAAGCCATGGCCGATGCCTCCAGTGCCAGCCGCCAATGAAGCGGGGCCAAAGAAGAACGCCCGGAAGAAGCCGGAACCGGCGGCGCCGGACGCACCGCCGCCCGTAACTCCACCGCCAGCCGCGGCCCAGGCTGCAACTCCGGAACCGACTCCCGAACCAGCCAAGGAAGAACCGGCAGAAAACGCGGTCTGGAACTTCTAATGAAGTATTTCATCGATACGGAATTTATCGAGGACGGGAAGACGATTGATCTTCTGTCGATCGGGGTCGTCTGTGAAGACGGCCGCGAGTTCTACCGGGAATGTAATTCGACCGATCCGAATTACGCAGACCAATGGGTCGTCAATAACGTCTTCCCGTCCATGAAATACCTGAAGTGGCAACCACGCCGCGTGCACCTGCATGCCAGTGGAGGCGAGACGGTCCACTATCCTGCGTGGACTTGGTATGACGACAAGTTCTGCCAGTCCTCCGCCGTAATCGCCGGTGATCTTAAGGAGTTTATCGGCGATGACACGCCGACTTTCATCGGCTGGTACTCGGCCTACGACTGGGTTGCCATCTGTCAGCTTTACGGCCGCATGCTCGACATCCCGAAGGAGTGGCCAAAGTACTGCGTCGACCTGAAGCCGATCGCCAAGATGTATAAGATCACGCTCGCGCAGGGCGATAGTAAGCACAATGCTCTCGAGGACGCACGATGGGTCAGGGCGGCCCACACCGCCATTAAGGATGTGCTCTGGCGCAGTTATAAAGAGACAGAATTATTCATTTAATTATTTAAATTGACTTCATTATTTTGAGCGCGTAACCTAACGCCCGATGCGACTCCCATTCGTCATCCGACAGAGCACGATCGTGCAAGCGCAATGCCTCTACCGCGCCCACCAAACCCAGGTACTGGGTGTCAAAGAACCGACAAGCGAATTCGCGGCACGTGGAACCGATTTCCACGCGATGGCGAAGTACTACGTTGACCATCTGGTGGCCTCGAAGCAGGAAACCGATTGGGAATACGCGGACCGGATCACATCTGGTGATGGAACGTATTGGAACGATGACGCAGTTCAGATTTTTAACGATTGGTCGCGCAACACGTCCGTCGACCCGGCCGTCGTATTCAGCACCGAGTACAAGATCCGCCTGGACGCCGACTTAAAGCCCTGCGATCAGGCGAACGCCGCATTCTCGGGCGATCTCGATCGCCTGGAGATCGCTGGCAATCTGGCGGTCATTCATGACTACAAGACCAACTGGGCGATCTCGAATCCGTTGACCGCACAATCGATCTTCTATCCGTGGCTGCTCTGGAAGATCATGCCCCACCTGGATCGGATCACGTTCCGCCTGGAATTCGTTCGCTATAACGTTGAGCGGGAGCGCGTGTTCACGCGTGACGATCTCGAACGGATGGACCGGTGGGTTGACGGACAACTCCGACGGATTGTCGCGGCAGCCAACGCAAACGACTGGCCGGCCGAAGTCAATAGCGGCTGCACGTTCTGCCGTCTCGAATGCCCGCTGGTCAAAGCCGGGATGTCGCCGCAGCAGCTTGGGCGCATCGAATCACCGGACCAGGCGCGGGCGATCGGCGGCCAACTATACGCGCTGAAGCGCGCGGCCAGTCAACTCCAGGCGGCTCTCCGGCCGTACGCGGTCGAGAACGGGCCGATCGATCTCGGCAACCAGATCAGCTTGGGGTTTAAGAAACAGACTCAGACCGAGTACGATCCGCGGACGATCCTGCGGCTGAACGAAGAGCACGGGTTTAAGCCGACACGCGCGCTCCATGTAACCAGTAAAGAGGTTAGTAAGATCGGCCGGCAGTACCCGGAGTACGCGGCGAACGCGCGTGCGGCTTCCAGCGATTCGAGCAAGACGGTATTTAAGTTTACAAACGAGAGCGGAGATCCGCTCGGCGAGGACGAGGAGGAAATTGATTAATGACTTGGGCTGAAGCGCTTTTTAAGATGTGGGATGACCTTATCCTGTTCGCCGTCATAGCAGTATTCATTCTATTTTTACTAAGACTTTTCGCAGGTGATACGGCTGGAAAGGGGAACGATGAAGAAGAAGAGTAAGAGGCGGCGCAAGTTTGAGAACTGCCGCTGGCTGCGCGACCACAGTTCGGTCATGAAGCCGGAGAAGGCCGAACGGTTCAAGGACCGTGAGGGCAAGGTCTATTGGTACCTGAGCACCGGTCAGGTCGTCAACGAATACAACTTAAGGAGAATGGGACTATGAACATCATGGAAGCGGTTGGAAGCGTGTTTATCATCTACCTGGCGTGCTCTGGACTTGCCGGTCACGTCTATCTTGTGGTCTCTGGTGTTCGGCGGATCGTCGGGCGACTGGAAATCGGCGGAGTCTATGAGGACGCGGCCGTGCGCGAGCAGCTTGTTATCCGCCCGCTCAGCACCGTAACCGGAGAATGAACGAGATGGATGTTATTGGGCCGATCTGCTTAGCCGCCGTGGTTATAACGATCGTCGTGTCAATCGCCGTCTACTGTATTATTGACCGGGCGCTCGGTGGACCGCCGGCAGAAGAGGAGGACGAGGAATGAGAGTTGCGATCTGGCTGATCGCGCTGGCGGCCCTTCGGCATTCTGGAATAATGAACGACCTGACAACTGTCGATGCAATTGCGGTGGCTTCTACCCTGTCGTTCATGCTCTGCGTTGGGGCTGACATCGTTGAACTCATTAACGGATTGAATGGACTGAAGAGAAGAAATGAAAATACTTGAATTGGAATTGACGAACTTTGGATCGCACGTTCACACGAAGATCGAATTTGGCGCGAGTACGCTCGTTGTCGGAACGCTGAACGCCGGCAAGAGTTCGATCGCTCAGGCAGTCGAGTACGCGCTGACCGGCGACTGTGGCACCTACCGGAAAAAAACGGACGACCGCCGCGAGATCATCCACGACCTGCAGCCGAACAAGCAGTTGACCGTCCGACTGAAGACCGACAAGCACGAGATCATTCGCACGCGCGCCGAGAACGGCGAGACCTGGACATTCGACGGCCGAACGCTCGCGAACGCCAGCGCGATGGATCAGGCGATCGCCGATATGCTCGGCCGGACGAAGCCGGTAATTGCCGCCGCCCTGAACGTCCAGCACTTCCTGGATATGGACCCGACAGCCCAGAAGGAACTAGTCATCGGACTGACGGGTGCGGAAGTAACGGACGCGAAGATTCGGCAGTTATTCACCGGGCGGCCGGAGGCGCTGGCGATGCTCGGCGGACCGATCAACAGCCTGAACGCGATCGCGAATTCCTACGACTACGCGTACAAGCAGCGCACGAATGTCAACCGGGAGTTGAAGGAACTCAAACCTCCGTCTCCTCCTGAAGGGGTCGCCCCGCCGATCGACAAGATACGGGCGCTCCTGGCCCAGTTGGAAACCGAGTTGCAGAAGAAGATCGCGGAGCAGGCCCGGGCGGAAGGTGCGGCGAATCCGAACCTGCGCAAGACTCTCCTGGCTCGCCAGGCCGAACTGCAGAATCTGCAGAAGCCGGATACGGCTGTGATTCCGGCAATGCGCTCAAAGATCGAGGCGGAACGGGCGGCCAAGGGGTACCTCGGTGAAGCATCGACGATGGTCAGCCAGAAGTTACTGTCGGCCCGTATGGATATCGCGATCCGGGAAGCGAATATCCTGATGCTCGAGAAATTCAACGGGCGCTGCGTGGCTGGCGATCACGCCTGCCCGGCACCGCAATCGGATATGCAGAAGGCCCTCGAGGAACAACGGACGAAATTGGTCAAGCACAAGAAGGATGAACATGATTTCGTTGCCGAAGTCGACAAACTGGCCAAGCAGCAGGCCGATGACCGGGCCACGCGGATGGCCGAACACGAGATTCATGAGCACGAGAAGGCCGTTCTGCTCTATGACCGTGCCCAAGCCGAATTGACGACGATCTCCGAACAACTGAAGAACCTGCCGGAAGGACAGTCAGCGGTCAACCTGCACCTGCATGAGCAGATCGCGCAACTGCGCGAGCGACTCACGAGAGGCCGATCACAACTGGAAGCGGCTACCGGCTGGCTGGAGCGCGAACGACAGGTCAAGGCAGTCGCCGACCAGCGCGCGAAACTTGAGCGCGAACTCAGCCTGCTCGAAGAACTGGTTGAGTTCTTTGGAGCGAAGGGAGTGAAGGCCCAACTGATTGACGAGCGCATCGGTAAACTCGAGGCCGAGATCAACCTGCATCTGAAGGTCTTCGGCTTCGAAATGAAGGTCCAGATCGAACCGTGGCAAATCAAGATGACGGACAGGCCGATCACCCGGCTATCGCGGTCCGAACGCTTCCGCCTCGGTCTGGCATTTCAGTTGGCGATCGCGCGCACGGCCGGGCTGAACTTCGTGATCTGTGACGATACGGAACTCCTGACGCCCGAAGTCCGCGGTCAGATGCTCGGCATGATCGGGGCGGCGAAACTCGATCAGGCGATCATTATTATGACGTTGATGGACGTACCTAAATTTATGGAGACGCGCCCGAAGATGCCGAAGTCTCTCCAGGTCCTGCTCGTTGGAAACGCCGACGGTGTCTCGAGCGTGCGGGCTATCTAAGATTTTACTCACGAAAGGCCATAACGGCAGAAACAACAACACAATCAAGGATTTTCAGAATGAAGAACATCAAACGTTTGAATCTGATTTTGGTTTTGGCGCTCGTCGTTGTAACCATGTTGGTCGCCAACGTACCGGTAGCCCATGCGGACATCTTGGGCTGTGGCTACTATTGCGGATACTGCAGTGATGATGGGAGTGGATACTGTGACGCATGCTATCAGGCGTGCTGCTCCGATTCTGCTGCGGCCTATTGTTGTTACAGCCCGAACAGTTCTGGTTGTTCGACTGGACCGCAGTACGATTGCTGGCAGTATTTCGCAGTCGCTTGCTATCAGGGTTTCTAACCTGAATCACACAGGGGGCTTCGGCCCCCTTTTAAAGGAGCAGGAAAATGAGCAACAAACTAACTACGGTCCTCCTGGTTACGATTCTTGGTATCAATGTGTATATGCTTCTTGAAAAATTCGGAGGCAGCAAACAGCAACAACCAGCGCCAGTCACTGACGCAAAGGGCGCGACCGTTGATATCTCAGGAATGCCATCGAAGGGGACGGGGAAAAAAGTCCTAATCGAATTCTCCGATTTCGAATGTCCATTCTGTATCAAGCACGCGCGGACGACCAGCCCCCTCATCGACGCTCAATACGTGGAAACCGGCAAGATTAAGACCGTCTTTGTGAATAATCCGCTGCCGATCCACGCGAATGCGAATCGATTCGCAACCTACGCCTTATGCGCTGGCGAGCAAGATCAGTATTGGCCGATGCACGATGAACTATTCGCGGATCAGCCTAAGGATACATCGTTTGTTTCCAGCCTTGGCTTAGATTCTGACCTGTTTAACAGGTGCACGTTTAGGTCAGAGATACAGGAAGAGGTTGCGAAGGAGAAGGGCATGTCGGCGAAACTTGGGTTTGCAGGCACTCCATCCTTCGGCCTTGGCATCGAAGACACTCCGAACCACGTCCGCCTGATCAAGATTATCAATGGCGCGCAACCGCTCGAAGTGTTCAAGAAAGAAATCGACAAACTGTAAGCAGGAGGCGGGGTTTATCCCCCGCCTTTCCGGAGAATCGCGGATGAACAGACTCACGGCTGAAAATGTTGGTCATTGCGCTCACATGCGCGTCGGTTATCGAACACGCGAGGAAGGCGTTGGGCATGTTGTTGAAGCGTGGTGGGAATGTAGTGAATGCAAATCGCGATTTGCACTCGCAGAACTGGATGCCGTGCGTCGTGAATCCGAGTTGCGCCGATTAGAGCACCTTGAAACGTGCAAGCGTGTAGACGTACTGACCGAGGAGAACGCACGACTGCGGGCAGCGCACCGCGAATTGCGCGACTTGGTTGAAGACTTGACAGCCCGACTCTTTCGGGCGATAGCGGCACTCAAAGCACAGCCTGAGCCGTGTCACTGCAAAGAATGCCGTGATGGCTATTTAAAAACCAAAGCTGATGTCTTGAAAGAGTTGGAGGGGTAATGACGGCAATCCTGGGAATCGACTTGTCGTTGACCAGCACTGGACTCGCGCTCCTCTACGGCGATGAGTTTGGGACCGACGATCTCGGCGGCGTCGCTGGCGCGATCGGCCACGTCGGACTCACTCGCAGGGATCGCGCGTGGACTAAATCAGTCCAGACAAATCCCAAAGACTATCCGGACATGGGACTACGGTGGGCCTGGATTGTCAGCCAGATTGAGCAAATGGCAGAATATGCTCAGTTTCTAGTCATTGAAGGCTACTCCTACGGATCGGCAGCAAACGCCCGCGCGTGTATGGAGTTAGGTGGAATTGTTCGGTACATCCTTGCGCGTCCAGGACGCCCAATACGCGAGATCCCGCCGTCGACGCTCAAGAAGTTCGTCGTCGGATCCGGCGGTAAAGGTGTGGACAAGGACCAGATGCTCCTCCAGGCGTACAAGCGGTGGGGCGTCGAGTTCCGGACGAACGATGAATGCGATGCGTACGGGCTGGCAAAGATCGGCCAGGCGCTGACGCTCGGCGCCGAAGGGCTACCGCAGTTTCAGATTGAGATGATCAACGACCTGCGGGCACCGCGGGTGAAGAAGAAACGTTCCAAGAAAGCAGCCACTCTATGAAATACGAGCACCCGCTTCAAATGCTTCGCTACACCGAAGACGCCGACGACGGCATCGATACGGACAAGACGCACTTCCTGATGCTCTACGCGATGACGATGCTTATCCGACCGGAGGTTGCGGTCGAAATCGGCAGTCGGCGCGGCGGCTCCGCCATCTGGATCACGCGGGCGATGGAAGAAATGCAGCGCGGCCGTCTCTTCTGCATTGACCCGTTTATCGCCTGCCATGGTGGGGCGCCGGCCTTCGAATACCACTTTAACCGGAATTTGACTGACCTTGGCCTGCGCGAGCGTGTGACGCTGCTGAAGATGCGGTCAGACGATCCGGAGGCATCGCCGGCATTGCTGCCGCCGATCGATCTGCTGTTTATCGACGGAGACCATTCGTACGAGGGCGCGAAGCACGACATCGCGCGATACGTGCCGCACGTCCGGACTGGCGGAGCGGTGATCATTCACGACTGTCTGTCGGAACCTGGCGTGCGCCGCGCGATCGCCGAGGCGACGACTGTACTAGCACCGTTCACGCACTGCCTGACCGAAAACCGTCAGGGTATATGGATCGGCGTTAAAGGTGCATGATCGCACAGCGCGGTGGCTACTGTAAGGGCTGCCGATCTGCCTACGAGGCCGGCACGCCGATCTTCTGGCACCCGGACGAGGGTAACTATCATTGGGAGTGCTGGTGGGCGATCGAACAGCCTCCGCATGTAATAAAACTGGCACAAAAGTTGGGTTACACTCAGCCGGTCGATACGTTTAGCGAGAGCGAGAAAGACTGGAGTTTTTAAAATGGGTGACGATTGCTACGGGAAACATGGAATGAACCACGATTGCCATGAGTCGAAAGACCATAAAGACAACGGCCATAAACCTGACCGCCGGGAAATCGACGCGCAGGAACTTCTTTACCATCAGGACGCGCTCCGACTCGAGACCGTGACAACATGCGTCGGGTTCGATGATATGTTGGACGTCACGCTGACCTACAATCACGCGCAGGTCGACAACGCGATCATCATTACGTCGCACGATGACATCAAGACCCAGATGGTCGTGCAGAAGCACGGCGCCCGCCTGGTCTTGACCGACTTGTTCAAGAAAAACAACCGACAATTCAACAAGGGAGCCGCTATCAACAGCGGGTTCGGTCATTTCCAGTACCATGGCTGGCGGCTGCATCTGGATGCCGACATCGTACTGCCCGACAACTTCAAGCGCATCCTCTTCAACCATACCCATTTGGACCGGGACGCGATCTATGGCTGCGACCGCCTGGATGTTGTCGGGGTCAAGGACATGCGGCGCCTGATGTCCTCGCCGCAGCACGGTTTTGGCTATCTGGTGATGAGCAAGAACGTTCCGGCGTCGGCGCGGTACGTTGATGGACTCCGCGGTTACGTGCCGATCGGGTTCTTTCAACTCTGGCACGCGAGCAAGCAGATCTGGTATCCGTACAGCCTGGGGACCGCCGCCCACGACGATATCTTATTTGCCGAACAGTGGCCGTCGTCCCACCGCCGGCATCTCCCAACCGTCATCTGCTACCACCTGCAGGCCGAACGCGGCAAGATGGGCGAGAACTGGGAAGGCCGCGGACAGAAACGCCTGGACTTGAAAGACTAACCGTGTGGATCATCCCGAAATCACTGTCCTCAGTTTATTCTCAGGTATCGCCGGTCTCGACCTTGGACTCCGACTTGCGCTCCCAGACGCTCGCACGTGCTTTTACATTGAACACGAAATCGCTGCCGCCGCGGTCCTGGTCGCGCGCATGGAAGACGAGCAGTTGGATTCAGCGCCTATCTGGACAGACGTACGATCTTTTGACGCTCGACGGCTTGCGGGTGATATCGACATTGTCATCGGTGGTTTCCCATGTACGGACGTCAGTGTCGCGGGTGCGCGTGCCGGGATCGACGGCGAAGAGTCCGGACTCTGGAGTGAAATGCGGCGGATCATCGGCGAGTGCCGGCCGCCGCTCGTGTGGATCGAGAACGTCCCGGGACTCCTATCCACTCGATCCGTTCGCGATATTGAAGGGGCGGGCGTGGGTGAAGGCGCAACCGAGTCTGTTCGAGGCCTCGGCGTCGTTCTCTCAGATCTGGCCGACCTCGGGTACGATGCGGAATGGACGAGCATATCTGCGGCCGACCTCGGCGCCAGTCAGCTCCGAAAACGAATCTTCATCCTGGGTTACACGCCTGTGGGCAACCCAGCAGTCTCGGGACTACAAGAGCGGGGAAGCCCAGCGGACGAACGAAGAATTGTACGGGACGACCGGCCGCCCGCTGACGGCTCAGATCCGGGAGTTTACCCATACTGGCCTCCAGGACCAGGCGAACGCGAACGGTGGGGACAGATCATCGGACGATGGCCAGAACTTGCCCCGGCTGTGGCCAACGACGCGCGTGAACGAGCGCGGGAACTACACGTGCGACAAGGGGAACCCGGAGGACCGCCGGCCGACGTTGGACGGGCTGGCGCGCGCGGGAACGGCGAAGAAGCTGAATCCGCTATTCGTGACGTGGCTTCAGGGAATGCCGCTCGGCTGGCTTTGTCTCGAGCGCAGCAACTCCGCGCATTGGGAGGACTGGTTATCCCGCTCCAGGCGGCTGCTGCATTCTCACAACTTGCAGTTCGCGCGGGCATCGGTGAAATCGACGCGGACGGACGACTGAAACTAACGTTTTAGGTACACCACTACATCTTGTGGCTTGATTCTGCGGAGCGGAGCAAGCATTATTCGTAGCCTACTCACGGGGGCGATTTGACGTATGTGCATGATTGAAGATTGCGATGAAGTTTGCACTGTCCTAAGTACTCGTATATCCACCGCCAGGAAACCACATTGCTGTACGGAGTGCAGTCGCATTATTGAAACCGGCGAGTCGTATCTTTCTGAAAGTTGCCTCTTTGACGGCGATTTCACGATCTATAAAACATGCGCCCATTGCCGGGTTACTCGCGAGTGGCTGGAGGCGGAGTGTGGCGGCTTCGTCTACCAGGGGATCCGTGAGGATATTGACGATCATGCAAGGGAAGGCTACGGGTTCGGCGTGATGCGGCTGGCGATCGGAATGCGGAAGAAATGGCGTTACGGAAACGCTAGCCTGATGCCGATTCCGAAATGCCCGAAGGTGACAGCGGCCCATGCTTGAACTCCGCGACTATCAGGTCGAGATGTACGATCAGGCGCGCGACCTCCGGGTCAACCAGAAAGCACGCTCGATGATCCTGCAGAGTCCGACCGGGTCCGGCAAGACCGTGCTCGCGGCCTCGCTCCTCAAAAACTGCGCCGACAAGGGGTTCAATGCGTGGTTTCTCTGTCACCGCCGCGAGATCCTGAAGCAGAGTCTACTCAAACTTCGCGAGGCTGGCGTCCCGGCCGGGATCGTTGCGGCCGGTATGCCGACGAATAACCTCGCGCCCGTCCAGGTCTGTTCAATCGGTTCGCTCGCGCGCCGACATCACGCGCTCCGACGCCCGCAACTGATCGTCTATGACGAGTGCCACCACACGGCGGCTTCGAGTTGGGCGGCCATCCACGCGGCGTACCCGGACGCCGTGCATATCGGGCTGTCGGCGACTCCGCAACGTCTGGACGGTACGGGCCTTGGGAAGTGGTTCGAGCACATGGTCCTCGGGCCGTCCACTCATCAGTTGATTACCGACGGATGGCTATCGCCCTATCGCCTGTTTGCCCCGCGCCCGCCCGACCTGTCGGACGTCAGTATTCTCGCTGGCGACTACAACAAGAAAGAACTCAGCGCGACGATGGACCGCTCGGCCGTCGCTGGCGATACCGTGCGCCTCTATCAGAAGCACGTGCCGAACGAGACGGCGATCGTCTATATGTGGTCGGTCCCTAGCTCGATCGAGATCGCGCAACGTTTCAACGATGCCGGGATACCGGCCGTCCATATCGACGGGGACACCGACGACCGGGTACGCGACCGTGCGATCGACATGTTCCGGGCTGGCGACGTTCGCGTCCTCTGCAACGTCGATATCGTGGGCGAGGGGTTCGACACACCCGCGTGCGGCGCCGGATTCTTCTGCCGCCCGACCGCATCACTAACGCTCTACCTGCAGCAGGTTGGGCGCATCCTCCGGCCGTCGCCCGGCAAGACGGCGTTCCTATTCGATCAGGCGGGTAACTCCCGACGTATGGGACTACCGGACGAGGACCGCGAATGGTCGCTCGACGCGACGCGCAAGAAGAAGAAAAAGAAGCGCGATGACGAGGACGCGGTCCGCGTCTGCCCGGCCTGCACGGAAACCTGGGGGATGCACGTGCGCGTCTGCCGCTGCGGCTATGTACTTGTCAAGCCGCGCGAAATGGACGTCGATGAGCACGCGGAGTTGGAGGAAGTACGGCGAACTGCCGTACATCAGCGACTCAACGAGCAGAAGGCGGCGCGGGAGTTGGAGTACTTGATCGCGCACGGCCGCAAGAAGGGTTATAAGCATCCGGCGCTCTGGGCGAAGCACATCATTCAGGCGCGTAACGAGAAGGCGGCGCGACGGGTGGTCGCGCGTGAACCAAAACTTGACGATCTCCTTGCCGCTCAAGCGCAAGAGGAGGCGTGGCTGTTCTGATGTACCTGGTATTCGATAACGTATTACTCGCTCAAGTCTTCGCGCGCACGCATGATCGCGTGATCTACGTCGAGATCCAGGGATACGAAGGTGTATTCCAGGTCTATCCTGGCGGCCGAACCATCAAGTGGCCAGCGACTGAGCGGTATGTGCGGCGGCTGACGCCCGCAAAGGAATTTGACCCTCCACCAAGCAAGGAATAGAACTGATCGATTTTTCGCACGTTAATAAGCTACTGATGAACAACGCTCTGTCGTTCATCAGCGAACTTGTGCCCGGCGGGCGGCAGATTGGGCACGAGTACGTCGCCGCGTCGATTGGCGGGGGCGAAGGGCGCTCTTTTTCGGTCAATCTCAACACCGGCATCTACACCGACTTCTCCGATCCTGGCAGTGGAGGCCCCGATCTCGTTAGCCTATTCGCGCGCGTCCGCGGGATGAACAACGGACAGGCGGCGACCGAACTCATGAAGCGGTACGGCAGTGGGATGCCGACCGAACGGCCGACGCGCGCGAACAAGAACAGGCTAGCAATCATTGTGCCAGACGGCGTGCGCCCGCCGCTGAACTTCGATCACCCGACGCACGGGCAGGCGGTCCGGACCTGGAGGTACGCGACGGCCGACGGCAAGACCATCATGTTTATCGCCCGCTATGACACGCCAGGCGGTAAGCAGTTCTGCCCGTTCACCTTCGATGGGAAGCGCTGGAATAAATACGGATGGGCTGATCCGCAGCCGCTCTACGGCCTGGACGATATGGCGCTCCCGGGACGCCAGCTACTGACGATTATTATCGTCGAAGGGGAAAAAGCGGCCGACGCGGCGAGGAAATTTGCCCCCGGTCAAGTGGTACTCACGTGGCCCGGTGGGGCTAATCGGTGGCACAAGGCGGACTGGGCACCGGTTTATGGTCGGAAGATCGTCCTATGGCCCGATAACGACGATCCTGGGCATACCTGCATGTACGGACTGGCGAGCGCGCTCGCCTCTCATTGCCCGGAGATCAAGATATTCAACGTTAAGGATATGCCGGCCGGCTGGGATGCGGCCGACGCGCTGGCTGCCGGGTGGACGTCCAAAGATTTCGCGAAGTGGGCGACCGCTCACATCTCAAACGTCCCAGACCGCGACCAGATCATCATTCCGCCGAACGGCCACGCGCCCGAACGGCCGCCGGTCGAACCGATTGCCCCGCATACGGCCCATATCGAGATCGCACGGCCGAACGGCCACGCCCGCAACGTCGACGCCCGTATCCTCCACATGGAGTTCAGATTAACAATGGATGGCGGAAATAAACCACACCCGAATGTCGGCAACGTCTCACTCGTGCTTTCGCGCGATCCACAAATGGAAGGCATCGTCTGGTATGACGAGTTCCAGCGTAAATTCTTCACCGACAGGGATGGCGGGGGCGGGCCGGGAAAGATCCGCGAATGGGAGGACGTGGACGACACGCGACTCCAATACTATTTCCAGCAACAACTTGAGATACCGAAGATGGGGCTGGATAGCGTGCGCCAGGCTGTTCGCGAATTCGCGAAACGCCACCCGCGGCACTGCGTACGTGATTGGATCAACGGCCTGACGTGGGACGGACGAAGCCGGATCGACGGGATCTTCACCGAACACTTCGGGGCCGACGATAGTGAGTATATCCAGGCGGTTAGCCGGACGTTTATCCTATCTATGCTGGCGCGACTCTTTCGGCCGGGCGCGAAAGTCGACACGATGGTCGTGCTCGAAGGCGAGCAGGGGATTCGCAAGTCCCTCGGCCTCGAAACGATTGCGACGACCCCGCTCTACACGACACAGCACGAGTCGATTCAGAGCAAAGCATTCTTTGAAGTCCTGCAGGGTAAGCTGCTGATCGAGATCGGCGAGATGGATGCGTTCTCGCGCGCGGACATCACGCGCGTTAAGGATGTGGTCTCGAGCGCGACCGACCGATTCCGCGAGCCGTACGCCCACCACGCGGCCGACCATCCGCGGCAATGCGTGTTCGCCGGGACGACCAACCGATACGACTGGAACAAAGATGATACGGGCGCGCGCCGGTTCAATCCCGTGCGCTGCCGCGGACGCGTCGACCTGGACGCGCTCGAGCGCGATCGAGACCAATACTTTGCCGAAGGACGCGTGCGGCTGGCGCCCGACACACCGTGGGACCCACAGAAGCGGCATTTCTCGGGCGGCGAGGACTGGTGGACGACGCCGGACGGCGAGACGGCGGCCCAGCAACGCGCGCGTTATCAGGAAGATCCTTGGCAGGAGTTCGTTGAGCGGTATATTAACTACGAACTTGTTAGTGGAAGTAGCGAGTTCCAGAAGCGACTCGCCCCACTCACTCAGGTGACGGTCAACGAGATCCTGACTGGCCCGCTGCGCGTCGAGATCCCGCGGATTCAACGAGCGGATCAACTGCGCGTCGCGTCGAGTCTGCGCCACATGGGATGGTACGAATGCAAGGGTGAGATCGGAGACGGCCAGTACGGGAAGGTCTGGAAAGTGAGGCGCGATGAATGATTGCTGGCATTGCAAAGGGACTGGCCAATGTCGATGTCTGTCCTGCGCCGGACCGTGCGAGTTCTGCAAAGGGCGAGACTTTATTGAACGACATCGCGCGATCTTAGACCAGGTGGACCCGCGCGAGCATCGCTACTGGGAGCGCCACGCGGCCCACGACGGAACGCCGCCTTACCGCGAGTTTCTGCCATTCCGGGGGCTGAAATGAGCAACGAGGCGGCGCTGCTCCGGGTCTTCGAGGAAGTATTTGGTGAGTACGCGGCGCTCCGCGAAAGCGATGCCGCGAACATCACGCTCGAGGGCCAGCATTTCATTCTCGACGTCGAGGCCCAGTTGCGCCGGCTGTACGGAGTCGGCCAGGAATACGTGTACGTGCGTCAGCTTCTGCTGGACAATGACCACCAGGTCCTGCAGGCGACGCGGCGCGCGCTCGGGGCGGTGTTCTTAGAGATCGGGCTTTGGCCGGTCAAAAGTTATTTTGCTCAGGGGTGAAAACAAATGACTAACTTTACCGAATTGAATCCAGTTGAACGAGAGCGCGTCTATGTATTTCCAGATGGCGACGTGCTTAGCTTCAAGAACGTCGTACGTCTGGCAGTAAGCGAGCGTGGAACCCATCGGCTGGAACTGGCTGATGGGACAAAGGTCATTATTCCGCCGAAGTGGATCGCGATCGAATTAGATGTCGACGCGTGGTCGCTATAAAATTAGTTCGTGCTTCTGTTTGAAGGTCTTCAGGTAACCGACAAGTACGATGCCGAATGCGCGGCGCTCGCGGACGACCACTACTCGCGGCAGAGTCCGGGCGACCGGCAATTCATGCCGCCTGGCCGCACGATCATCATTCGGAACCCGGCCGGCACGATGGTCTTTGGCTGGAATTGGCAGTTGCCGCACAAACGGAAAGACCGGGAGTCTGGCTACTGCTGCTCGATCTTTCGCAACGTGAGCGAGCTACGCAGCTCGGACGTCATTCTCGAATGCACGCAGATCGCGTTCAGGAAGTGGGGACCGGATCGCGTATTCACCTACGTGGACCCGACGAAGATCCGCTCGGCGAATCCCGGGTATTGTTTCAAACAGGCGGGTTGGTCCTTCGTACGAAAGACCGGGACTGGCCTACATCTGTTAGCAAAGTAGCAATAAATACAAAAAGGGCCGGGAGAGTAATATTTCCCGGCCCTACGTTCGCTTATAGACTCGATTCTCTACCCGCCCTAACCTGACACACCCCCTTTTTCTGCGTCCAGAATAGCTTCTGTTAGCGCGACACGGTACGGCAGATGGTATCGCCGGCGGACATTCAGCAACGGATCTCCCAACTCGGTCTCGGCCTCCAGTTTATCGAAGAGTGCGAGCACGAACTTGCAGGCGTCGAGTAACTTCGGGGCGGCTGCCAACAACTTGCCGTTTGCCTGTTGCTCCTCAACCGTCGCGCCCCGCCCGACTCCACGCACGCGCGCGACAACTTCCCTTGGCACGAACCCGCCCTCATCGTCATTGTCGGCGATCATCGCCATGTCTGGTCCAAAGATATAGAACGCCCCGCCGTGCTCCTCGAGCGTCCACGGTCCTGGTGTGTGTTTGCTCATCAATAAACCTCCGGTTTGAACGGATCGTAAACATGTCCAGGCATGTAGACCTGCGCTCCGATCACCAGCAACTTCTGAAGGATCGGGTCCTCGGGAACACCGTGCCCGATATACCACCAACCGGCACAACCGGACAGAAGCTGCAGCAGGTGGCCGAACTCATGGGAAAGCACGATGTTCCCGCGCTGCATCTCGTAGTCCCATGCCACGTGGACCTGATAGTCGAGACTGAACCCCGGGCTTTCCATCTGCCCGGCCACGATCCCGGCACCATCAAACCCCTGGAATAGAGTCGGATGGATATGAACGTGAACGACGATCCCGCGGCCGTCCGGCGCCGGCAGCCCGTTCAGCCACTGAATAACCTGGCGCTCGGCTTCCCACCGGGAAGGAATGTAGGAGTTAATCAGCCAGTCTTGCGCATCGGTCGGTATCGGCCCATCCGTCGAATCGGCCGTGAAGACCACCGGCGGCGCCGCGTGCGCGACCGCCGGCATCATCAACAGGATTCCAAGGATAGCGCGCTTCATACGCCCCCCGACTGACCGATCCCAGCCCGTCTCTCGATGAGGTACTTCAAGGCTGGATCGGTCGGATGGTACGGGTTGGCGTGCTTCGCTCCGTCTAGTTTGATGTGTACGTATGGCGAACCGTTCGATTTGACGATCACGCCCTCCTTCTCTCCGACCTGTACGCGCACTCCAATGTAGGCTGGAACTCCGTAATAGCGCCGCACGTAGTCGTAACAGTCAGGTTCCGGTGCTCGGCAACGTCTGCTCATACGCCCCCTTTCTCGTCTTTCATCTCCATGCAGATCTTGAGCAGCCGGTGCTTCATCCCGCTGGATGTCGCGGTCTTGAATACCTCTTCAATCTGGCGATACCGCGTCTTGCCCAGATTGCGGCGCGCGCACTTGTCTGCCCACGCGATCAGCGCATCCTCGGCCAGAACCAACAGATCAAACGCTTCCTTCACGCGATGCTTGTCGAATACAACCGCATCCTCGGCGATGAAGCGATCCGTGTCGAAGTCCGAACCGACGTCGCGAGGCTTCACGCTCGCCTCGGATTCTGCCACGTAAGCCTCTTGTCGTGTTTCGTACAGCGCGCGCGCAAGGGCATAGCTGAACTGTTCGTTACTTAGGTTACCGCGCTCAACTCTCCGGGTGTTCACTACCATACTTGTGCTCATGTGTGTTTCTCCTTTATTCGTCTAGTGTGTGCAGATGCCGACAGAGTGACAGCAACTGCTGATGATTCAAACAATGCGCCTGCTGCGTGCCCAGATCGTACCGCACGACCGTGCGCCCATCGACCGCTTCAACAAACAGACCATCGACGAGTCGCCCCCATACGGGGTCACTCCACTCGATTGTCGTTGGGACTTCCTCCTGCCTTCCCAGAATGACGTTACGGACGGCCGTCTGGCAGACTCCCAGCACTCTAGCCGTCCCTCGATACGATTTCAACTGCTCGAAGATCGCCAGTGCCTCCGCACGTGAGAACTTCTGTGGGCGACCGTGCGGCTTCCCGCTCTTCGTCCCATGAATCCGCGCGCGCTCGATCCCGGCTCGCGTATTCTCGGCCAGGCGGATGCGCTGCTGCTTGGCAATCGTTGCCAGGAACGCAATGATCGCCTCGCCCCACGGTCCCATCGTGTCCAGGTACTGCTCGGTATACGATTTCACGTGAGCGCCCATGTTCGTGATGTCCTGCAGGTACTTCAGCGTCGCGAGCGCGCCCTCACGCGACAGCCGGTCGAGCGCCCAGAATCCGACAACTATTGGTGCCCGCGGCCGGCGCGCCCGTATATCGAGCATCATCTTCTTGAACTGCTCGCGCTCACCCGTCTTGCCGCTCGCGCGATCCTCGTAGACTGCCGTAACCGTGTGGCCCAGACTCGCCATCCACTGACGAAGGACGATCATCTGATTCTCCGTATCCTGCGACTTCTGCACATCCGACGAGCCACAGACCGGGCAGACCGGAGACTTTGCCGAATCCAGAAAGGTCTTTCGGCAGTTGTTACAGTTATTGCTGTAGGTGGAGACGCGCGCGTACAACCAGGCGTTCATAAGTCGAACCTCTCCCGCTCGATCTTGCGGATGTACGTCTGAACATCGACGGGGATATGCTTGATCTCCAGCGTTTCCACCTGCATCCGGCCTGTCCAGCACACGAGGTCCATGTCGTCAATGGCAAGGGTGATGTGGATACCGTCGTATTGTGTCGTTTTTGAGAATGACATCATGCCTCCTTCGGCTTCGAAAAGTCTCGAACTTCAGCGAGGACCCTATCTGCCCATTGTTTTCCCCATACGCCGACGTTCCAATGGTATTGGCACTTACCTTTACCTGCTTTCAATCCAGGCAATGATCGTTTATCGCATTCCGTGCACTTCTGTACCTTCATCGGATTCTCCTGCGAGTGAATTTGGCCGGGGTTCCAACCGGCCGCCCGCATTGCTGGCGTCCGGAGACGCCAGTGGTCTGCGATTACTCAGATTCTAAGTGTTCGTAGTCTCCTGCGATCTGCCTGCAGAGTTTGACCAGCCGCAACTGTGCCTTCGCTTCGGCAGGCTGTAACTCGTCGTCCATATGCTCCTGGCAATCGCGAAGATCGTGCAATGTGTTCTCGAATCGGACGTACTCCATGTTTGGCATTATCCACTTACCTCAATTCCATCCAGTTCAAACATATGGATCGTTGTCGGTATCGAGCTGATCTCTGTGACGCGCATGGTTCCACGGTCTAGCACGATCAGTGAGTCCTCGTCAGCCGCTAGGCCCTCCCGCGCCTCAACAACAGAGCAATCAACAGCCTGCATGTTCTCAAGCGCCTCCCTCGCCTCCGCTTCGGTCTCCGCCTGGACGCGAACAACCGCTTGCAATTGGACGTCAAATGCAAATTCTTTCATTTCACTTCACCCCGTTTGCGTCGATCAGTTCGAGCGCGACCGGCACGAGTTCGCTAAACTCCTCGCCCGTCATGCGCCCCAGTTTTGCGAACGTCCAGCCGTCGCTCGACTTGTTCTCGCGCTTCAACTGCAACTTCGCCTGACCGCCGTTGTAGCTGCAGATCTGTACGAGGATGCGCGTGCGCTCGCGCTCGATCCCCGTGCGCGAATCGAGCACCTGGTCCTTTGTTTCGTCGAATGTCCTAACCATTGGTCGTCTCCTGTTCCACGATGATTTCGAAGTCCTCAAGGCACCCAATCGGGACCGTTGCGTGAAATTCGTCAAGCGCCGCATCCGCAGACCGCGCCTCAATCTCATAACTCCCTGACGGGTTGTCTTGCATGTCATCGACGTCTGACAGTTCTTTGGCTGTCTGCGTTACGGTAACTACGTACTTCATATCGTTCCATCCTGCGCGGTTGAATTAGTCCGGGCTTGCAACCGGACCGCCGCATTAACCCCGCCGTGGCGGGGCTGCTCTGCGTCTATTTTCTAGTTGCGAATGACAGCCGCTGATCTGCGCGTCAGTGGTTTGGTTAGTGGCGTCATCTGAAGAACCTCAGGATCAGATAGATCAGACCCCAGATCATTCCGATCACGAACAGACCCGCGCGCCAGTTACCATGGTTGGGCGGCTCCTGATCCCGCTGCGACGGCCAGAATTGATAACTCATATGAACATCCAACCGTCTGGCGTGCGAACAGCATCGTTGCCCTTTATCCAACCGGCACTGTCCACGACCAACCCGCAGCCGTGACACCCGTTTAACTCAGTAATAATCAGGATCGCGCGACCGCACGGGCAATCGACATGCAATGGTGACGTCTGACCGACCGGCACTAGCGGGTCACGCTTCAACGCCAGCTTCGTTCGCTCAACGCTCACACTCTGCGTACTGACAACCGGCAGAGTTCCTGCCTCGAAAAACGCTTTCAACGCCTGTTTGGTTTTGTCTTGGCCCTCCAGGCGGAAGAATTGAGCGAATGCCGGCGCGTGGGCGTCGATCTTTGCCGCAACTTGCGCGACCGCACTCGGTTTGATGCGCGCCAGGTGCTCGACAAACGTGCTCGCATCCGACATCAGGGTCGTGGATTCAGTCGAAAAGCCGCGATCTCCTGCCGGTTCGATCGTCCAGGGTTCGACCGACACGTGGATACCTCGACGCGAGGCGCTCGCACTCTTGATGTACCGCACGACCACGCGTATGACCTCGCCAGTTTCTGCCGTCTGGTAGCGCCACTCGCCGTCAGACTTCTGCACCATGTTCTTGAATTCGAAAATCATTGGGCTACCTCCTCGCGAAACTTCGCGGCCGACTTCACGATGATCGAATTGCCGGTTGCCAATTTCGTGCAGAGATACCGCACGAGCGTCTTACTCACCCCGTCACGCGAACCGAATGTTCGGCGCGAACCGATACCATCCACACGCACCGTGTAGATTTGCCCGTCATGATGCTTGATCGTGTACAACTTGCCCTTCTGAATGTCTTTCTGAAGCATGTCCATCTCCAGCGGTTGAATTTGCTCCGGGTTTCGGACCGGCAGCGACCGCATTAGTGGCGTTCGCACGCCACCCGTCTGCGTTTAGACGAATCGTTCGTTTACGATCTCTACCAACTGCTCGCCATGCTTCGCCCGTAGCTTCTCAGCGAATGCCGCCGTGTATGGCATCGGGTAGATCAGGTACTGTTCCGGTTTGTGCGTCTTCAGCCGCACGACCGTCTTTTTCGCGCACCATCGTTTCATCTGTTTCGCCTCTTCAAACTCATCCACTAGACGCTCGGCGTAAATCTCCACCTTACTCGCACGGTCGTGTCGCGCACGTTCTTCAGGCGTCGCTTCCTCGTACCATGCTCCACGGTTCTCTTTCGGATCGAACAGATTGCCCAATATCGGATGGTCCCATGCGGATAACGGTAAGGCTGCCACGTAGTCCGCGAATTGCTCAAACAGTTTGTCGTCTCCCACTCTCGGTGTCGTATCGAACCGCGAACCGCCACCATTGCCATCGTTATGTACGAATGCCGCGCGCCGTCCATCGACCATTAGTGTGTACTGGTAGCCGCCGCCATCGTCCGTCTTCCAGGTCTTGAGTCCTTTGATTTCGAGTTTCACTGTCGATTTCTCCAGCGGTGTGATTTGACTGGCACTTGGGAACCAGTCCGCCGCATTACCGGCCGTGGCTTCCACACACACGGCCGTCCCTCTGCGTTATCTACCCAATAACCTCACCCCCTTTCGATTTCTTCTCCCAGAACGGCAGGTAGGCAAATGGAATGTCGTACCAGCGTTTCTTGTCGATCTGGCTGACGAACGTCGTGACGTTCGAGCGAAAGCGATACGCTTCGACAATTCGTGTGCTCTCGGGTGTGACCAGCGCGTACAGGTCCGACTCGTGCGAGTCCAGCGGTACGCCCGCGGCTTTCAGTGCCTCGTAGATCGTCAGTTCTTTGTCTTCGCTCATGAGCGTCTCCCTTCTTCTGTAAACTCGTACTCGTTCGCCTGGATTGCCTCATCTACCTGAGCATCCGCATTCTGGTACTCGTACTCTGCCTGCAATTGCCGGTAGATCCAGTCCGCGAAATCGCGTAGAAGTTCACACAGGCCGCCATAGTCCTCGCCTGACAATTCACGGTCCGACACGTCGCTGAAGTCCATCGAATAGGAGTGTGTGTAGTTGCCTCGCTGCCCAATGTCGATCACCCCACGGTAGAAGTTGCGCCGCTGGATCGCAGCTAGACCTTCGACAATCCGGTGCAACTTCTCATCCTGGGGTGCGTGCTCTTTTAGTTTCTTCACGCTCCCCGCCGCATACCGATACCGTCCTTCGAACGATGCACCATCGCCCTGAGAGTACACGAGACTCCACCAGATGCACGGATCGTAGCGCGTGCCTCCTCCCATCAACTTGACGGGCCTGGTTTTAAGTTCAATGCCAAGGATCTCAGCAATCTTCTCCGCATCGTCGATCACAAACTCTGCGAAGCTATTGTCCTGACTCTCAGCTTCCATCTGTCTCCACCAGTCACGCGCGTTCTCTTTGGCCCGATCTGACAGTTCGTCGAACTTGTAGAGTTTTGTCTCTTTGATTCTCATTCGATTCTCCTGCGAGTGAATTTGCACGGGGTTGCGACCGTGCGCCCGCATTAATCCCCACTGAAGTGGGGACCGCTCTGCGATTCAGTATTGGAACATCCGCGCACTGTTCTGCGGGCATACCGACAAACCCACCGCGAACGTCAGGACTTGCTTACCACGCACGATCTCCACGAAAACCTGATCCATATGCAGAGCATTGAACGATTCGCAATCCTTATCGCCTGCGAACGTCGCGCGTTCGACATACCCGTTCGTATTCGCCAACCAGCGGACATTCAGCGTATCCCCCGGCTTTAACAGCGCGATAACCGTCTGCCAAGGCTGGTCCCAGGATGGTGTGTGGATCATGTCGAACGCTTTGTGCGGTTCACGCTCAGGCGTCCCGGGTTCCGTATTCCCGTATCCCCGATAGTAGAAACCAGCGTCGATCTTCAGTTCTGCGCCTATCTCGTTCTCAATCTCAATCGACTGACGGCCTTGGATGTACCGGAAGACGATGGACTTATTTGCTTTCCGAATGAAGTGAATATGCTCTTTGGTGAGCACGGTGGGTTGAACAGTGGACATCGGTGGACTCCATCACGGTTTGATTTAGCCGGGGTTGGGACCGGCTGACCGCATTAACGGGCATCTCTGCCCGCCCCTCTGCGTTTACCTGAGCGTGGCGCACGTGACCGCTCGCCGTTCAGCCTCCCGCGCCACCTTCATCATCAGATCAATGTAGCCCGTGCTCGTCAGTCCGCCCATTTCCTCCGCCGGTTGCATCGCCTGACACACCCGCTCAAAGACTTCGGTTGCCAGATCGTAACCACAGCATTCCGGCAGGTACCACGTGCGATACAAAACCTCTTCCATGTCTGAAAGTTTCCCCTCGTACTCGGAACGCTCGATAACCAGTCTCCATGTGGCGGGAATTGTTGGGGTTGCGTCGATGTCCAGGTAGATGAAGCAACCTAATTCGTAAACACGGCCGTAAGAGACTTCGCCGTCGAAGTGGCCGGCATTCGAATGAACTTCACCCGTCTCATCAACCAGCGCAATCCTGCCGGTCGCGCGAAACTCAGCGAGCGTCAGAGGCTTTGTCACCTTATCCAAGTTCGTTTCCATCGGTATCTCCAGCGGTTTGATTTTGACGGGCTGTGGACCGTCAGGCCGCATTAACGGGGCAATCGCCCCGCCCATCTGCGTTACTTCCAATGTCCGCACTTGCTCTGCGGACCGTTCGAACGACAGTCGTCACACACTTGCTCTTGGGAACCCGCGCAACCTTCGGTATCGCACGGTCGAATCACGTTCTCACTATCCCCAACTTCCACAAGCACGCTGTACTCACCGCAGACCACGCACGGTTGGATCTCTGCCTCCAACCCGCACGTGCGGCATTTCACGTGACCATCCTGCGCTTCGTCATAATCCACGTGCTCACACGGTTTGTTCTCAATCACCTGCGCTCCTTCACTGGCGCATCGGTTAACCACGTCCGTCAGCATCTGCCGTCCCTTGGTCATCGGCTGCGAATACCCAACCTCTTTCACATCCATCGCACGCGGCGCGAACGTCTGTACCCGCTCAATCCCCGGCAGGGAGGACAAACTCCCAACTACCGCGATTGCCAATTCGTCATCCGTGTACGTTGTGTCGATCATGCTCTTGATTTCTACGCGTCTCATTTCGACTCCTCTCTTTCTATGAAGAAATCCCCAGGATTACCATTCAGCGTCTGACCATCCCTCCACGTCAGGCCGATGCAATACCCGTTCAGATCACACTTGATCAGCCATTGACCAAGACTGTCTTTAATGACTCGATACGCCTTCGTTCCCGCGTACACCGTGTTCCCGGCTTCGACTGCGTTCTTAATCGCCCCAACCGTCAACAATGTCGTCTTACTCATCGGACCTCCAGCATCAGGATGGCTGACAACGCACTCACAATCGCCAGCGTTAAGAAGCACCATGTGTATTCAGTGAACCAGACGGTTGCCAAGAACAAACCGGCGGATACCGTGAACACGGTTAAACAAAAGCATTTCAATCCTTTAACCACGTCTGTCCCTCCATGCTGCGATTGCAGCGTATACAAGGAGTATTCCCACGCAGATCGTCACGATCAAGACGAAGCCGCGAAAGTCTGTGCTCATATCAGGTAATTCCTTCCAGTGTGCCGATTCGGCACAGTAGACAACGTATATATTCGCGTCATTGGGTTGACGCCAAGGTGCGGTTGCGGCGGATACCGCGTGGCCGCTAAAGACGTTCGGCTTGTGAATACGAACCATGCCGTCACTGTAATACCGTTTAATTCCTTAAACAACACGTGTCTGTAAGTGCCTGGTTCTACGGCGTAAACTATTTTATCTGACTTGACTACACTCACATCTAGCTCGATGACAATTTACGGCAGTCGCATTAGTGTTGCTTCTAAGCTACTCATTCTATGTATTCGTTTTCCTTATCCAAGTGACACTTTTTGTCACGTCCGGCCGCAACGTCAAC